ATCCCGGGCGGTCGTGCCAAAAAATCGAACACTTGTTCAGCCTGAACGCGTGTTCGATTTTTGCTCCCAGGATCGTTAGCGACGCTAACCACTGACGCCAGATGGTTAGCAAGGCTAACGGTCGGGACTGGTTAGCAAGGCTAACGACCATGGGTCCTCCGATCGTTAGTGAGGCTAACGGTTAGAGAGGCTAAGGATCCCCGGAGGGTGGCTCAGCCGGGAGGGTGGCTCAGCCGGGAGGGTGGCTCAGCCGGGAGGGTGGCTCAGCCGGGAGGGTGGCTCAGCCGGGAGGGTGGCTGAGGGTGGCTCACAGTGAGCCGGGAGGGTGGCTGAGCCGGGCTGAGGTGAGCCGGGCTGAGGTGAGCCGGGAGGGTGGCTGAGGTGAGCCGGGAGGGTGGCTGAGGTGAGCCGGGAGGGTGGCTGAGGTGAGCCGGGAGGGTGGCCGGCTTGCGACCAGGTAACAGCGCGCCATGTCTGACCTGGGAAAACGTATCCGGAGCAACCCTCCGATTACGTCAACAACAGTTGACAGCCTAGGTCAGGTGACATAGCTGCAGGTCAGGTAGCTAATTCGGTCAGTGTTCGAGGATCAGTGATCAGGTGATGAGGTGATCAGGTCTGTGTTCTAATTCTGTTGAGTGCTGATGTGTTAGTGCAGGTCAGAGGCATGATTCGTACACCATACGAAATTGTTGCGGAAGACCCTGTTTTCCGTTAACACCTGTTAAGGATTAAAGCCCAGGTCAGGACCCTAATCACTACGATTTCGATAGAATGCTCGTAAACCATGGTTGACAAAAGCGTTTTTTGTGACGCAGCCCACATTTTTGGTCATAGTGCCAGGTCACAGCTCTGCTAGTCCTCGAATACCTACTCGAAATCAGCTCTTTTCCGAGGGCCTGACTTGCATACCGAGAAATACCGCTATAGGCTTCGGGCAATGCCCTTCGCAGGGCAGGCCAGCCGTCAAGTTTAGGGACGGTACAAGCCGGCGGTAAGTGATTCCCCGCGCGATGCGGGAAGGCTGAAAATCCGGCTGTGCGCTTGCGCACGGTCGGGCAGGATACGCCCCGGGAGGCGAGAGCTACCGGGGACGCTTGCGAGCTACTCCGCCGGCCACATATGGAACCTAGCTAGTCATGCGTGAGCGCGAGAGCGTTAGCGGGTGAGCGATTGCTCCCAATAGTGATTGGCGAACAGTAGACCTACTCAATGGGCCAGCACAGTGCGATGCTGGCCTGCGCGATGTTTGCGCAGGCCAGCGGTACCCCAAGCCTAGGTTAGAGGATAGGCCGGCGCATGTGTCGCTAGGTTCCCATATGTGGCGAGCATTCAAGCCGGATACGAACCCCAATCGGGTGACATGCCGGCATAGGACGTCTGACCTGCGCAAACGAGCGATGGTTCATAGATTCGCGACTGGCCGGCGCCGACCCACAAGCGCGCAAACGCGCGTGATCGGCGCGGTTGACTTTTCGCAGGTCAGACATGGTGAGTCTGCCACGGTTCACCCGCGTAGCGGGTGAGCCAACCGATACGCGTTTGTCTGGCAACCATGCGCGTATCACGTCCCTACCTGCGAGTTTCCGTGTTGCGCGTGTCGTCACGCGCGTGAGCGTCGCTCCACACTCGCAGGCAACGATCGGCGAGCATCACTGCAGGTTAAAGCGATGTCTGACATCCTGGCCTGCAGTGACCAGCATCGCAAACGCTTCACCCGCTTTACCCGCCGGCCACCCGCGCGCACAGCATAGCGTCTGACCTGCGCAAACACACTTCACTGTCACTGTTTGCGAGTGATTACGCGCCGCACCGCGCGCGGGTAGCCGGCTAGATCGTGGCAATGGACGCGTGACCTGCGCATATGCGCAGTATGGACGCGGGCAACCGATTCAGCATCGGCCACGATCACGCGGAATCACCCGCGCGCCACAATGGCGCTCTGACCTGGGAGTTTGCATGAATTACAAGATCGTTTCGCGTCGTAACGGCTGGATCACGGTCATGTGGTCCGATGGACGCGTCACCCGCCACAGCATCGGTTGATTGACGGGACGGCCACGCGCACCGTGCGCGTGGCCGGCCGTGAGTCAATCCTGGCTCTGACCTGCGCAAACATGCGCCTACGGAAAGGTTTTACCATGTCAAACGAGATCTACTTCACCCGCAACACGCGCCGCGCCGGCCGTATCGGCGACACCATGGTGGTTGTCACTGAGGGCGCGCGTATCACGATCACGCTGCAGCCTAACGGCCAGCCGGCCAAGGTCACCGTGGCCAAGGCCAAGCCGGCCACGCCGGCCACCGCGCCGGCCACGCCGGCCACCAAGCCGGCCACCGCGCGCCGCACGCCGACCACCAAGCCGGCCACCGCGCGCCGCACGCCGGCCACGCCGGCCAAGGTCACGCCGGCCAAGGTCACGCCGGCCAAGGTCACGCCGGCCACGCCGGCCAAGGTCACGCCGGCCACCAAGCGCCAGAGCAACGTCGCGCGCCGCAAGGAAGTTCTCACCCGCATGCGCGCGCAGGCACGCGCCACGCGCTGACGCTCCCACCGCTGGGAGGTTTCACCCGCTAGCACGGTTGACGGGACGGCCACGCGCCACGCGCGCGTGGCCGGCCGTGAGCTGCAGCTAGCACGCTCTCACCCGCGCGTGTGATACGCGCATAACGTCCCATGGGAGGACGCAATGACCAGCACCAAGCCGGCCACCAAGGCCAGCACCAAGGCCAGCACCAAGCCGGCCACCAAGGCCACCGCGCCCAAGCGCGTGAGCGAAGCGGCGTACAACCGCGCGGTCAAGTCCGCGCGCGCCGCGTCCAACCGCGCCGGCGAGGCGAATTGGATCATCGGCGATGCGGCGCTGGCCGTAGCCACCGCGTACGGTGAGAGCCGGCTAGAGCGGTTCGCCGACGACATCGGTTACAAGATCGGCACCGTGCGCAACCTGCGCACCTGCGCGGCCAACTACCCGCCGGCGGAGGTCGCGCGTGACCTGCAGAGCCACACCGTCTACATGGTGTTCGGCAAGCTTGACGAGCGGTTCACGCTGATCGAAAACGGCAACGACGGCCAGCCGTGGACCGTGAGCGCGGCGCGCGCGTACGTGGACGGTCCCGCCGTGGTCGTGGATCCTGACGGCGACGGCGACGGCGACGGCGACGGCGACGGCGACGGCAACGGCGCCGGCGACGCGCCGGTTGACGCGCTTGCGCAGGCTGACGGCGAGGTTGACCGTCTGTTCGGCGAACTGACCAAAGCCATCACGGCAGCGAACAAGATCCGCCGCGCACAGAAGATGGACCTTTACCCGCGCGTCGCACAGCCGGCGCCGCAGGCCAAGGACACCAAGCCGGCCACGCCGGCCAAGGCCAGCACCAAGGCCACCGCGCTCCCGATGCTGCGCGAGGACGGATCAGACCCGTTGCTGGACGCCGTCGCGGCCAAGCTGGCCGACGTCACGCCGGCCAAGTGTGACGCTCACGGCGTCGCACACAAGCCGGGTAGCAAGGCCGCGCAGGCATGCGCCGACGCGCAGGCCAGCGTAACCGTCGCCGAGCCGGCCACGCCGGCCAAGCCGGCCAAGCCGGCCAAGGCCACCAAGCCGGCCACGCCGGCCAAGGCCACCGCGCCCAAGGCCACCGCGCCCAAGGCCACCGCGCCCAAGGCCACCGCGCCCAAGGCCACCGCGCAGGCCAAGCCGGCCACGCCGGCCAAGGCCACCGCGCGCAACACCTCGCCCAAGGCCAGCACCAAGGCCACCGCGCCGGCCACGCCGGCCAAGGCCAGCACTCGCGCGCCGCGTACCTACCGGCAGAGCGACGCGGACCTGATCGCGCTGCAGGCGGCCAACCCCGCGCTGGCCGAGCGCATCGCGCAGCGTCGCGAGCAAGGCCGGCTCGCCACCGCCGCACGGGTGAACGGCCGCTGACCTTCCCACCGCTGGGAAGATGCCTGCGCGTAGCACTGAGAGCCACGCTGCCGGGCGATCGTGGCCGGCCTAGGGTGATGACCTAGGCCGGCCAGCCCGACGCGCAGGCTGGCCGCTGGCCGGCCACCGCGCGCACCGTACCGCGCAGGCTGGCCGCTGGCCGGCCACCGCGCGCCAAACCTCCCACCGCTGGGAGCAACCGACCCCCTACCCGCGCCACGCGCGCCCACGATCGGAGGATCCGATGACCGCCGCTACGCTCTACCGGCCGGCCGGCTATGGCCTGACCGCCTACGTGCCAAGCGGACCGCTCCGCGCGGGTGACATCCTGACCAGTCCGCGCACGGGTCAGCGGTTCGTGTTCCGCTACGCGGTCTCGCGCACGACCGCCACCGCGTTCGGCAAGATCGCGGTCTCGCCGATCCCGCTGGACTCCATCAGCGGGACGCCGGCCGACTACACCGTAAACCTCTACGTCATCGCGTTCGGCGCCCACCTCAAGGTGGGCTGACGCCGGCGCGCGCAAACCTCCCACCGCTGGGAGCAATCAATCACCCGCCGGCCAAGCCGGCCCAATGAGGAGAAACATCATGTCCGATACCCGCCGGCGCACCAAGAGGTGGCCGGATGAGATCCCGTTCGCCTACGCGCGCCAGTGCTGCGTCTCACCTGACCGTAGCCACGCGCACCGTGGCGACGCGCAGGCCACCCGCGCGCTGCATGTCCCGCCGCGTCCGCGTACCGCTGATGACGCGATAGCGGACGGCGTGGTCACGCTGGCCACGGTCCCGATGGCCGACGCCACGCAGGACCAGCTGACCTGCCCGTCGTGCGCGTGGGACTTTGACACGCGCATGGTCAAGCCGTGCCATGAGCACGCGGAACTTCCCACCGCTGGGAGCAACCGATGACCAGCCAGGGATTCAACCCCGATGACGCGTACGACGCGATGTGGGATGACGTGCGCGTGCGCTATGACTGGCCGGCCCGAACACCACGATGCGCAGGCCACGCGGGTGGATCACCGGCCAGGATGCCGTGCTCACCCGCCCTTCCCACTGGTGGGAGCAACCACCCGCCAGACCCTAACCACGACCACGATCAGGAGACAAACATGGCCAAGATCAGCTCGCACAACGGGCGCACTACGACGCAGGTCCGCGCGACGCGACCGGGTAAGCCGGACACGTGGCTCACGCTCACCGTCACCTCAGACGGGCGGCTACTGCGCAAGATCACGACCGCGCACCGTTCGCAGTGGGGCACCCACTACTCGAACAGCAACAACAAAGTCATCGCCACGGTGACCAGCCCGGATGACGTCACGGCCGAGCGGCTTATGCAGATTGCGGCGCGGATGGGATACCCCGCGCCGAAGGACGCGTGACCGAACCTCCCACTGGTGGGAGCAACCACCCGCCAGACCTTCACCCATGACCACGATCAGGAGACAGACCATGACCACCAAGACCACCACCGACCTGCGCCTCGCCGTCCGATTCGAGGACAGCCCGTACAACTCGTTCGGCGACCACTACTGCCACGTGTACGTGATGCCCGTCGTCATGGCGCGCGGCAAGTACGGCGACCAGCGGTACGAGGCGCACAACGTGGACAGCTACGACATCGACGTGCCGGCCAGCGTGAGCGCGCTCAAGGGCCTGCGCGTCAAGGCGCAGATGGACGACAGGTCCGGCTACTTCTACGGCTACCGCGTGCATTTCGACATCGACCAGCTCACGCTGGACGAGGGCGAGCGCGCGCTACCGATCCTGCGCCGGCTGGACAAGCGGATGACCGCGCTGTCCGACCAGTTCGGCTACCCGCGCGACATCGTCCAGTTCCTGGCGCACCTCGCGAACGCGATGGGCCTGGCCGGCAAGCCATTCGTCACCCGCGTGACCGATGAGGCGGACTACGAAGGCCACGGGCACCGGTCCCGCGACGTGGACAGCCTGCGCTACTGGCTGGACGACCAGGCCAAGGCATGGCGCGAGCGGCACGGGATCACCGTGACCGAAGGCGCCGCGTAGAAACCTCCCACCGCTGGGAGCATCACCCGCTAGCCCGGTTGACGGGATGGCCACGGTGCCCGCGCACCGTGGCCGGCCGTGAGCACGCGCTAGCTTGCTCTGACCGAACGATCTGAGGAGATCAATGCCCAGTTTCATGTTCCCCGCGACGGCCGCGCTGATGCTGCGGTCGCACACGTGGGCCAGCCCCATCGCGCTGGACAACGCGCTGCGCAACTACGCGCGCGACGGCCAGGAATGGTGGATCTTGTCCCGCCGGCCCGATCACCGTCACTGGCACATGGTGCCGGCGCGCGGCGGGTGGCTGGTCAGCCTGGTCAGCCTGCGCAACGCGCGCGACCTGGCCACCGTCGAACCGCCGTTCTGAGGAGGCACGCACCGTGAACGAGACCAGGATCAAAGTCCTCGTCATCGTCGCCGTCATCATGCAGCTAGTTGCCGGCGGCACCGTCGCCTGGCTGCTAGTCGCGAACGCCGGCGGCTGCTGACGATGCACCCGCGCCGCAATGAGGCAGCGAAACGGCTGGGCCTGGCACACGCAGCCCGGCCAGCCATGCGAGGCGTGCCGGCTGCGGCTCGTCCACTACGACACCTGCGACTGCGGCCACTGCCCGCCGGCCATCCCGCGCGGCACGGTCATGCACGTCTCGCTGGCCGACCGCTACGCCGAGTACGTCGCCGCCAGCCATGCCGACATGGACGGCGACCAATCTCCCACCAGTGGGAGCAACCCATCCATCCCTACGACCAAATGACCCACGATCAGGAGACAGCAACATGATCACGTATGAGGACGCGCGCGACGCGGCAGAGTTCCACGTCGCGCGGGACAGCCGGCCGTGCCAGGTGTGGCACCGCGCCGGCGAGATCCACCCGATGCCGAACGGCGGGTGGCTGGTGTTCATCGAGACCGAGGACACCGACGACCCGGCCGATCGCGGCAGCGACTGGCATCACATCACGCCGGTCAACGCGGCGGGCTTCCACACGCTGGCCGACTGCCCGCTCGCGAACCTCCCATCGGTGGGAGCATCGCAGGTCGGGCCGGACCTGGCTGACGCCGCCGGCTACGGCGAGGACGGCTACAACGCGTTCGGCTATGACGCGCAGGGCTTCAACCGCGACGGCTACGACGCATCCGGCTACGACGCGGACGGCTACGACGCGGACGGCTACGACGCGGACGGCGACGACCGCTACGGCCGCAACCGTGACAAGCCGGACGCGAGCAGCCTGGACCTGGCCGATGAGTGGAGCGCGTTCAGCGGCTACAACCACGACGCGTTCCTGGATCACCTGCGGGAGAAGGTCGCCGACCCGGACGAGATTGACGACATCGAGTTCTGCGGTAACTGCGAGGAGCCGGCGTGGAGCGGCGACCTGACCCGCACCGGCCGGCGGACCGACATCTGCCAGTCGTGCTGGGACGACTGGTACACCTGCGAGCACTGCGACGAGCGGTTCCCGAACGAGGACATGAACAGCACGCTGGACGAGTCATTCATCTGCGACCGCTGCCGCGACCGCTACTACTCGTGGTGCTCGGAGTGCGAGGGCTACTACCCGGACGAGTACGCCGACGACCACTACCACGACAGCTACGCCGAGGACTGCGACTGCGAGTCGCCGCAGCCGGAGTTCGCGATCCGCAACGACGGCAGCGAACCGCTGCGCAACGACGTGCGGGTAGAGGTCGTACTGGCCGAAGGCGTGATCTCGGCTGAGGGCCTGGCGGCGATCCGCGACTACCTGCGCGAGCAGGGGATGTGGGACCTGTCCGACGACCTGCACGCGCTAGGCGAGCAGTGGCAGACCCGGGAAGGGAACTACTCCAAGCGGCTGAGCCGGCTCGCCTACCGGTCCTACCAGGCCAAACTCACGCCGGAGATCCTGTCCCGCGTCGGCAACATCGCACGGGACCACAGCACGAATGTCAGCGTCGCGATCGAGATCACCCGTGACCTGAACCAGTCCCCCGATTACTTCTACCACGAGGGTTCGTGCTGGTGGGCCGGCGGTGACGCCGACTACCACGAGAGCCGCTGCGCGTTCAAGACCAACGGCGGTTTCGCGCTGCGGTCATTCAACGGCTACGGCGGCGTGTCCGGGCGAGCGTGGGTGATGCCGCTGCGGATGAAGGACGGCAAGCTGCGTCCGACGTTCGAGACCCTGAACGCCGACGCGTTCGCGGTGTTCAACGGGTACGGCAACCTGAGCGGCTACGACCCGGCCCGGATCCTCGCCCACATGGCCGGGTGGACCTACCGCAAGTTCAGCAACTTCTCCTGCGACCCGATGTATATCAACTCCGGCACGTATCTCGTCGCGCCCGAGCCGATCGCGGAGCAGTACGACACGGACGGCGAACTGTACCTGGAAGTCAGCCAGCACTCCAGCCTGTACGAGCGGGAGCGGGAGGAGCACAGCTATGCGTAAGAACCATAATCGAGTCCGCGCGGCGATCCGGGCCGGCGATGGCCGGCTCTTTCCCACCGATGGGAGGATCGGCACCGAGGACATCAGCGAGGTCCAGCGCGCGTACCGCCAGAGGGACCTGGCGCGCATCTGCACGCTGCGTGAGGACCGGGTCGGCCGCGCCTACGGCATGGAGACCGTCAAGGTCGCGGCTGCGTCACGGTGGATGCGGTACCAGGACCAGCCCGAGGACTACTACCACTTCCGCGACAACGGCGGGCGCGTGCTGGCGGTCGCTCACCTGGACACCGTGGTGCGCGGGGATCGCCGCACGCCGCACTTCCGCCGTACGGCACACGGGCCGCTCATCGTCTCGGGCGCGCTGGATGACCGTCTCGGCGCGTACACCATCCTGCACCTGCTGCCCGAGCTGGGCATCACCTGCGACTGGCTGCTCACCGTGGGCGAGGAGTCCTGCTCGTCAACGGCGGAGTGGTTCAAGCCGGCCAAGGACTACGACCACGTGATCGAGTTCGACCGGATGGGCACCGACGTCGTGATGTACCAGTACGACACGAGCACCAGCCGGGCAGCGGTGGAAGCGGCCGGCGCGGTGGTCGGCCACGGCACCTACTCCGACATCGCCTCCATGGAGCACCTGGGCGTCACGGGGCTCAACTGGGGTGTCGGCTACCGGGGCAACTACCACTCCGAGGAGGGCTTCGCCTACCTGCACGACACGTTCGCGATGGTGGCGAAGTACCAGCGGTTCCACGCGCAGAACGCCGGGCAGCCCATGCCATTCGACGGCTTCGAGTACGGCAGCTACGGGCGCGACCGCGACGACCGCTACTTCGACTGCGAGTGGTGCGGTGAGAAGGAAACGGTCGATTCGGTCACGTGGTACTGCACGAACTGCGGCGCCTGCGAGGACTGCGGCGCGACCAACCCGGAGGTCGCGGCCGAGTGGAACGACCCGGACGTGGACGTCTGCCAGTGCTACGTGCCGTCCGGTGCCAGGCGCGAGCGCGACGATGACGACGACGGCGAGCACGCGCTCACCTGGGAGGAGTGGCTGGCCCGGCGGCCGGCTGGCCCGAAGGACACGGCGACGCCGCGTAGCAGCGCGGAGATCGCGGCTGACCTGGCGGACAGGTGGAACAGCCTCAGCCACCCGGCGATCGACGGCGCGGCGTTCGGTGAGAGCCGGCCGGCGCACCGTCCCGGTGAGTACCCGGTCAGCTGCCCGCTGTGCGCCGCCGCGTGGAAGACCGCGAACGCGGCCGAGGGCGGCGAGGCAGCACGTGCCGAGCTGATCGACCAGGCTGCCCAAGGTGACGCCGAACGCGTCACGCTGGAGCAGGCGCGCGAAGTGCTGGGCCTGCCGGCCGGCGGCGCGCAGCTGATGACCGATGACGGCTGGGCCGGCTACCACGTCGCCGCGCTCAACCGCGCCAGCCGGGACCAGGCGACCTGCCACGGCGCGCGGTGCATCCTCGCGGCGCAGCAGACGCCGGGCGCGCACCAGCACGCCGGGCTGCCCGGCTGGTGGGTCGAACTGGATCAGGTCCGAGCGGTCGCGTCATGACCGCGCAGCCGCCGGCCACGCCGATGGTGCTGGCCGGCCGGGGACCTGACCGCCGCGTGACCAACGCGGACGGCGAGCCCGTTCGCTGGCGCCAGGCCAGGAGCGACGGCGGATGGTGGTTCCGCGTCCGCCGCTCGCCCGGCCCTACCGGGGTGGAACTGATCGCCCGCATCCCCGGCTGGAACCAAGAGGCAGTGATCACCCAGCATGCGTCACAAGAGGACGCAGACCTGGCCGCGCGAGCGGCCTATGACGAGTACAGGGCCGCCGTGGATGCGGCCGTCAACGGCGCTCACAGCGCCCAACAGGAGGCATCATGACCATGACATCGAACCCGGCTACCTGGCCGAAGCGCCGGCCGGCCGAAGTTCCCATCGGTGGGAGCAACCGCCGGCGCCGGCGCCACGGACGCAAGCCGACACCGAGCGCGGCCGAGCGTTACCTGGCCGCGCGCCGCGCGGACGCGATCCGCAACGGGATGCCGCACACCTGCGCGCTCACCCGCGAGGAGGCGGCTGCCCAGCAGTTCGCCAAGATGGCGGGTGCGTGATGGCCAGGGGCGTCCGTGACACGCAGCGCCCGGCCGTCATGTTCGGCCCGGCGCTGGACATCGCGCCCGGCATCGTGTTCGCCACGAACACCGAGGCCGACTGCGTGGCCGAGTCGCGCCCGGACCAGCACGGCAACTTCGCCGGGCTGGACTCATCAGGCGCGCCGCGCCTGTTCTGGACGGGCACGGTGCCCGGCCACGAGAACTACCGGAGGACACGATGACCACATGGCGCGGCTGCAGGCTGGCCGCGAACTTCGCCAGCTACTGGCACGCCGCCCGCGACTTCGCCAGCGCCACGCTGTGCGGGATCCCGCTGGCCGGCAAGGGCATGAACGAGGGCCGGGTCACGAACGCGATGCGCGAGTGCCCGGCCTGCGCGCGAGCCGCAAAATGACACACCCGACAGACAGGATCAGGACATGGAACTAACCGGCAAGATCATCACGGTGCGGCGGATGCGCACCGACCACGGCAGCACGTTCATCCGCATCACGATCGCCCGCGACGGAGCGATGGACTCCAGCGCGGTGCCGCTGACCTACCTGCACAGCTTCGAGCCGATCCCGGCCAGGGGCAACCGCATCACGATCACGGGCATGCCCATGATGACGAGCCCGCGCAAGGGCAGCTACCGCACCAACATCGGCGGCGTGGAGGTGATCGTCCACGACCCGGACGCGCCCGATGGCCAGCGCAACCGCTGGGAGCCCGGCAAGTGGGCCTGTTTCGAGTACCACTGCGAGGAGTCCGAGGACAGCAGCGACGCCGAGCTATGGCACCGCACGCACCAGCTCGTGTGCGTGCTCAGCGGGCCGCCGGATCGCGAGGTGGCGGACTACCCGCCGACCGCGTGGGAGCGCGGCGAGGAAGGGATGCCGTACACCTACCAGGTGCAGTTCCCGGACGGGTACGTGGGCACCGTGTGGGAGGACGAACTGCTGGTCAGCGGGCGGTACTTCACCCGCCCGGACTACGTGGCGCAGGAGGCATCGTGAGCGAGTACGTCTGGGTCTGGGAACCGGACGGGCCGGACGGCGCCGGCTTCTACGCCACCGTGGCAAACGTCGGCCCGGATACCACGCTCGTCCGCGTGGTGACGCGCGGGACGCTGCAGCGCCGCGAGATCGGCACGCTGGTCCGCGTGCCGAACCGGTGCGTTATTCACAACGGGACAGGAGACACCCCATGAGCGAGTACGTGACCACCGCAGCGCAGCGCCCGCGCCCGGACGCCTGCGAGTTCGACGGCTACCGGGCCGTGGGCGACCTGGGCGACGAGCGGTACTGGCACTGTGAGCGCGAGCCGCTGATGATCGTGTGGACCGCCACGGGCGCGCTGTGGGCGTGCGGCTATCACGCCGAGGACGCCGGCTACGAACCGCACGAGTGCCAGGCATGCGGCACACGGAACCTGGTGGACCGGGAGACCCGCTGGGCGATCGGCCCGCGCGACCACCCGGACTACGAGCCCGACCAGTGCCCGCGCTGCGGCGCGCCGTTGTGCGACGGCTGCGCGCTGGCGCCCGGCATCCACACCTGCGAGGACGACCCGCGCCGCACGCTGCCGGGCCACCCGGTCGCGGCAGGCAGCGCGGGCCACGACTGCTGCTGCGGCGGCTGCGCGAGCCTGCCCGAGCGCAAGCGCGAGCAGGCCGAGCTGGAGCGCCGGGTGCGGACTGGCCCGCACGGCGATGACCCCCGGCTCATCAACTGAACTTCCCACCAGTGGGAGCAACCCGAGAACGAACAGGAGATAGACATCATGTCCCAAACCACCATCACCGCCGGGTCGATCACCGACCTGCTCACGATCGTGCCGAGCCTGATCGGCTTCCAGCCGGCCGACAGCGTAGTCATCGTCGGTCTCAAGCCAAGCAGCCAGATCCACGTCACGCTCCGGTATGACCTGCCGTCCGACGCGGACCAGCTGATCTCGCTCGCCAAGCACGCCATGGCCGTGCTGGACAGCGCCGACATCGGCACCCTGGTCGCCGTGATCTACGGCACGAAGGACCAGGGCGATCCGGTCGCCGACGTGCTGGCCTTCGTGGCCGCCCGGTCTGACATCACGATCCGCGACACCCTCCGGGTGGCCGGAGGCCGGTACTGGTCCTACAGCTGCGCCGACGAGGGCTGCTGCCCGGCTGCCGGAACGCCGTTCACTCCCGGCACGCCGCCAGCCGAGCTGGGCGTGCCGGTCCTGGCCGACCGCGACCAGCTGGCCGAGAGCATCGCACCGCTACGCGACGGGGCCGGATTCATGCAGCTGGCCATCGAGCACGCGGCCCACACCGACGTCGCGACAGCCCTGACCGCGGTCCAGACCCTCATCGCCCGGTACCAGGCCGGCGAGGACTACGGCACCGAGACTGAGATGGCCACGGCGCTGGTCGGGCTGCGGCACCTGCGGGTGCGGGATGACGCCTGGTCCCGGATGGACCCGGAGTTCACAGGCGCGCACCTGCGGCTGTGGACCGAGCTGACCCGCCGCGCGCAGCCGGGCTACGTGGCCGCGCCGGCGTCACTGCTGGCGTTCGTGGCCTGGCAGTCCGGGAACGGCGCGCTGGCCAACGTCGCGCTGGACCGGGCGCTAGCCGACAACCCGCACTATTCGATGGCCCAGCTGCTCCGGCAGGTGATCACGGCCGGCGCGCCGCCGTCACTGGCTCGGCTGCCGATGACCCCCGAGGAGGTCGCGGCCAGCTACGCCGAGCAGGACGCCGCCGGCATAGACCCGGACGCCTCGTACGGGCTGCGGGTGGACGGCCAGTACTGGATGGACGCGGACGGCCGCACCACCTGGCCGGGCCGGGACGCGATAGCGCTGGCCGAGCACCTGGAAGGCGCGGACTACGACGACATCGTGTTCGTGCCCGCCGACGACATGCCGGTCTGATCCGGCGATACCGAACAGGAGACAGAACCATGACCACCGAAACCAAGGACGCCAGCTACGGCATCGAGGCGGACGGCCCGTTCGGCTACACCCGGGCCAGCGTGGAACGCGCCCTTGAGGTGCACCAGCGCCAGCGGCGCATCATCCGCTGGGTCCGCGACCCGGACCACGGCGAGGGCCACGTGATCACGCTCAACCTAGGCGAGACGGTCACCACACGCAGCCTGCGCGAGACCAGGCTGGTCGTGCTGGGGCTGGCCAGCGCCGGGCACGCGTACACGATTCCCGGCCGGGTCGGCAGCCCGGCCATGCCCGTCGTGTCCGCACTGGACATCGGCAGCAACGAGTTCGTGTGCGTCGTGCTGCAGACCGGCCGGCCGGCCGACGAGCCGCACTACGGGACGATCACCGGCTACCGGGCGGCTGACGGGTCCTGGCAGGCCACGGGCGGCGTGTACGACTTCCCGAGCGTCGGGGAGGCGAACCGCAACGCGGCCGAGCGAGCCGGCATCCCGGTGGCCACCAGGCGCCTGCGCCGGCAGCGCGCGCTCGCCGTGCTGACCAGCCGGCCGTACGGCAAGAGCCAGGAGTCGGCCGAGGCGCTGCTGGAGCGCGCCGAGCGAGGGCTGGAGAACGGAAGGGACCGCACCTGGATGTGCTCCGGCCGGGCGGCCGTGATCGCGTACCACAACGGGAACGACATCCGTTTCGACATCCGTGACCGGGATCCCGACCAGATCCCGGCCGACCACGACATCAGCTAGGAGGCTGACATGGCACAGAACGGCAGCTGGCAGCTGATCGACTCGCAGGGCACCGAGATCGAGCCCGGTCAGACGATCATCGACTTCCGCGACAGCGCGCACGTGTTCCACGCGATCACCAAGGTGCCGGGCGGCAACTCGGGCGGCAGGATCCAGGTGGGCGACGGCTTCGGGCCGGAGTACTACCCGTCCGTGTTCGGGCTGCGGATCATCGCCCGAACCCCGGTCCCGAGCGAGTTCAGCTCGCTGACCGACGACTGATGCGCCGGCCAGGCCGGCGCGAGAGGAGGCAAGCATGACCAAGAACCACGCGACCGGCCTGGCGGCGTTCCACGGGCCGGGCAAGACAATCACCCGCGAGTGCGAGTGCGGCACGCTGGTCACCGTGACCGGCGTGTCGGGCGGGTCCAACATGTGCGACGAGTGCGCGGCCAAGCTGATCGCCGTGCTGTTCGACGGCGCGCCGATGCCGCCCGAATACCTGTTCCCGCTGGATGAGGTCCCGCTGGACGGCGAGGGGCGGCCGGTGTCGTGCGGGCTGCGCACCGATCTGCCCAAGCGCGACCGGCGCCACCGCCAGGTGTACCTGGGCACGGACATGCGCCACGCCAACGACGGCGGGATCGAGGAGCTGCACATCTTCGCCTGCGGTGAATGCGGGCGGGATAAGCAGACCCGGACGCCACCGGCCTGAACCTCCCACCGATGGGAGCAACCTAGCGAAACCCCCGGAAGGGGGTCCGTGCGGAGACGAGCGCCCGCGCGCTGAACGAGCTAGCTCACGAACAGTACAGGAGAACGTACATGACCAACTTCATCACCACCGAGGCCGGCTACCAGATCCCGGACGAGGCCGGCATCCCGCAGATCGCCCCCGGCGACCGCGTTCCCGTCACCGTCGTCCCGCCGCGGCGCTGGTACAAGCACCCGCTAACCTGGGTCGCAGTTAGCGCCGCCCTGGTCGGCATCGCGGTCACGCTGATGTTTACCATCGGCCGTCCCAGCAGCCAGGCCGCCACCAGCCAGGCCCCGGCGCAGCCCGCGACCAGCGCCCCGGCGACCAACCAGCCCACCACGCCATCCCCGGCGAGCCAGATCACGTCCTGGTGGGCCAGCACCGGCCAGGCCGACACGAACACCGTCCAGGCCGACCTAGGGAACGTCTCACGGGATGCGGGCAACCAGAACCTGGCCGCCGTCGAATCGGACGGGGCCACCCTGTCCGCCGACGCACAGACCGCGCTCGCCGACACGCCGGCTTCCCCGGCCGGGTTTACCACGCCGTACCGGAACGCGATGACCGCGCTCACCCAGGCGGGTAATGACATGAGCGCAGGCGACATCACTGGCGCCACGTCCGAGATGCGAACGGGCACAGCCGACATAGGCCAGGCAACCGCCTACGTCCAGTCGCTGAACGGCTAGCCGATCCTGGGGGCCGGCCACGGTGCCCGCGCGCGCCGTGGCCGGTCTCACCCGACCATAACCAAGATCACCTGACAGGAGACAGACCATGCTCACGATCAACGTGGACCGCGAGGCCGCGCCACGCCTGCGACTGCTGGTCGCCACGGCGCGGGACCTGAACGACAGGGACCCGTACAGCCCGGAGCAGCTGATCGCCCAAGCCGAACTGATCGCCGCCGCCTGCGGGCTGGACAAGGCGGTCGTGCTGGGCCTGGCCGCAGCGATCCGCGACTACGCGCCGGTCAACATCACCAGCACCGAGCCCGTTCGCCCGCAGTGGCTGTACGGCGGCGAGAGGCCGACGCCGTGACGCCCGGGCAATGGGTGCGCGACACCTGGACCGGGCTGTGGGTCCAGGTGGTCGCCGGCGCCCAGCAGGAGGGCTACACCACCATCGCATTCCCGCGCGGACCGGTAGTCGCGGTCCGCACCGAGCACCTGGAGGTACAACCGTGAAACTGATCATCCGCACCCAGCCCGAGCCCGACCACGACGGCCTGGTCGCCGTCATCGAGGACTACCAGGGCCAGGTCCCGCGCGCCGGGGAGTTCATCTTCCACCCGCCGCTGGACGACGACGGTCGCAGCGACCTGTCGGTGCACGGCTGCCAGGTCATGAGCGTCAAATCGGTGACCTGGGGCATCATCATGCGCCCGGGACGCCTGCGCGGCGAGCCGAAGTGCTTCACCGGCCGGACCGAGCCGATGGTGGAGGTGTGGGTCTGATGACCGGCCAGATCCCGAAGTACGGCAAGAACTTCCGGCTGGAGCAAATCCCCGGCTATCACGAGACCCTGGCCCACCGGGCCTACGTCCTCAAGCATGACGCCAGCTGGTTCATCCGGTCGGACAAGACGTCCGAGCGGTGGCAGGTGTTCCACAGCCCGAGCAGCCGCATGCGCAACACGGCCACGCCCATGGGCAAGCCCCAGCCGACGCTGACCAGGGCGATGAACCTGCTGCTGGACGGCATCGCAGACGGGTTCTACATCACCGACACGGCCAACAGGATCCTCCCACCAGTGGGAGTAACGGCCAGGGCTGATTCGCCTGTTCCGTATACCGCGTGATACAATAAGTAGCGGGGCCGGCCAGCACGGCAGCCCCGGAACGGGAGACATGCACATGTCCAAGACACCCCGTGACCAGCGAGACGGCGACGGGACGATCGTCATGCTGCTCACACCAACCCAGGAGGCCGAAGTCCAGCACGGCCTGGACATCGACGCCGCGGACGGCAACGCCGACTGGGGCTACGTGGTCCGCGCCGGGCGCGCATACCGGCTGTTCATCCGGCCTGGCCAGGAGAACCTGGACGCCGCGCTGTACCGGATCACGTCCAGCCGGGACATCCCGGCCGACAACGCCAGCGACAGCTTCAACAGCCCCGGCGAGCGGCTGGGCTACCTGAGCCTGGCGCGCTCACTGGAAGCGCTGACGCAGCGGCTCATCGCCATCGTCGGCGGCCCGGAAGCGTTCAGTCCGGACGTACGGCGCTGGATCTGAGGAGGACCACATGACCGCAATCAGGGGGGAATCCGGAACCTGAGCATCAGGGGGGAATCCGAGATCAACCAGGTCAATCACCAAACAGGAGGCACGACCATGACCAAGACCAGGACCAAGGACACCACAATCTACGAATCGGACCCGAGCCTAGTCAGCGGCAGCTCGCTGCGGGCCGAACGGCTGGACGACGGGCGGCTGCGGCTGAACGTCGGCTACCCGGTGACCATCGGCGGCGCGCCGATCACCAAGCAGGAGGTGTGCGTCGTGCTGGACGCCGCCCAGGAGGACGCGCTGCTCAGCGCCCTGGCGGTCAAGCAGGTCGGCGCCGACCCCACCTGGACCGTACTGGGCATATGGGACAACGACGAGGCCGTCCCGGTCGGCGCGATCCTGGGCACACACAGCGTGCACGGCGACCCGCCCGGCGAGCGGGCCTGGCGCGAGCTGGCCAACGACCCGAACTTTTTCGGTTTCGACACGTCCAGCTTCTACGAGCAGGGCGTGTGGGCCGAGACGGTCACCGCGTCCGATGGTGACACCGCGCAGGATCTCGCGGTCGAAGCGATGATGCGCGCCCAGCACGAGGACGACGACGAGGGCGAGAGCGACGACGAAAACGAGGAGAACAAGGCATGAACGGACCCGAAGTACTGGGCATCGCCGCCGAGGAGCGGCTAGCCCACGACGCAGGACTGGCCGAGCTGGTGGAGCAGGTGCTGGCCCGCGAAGACGCGGCCGAGGCGCTGGACTTCGTGCTGGCCCAGCCCATCGGCGGGCCGTCGTGCGGCTGCGGTGCTAGCCACTGGTCGTGCGACTTCGGTGCCGAGGACGAGGACGACTACGAGCCCGACAGCCTGGACGGCTGGGTGATCTCGCACAGGGGCCGGTGGTTCGTGAAGTTCATGGACGACAACCCGGCGAGCATGCCGGAGAACGGCTACCCGGACCTGTCGGTCGCGATGTACGAACTGGCCACGGCGATGGCCGGCGCGGGCCGGTTCCGGGCCGCCTGGCTGGACCTGCCCGGCAGCGAGCTGCAGAACATCGACCACGAGGTCCGCGCGCTGCATGACGAGGCGGGCGACCAGGTGCAGCCGCTGATCGGCGTCATCTACGAGCCCGACACCGAGGTCCGGCTGTCCACGTCGCAGACGTGGATCGTGCGCCGGGACTACGGCGCGCTGGGCGTGTGGGTGTTCATGCCGGGCAGCCCGGAGATCGACATGCTGGCGACCCACGATCAGGTCACGCCGACGCTGCGCGAAGGGCAGGCCGTGGAGTACCGGTCCTGGGCAACCGGGCCGGGCCGCACGCCGGGAACCTGGACGCCGGCCATCTTCCGCGGCTACGGCGACCAGGCGAACGCGACCGTGACCCAGCTATCGGGCAGCGGGTTCGTGATGTCCAAGACCTACGAGATCCGGCCCGTGCCGGCTGAGGTCATGACCGAAGCGCGCGGCTGGCTGTCCGACAACCAGTGGGCCGACGCGGACGCCGACGACATCGCCGAGGCGAAAGACCTGGACATCCTGCGCGCCATCCAGCGCCACTACCTGTTCGGCTGGACAGGGTTCCGGCAGAATCACGGGAGCGAGGGCTGATCATGGCCTGGGCACGGGCGGTGGTCCTGCTCGCGCTGGCGGCCCTGATCGGGCTGGCCGCGGCGAGCTACCACCGGCCGGTCTCAGTGCCGCAGACGACCGATCTAGCGCCCGCCGTCAGCCAGGACGTGTTCCACGCCGACCTGGCGCAGACGCTGGCCGACCTGCGGCACGCCGACGCGGCTCACCGCGAGGCGTGGTTCGCGCAAGGCTACGGCTACGACCTGACCGCGCTCGCGGACGAGGGGAGCCTGCCGGGGCCGGGCGCGCTGTCGTTCTCAGCCGACGCGCAGGCGTACCTGGACGCGGCCTACGCCGGGCCAGCCGGCGATTACGTCAGCGCGCCGCCGGCTGGCTGGCAGGCGGGCTACGCACTGATCCGGTCGGACCTGAACGCGCTGGCCGCGGCGAACGGGCTGCCGCAGGTGCCAGCGCCGCCGTACCCGATCTCGGGCATAGCGATCCCGGTGCACCCGTGGTCGATGATCATGACGATGACCGGCCTGTCGCCCGCGTCGTCGGCCAAGTCCGGGGGCGGCACGACGGTCAGCTACAGCACGTCCAGCACGGGCGCGCACAGCCAGACGGTCACCACCAAGGTCAAGAACGGAAACGCTACGACCACCACCACGAACAAGACGTCTGTGAGCGCCACGGGCACCGTGACGCAGACGCACACCGTCACCACCAGCGGGTAAAGAACCCGCCACGAACAGGAGGCAGATCATGGCACGAGGAGATTCCCGCCGCTACACCGCGCGGCACTACCAGGAAATCGCGGCGCTGCTCGCAGCCGAGCGGGCTGAGCACGGCGCGAGCCCGGCGCTGAACCGGATCATCACCGAGTTCACCGCGCTGCTCACCGCCGACGCAACAGGCCGCGGCGAGTCGTTCGACCCGGTGCTGTTCGGCCGGGCGGCACGCGGCGAGGTCAAGCCCACGACGCGCCCGGCCCGGCACAAGGGCTGGTGACCATGAAGCTGACCTGGTACCCGGCCAACAGCGCGGACGCGGACCACGACGACCTGGAAGCGGACCTGTGCCCGCTCGGCTGCCCCGGCGGGGCGGTCTGGGCATGGGTCGCGGACGAGGGTTCCGGCTGGAGCTGGAGCGTCTACGCCCGCTGGCTGTGGGAGGACATCGACGCCGACCCGGACCGGCACACGCTGGCCGAGAGCACGGCCGGCAGCCAGGAACAGGCCAAGGCCGCCGTCGCGGAATGGGTCGCCCGAGCACAAGCGGACGAGCGCGAGTACGAGCTGGACCTGGTCCGGCTGGGCAGCGACGCAGGCTGACCCTCCCACCGATGGGAACTTCACGAACAGGAGACAGAGATGGAACGAGGACGACCCGACCAGACGGTCTACACGTTCGAGACAGGCCCGGGTGTCACCATGGCCTACCCGGATGACGAGCTGTGGACGCGGGACTACGCCGAAGCCCGGGCGTATGCGCAGGAGAAGGGCTACAAGGTCATCGGCAACGACTACGAGTTCGAGGACTCCGAGCTGGTTGACGACTTCACGCCCGCAGCGGAATGCCAGCCGTCCCCCCAGAAGGCGCGGAAAACGGACGGGCCAGCAGTCATCATCGTGACGATGGCCGAGATCGCCGCCGAGCCCGGCGCGCCGCTGAGTGCGGAGTACTGGATCGCCAAGCGGGAACGGGAGGCGGGACGTGACCGCGGCTGAGCCGGGCCTGGACTTCGCTAGCCTGCGTGATTGGATGGCCGACGAGGCCGCCCGGCCAATCGGCACCGAGGTCATGGTCCGCTGGTACGGGCGCGGCGCGCAGACCGGTGACCTGCCGCCCGTGATCAGCATCGAGCTGCGCGGCCTGTGCCTGGCGTTCGTCAAGCCGGACCGGGTGAGGTTCCCGGCGACGCTGGATGGCTCGCTGCCGGTCGCCCGGGAGTGGCTGAGCCGGATCGTGGCAGACAACGGGCTCGGGTCCGCCACGACGCGAGTGCGGGTCACCGTCGCGCCGCACGATCGGCACTGGATGCTGGCCATCGACGGCGACAAGGACCGGCTACTGACCGGCAACGACTACCTGACCGAACAAGAACAGGAGGAGGTCGCATGAATTTCCACATCACCGACGAGGACGAGCTGGCCGAACTGGCAGCGGACTACGAGGTCACCTACGACAAGGCGCTGGCCCGGGCCAGGGCGGACGGCGCGGCTCACTGCGACGACGCGGCCCTGATGGCGGGCCTGCTGGCCGGTGCCTGCACGATCCTCATCGGGCCGGGCGCGAACCCGCGCCTGGTGTGGAAGGGCGCACAGGCCAAGGGCATGACGACCCGGCAGCTGGCCGAGCTGATCCACGAGGACCCGGTCAAGGCCGCCGACCTGATGTTCGTGACCCCGGGCCACCCGTATCAGGGGGGTAACTGATGGCCAGCACGCAGGGCATGAGCCGCCCGGAGATCCTGGACGAAGCCATCCGGAGAATGACCGAGGGCATCTACGAGCACGGCGAGTACGCCAAGGCGGATGACATGCGCACCGGCCAGGTGACGCGCAGCCTGGGCAGCGCCGCGTTCACGATCGACGCCGGCCATCCCAACGAGGACCGGGTGACGATGACCGTCGTCGTCACCTTGGTGTAGGAGGCACACCATGAGCGAGACCCCGGACCAGGACCCGATGCGGGAACTGACCACAGCCGTCCGCGAGCTGACCGCCGAACTCCGCTGGGCGCGGGACCGCCGCGCTGAGATCAGGGAAAAGTTCGCACCGCCGCAGCCAACGGCCGAGGCCGAAACCGAGCCCGAAGCCGGGGCCGAGGACGAGGCCGAGGCCGCGCCCGTCGCGCCGATCGGAATCCCGGACCTGATCCGGTACTGGCGCGACGAGGCGGCTGTGCTGGGCTCCGAGGGCGCGGACCCAGCGGCTGAGTACCTGCGCATGTGCGCGGAAATGGCCGAGGCGGTACTGGCCGGCGTACCCGGCGCGTACTCGTGCACCGAGTGCGGTCACATCGACCAGGAAGCGTACTGGCACTGGACCGACGACCACGACAAGATCACCGCGCCCGGCGACCCGGACTCCACCGAGGCGGACTACACGATTAACACCCGGGAGTTAGTGGGGATTTCCACACCAACTTCCGAACGAGAACAGGAGACAGAACATGACCGAGAACCAGGACCAGGCGCGGATCGCCGAGGCGCAGGCGGCGCAGGCGCGGATGCTCGCGGCCCTGCCGGACTTCCCGCAGTTCGGCTTCTACGTGCACACCGGGCTGGCCGGCTACGGGCCGGACCTGGAAGATGGCGACTACCCGGCGCGGAGCTGGGAGGACGTCGCCAGCCAGGTGGCCTGGGAGCTGCGCAGCGCGGCCGACTTCAGCCACGAGGGCGCCCGCGTCCTGGCCGACCAGGCGAAGGAAGCCTACGAGGCTGCTCAGCGCGGCGAAGACGGCGTGGTCGCAGCGGCCGACCTGTACCACGAGGCGTGGACCGCGCTGCGGCTGAGCTGGGAGCTGGACAACCTGGCCGCGAACTTCGAGAACCTGGCTAACGCGGAAAGCCCCGCGCCGCTGTACCAGGGCCGGCCCGAGCTACGGCACGCACGCATCTGGGACCTGCTCACCAGCCAGTTCCCGCTGAACATCAGCCACAACTCGCGCCTGTACGTGTTCGAGTGCGAGGAAGACCCGGGCGAGGAGCCGGAGTAACGATGAACAACCCCGGGACCAGGCTGGACCTGGACGAGATCGCCGGCGCGCTGGCGTACGCGATCCTGCTGGCCGCGTTCGCCGAGTACGGCTTCACTGACGAGGCATTCGTCAAGGCCGCCGAAGCGGTGCTGTTCACCGACGCCATCGCGGGCAGCTGGGAGGACATGCTCAGCGCGCAGTTCGCCGGGCGGTCCTGACCATGCAACCGTGGCGGTGGCGGCTGCAGCGCCGGCGTCAGGCCGCGGCCGACGCGGAGCTGCGTGCCCGGCTGCACGCGGCGTGGCGGTCGCCGTCCTGCCCGGTCTGCGGCGCGCCCGCAGGCCGGGCGTGCGCGGAGGAGTTCGACCCGGCCGCCCGCGACGGGCTGGTGTGCATCAACCGCCGGCCGCGGGTGCTCATCCACGCCGCCCGGATGGCTGCGGCGATCACATCAGGCGCGGCCGACCGGGACTGGACGGTCACGCAGTTCGGCAGCGGGCACGTGCCCGCGATACTCACCAAGCAGGAGGTACGGATATGAGCAACGACGACGAGCGCGACTCCGCGGAGGAGCGGTACAACCGGGACCTGATGCGCGAAGAAGGCCCGGAAACGCCGGCGGACAAGGCGCTGGCCCGGGTCGCGGAAGCCATCGAGGCCGCCACCGGCTGCGACTACGGCACAGCAGAGTGGCTGGCCGGGCGCGCGTTCCGCACCCTGACCTGGATGCGCCGCGAGTCCCTGAACCTGCCCGCGAATCAGCTGTTCGACCCGGACGAGGACCACCCGGCGGACTGGGCCGCGCTGTACGCCCTGGAAGGCAGCGACGACTGGCTGTGGGACCGGGCCAGCCAGGCCGAGCACGCCCGGCACGACGGCTGCTACGTCGGCTGTATCCACGACCCCGGCCGGCTCCACCCGGGCGAGGACAACAGCCCCATCACGGGTATCGCGTACAACGACTAGGCTAAGCCTCCCACCAGTGGGAACTTAGTCGATTTTCCTGTCACGTATACCAAGTGATACAATAGAATACGGTCACCCCGGCGACAGCCGGCCACGAACAGGAGAACAACCTTGAGGATCTACAGCAACAAGCTGACCGTGGCGAAGGTACTGCATGCCTTCGCCGCCGCCCGCGAGATAACCAGCGCCGACATCCGGGCCGTGGACGCCCGGTCGTTCACGCCGCGCGGCACCAACAACCTGTGGGCCAACGGCATCGAGGTCTACGCCGAAAGCCGTCACGGCAACGCGGCCACCGGCCACGCGCCGATAGGCCCCGGCCCGCGCGACCACCTGCCGCGCGCCGCGTCCTGGACCGGCTACGGATGGGTGATCGCGTACCTGTTCGCCGAGGACCCGGACGCGAGGATCGGCTTCTACGACGGCGTGGCCGACTTCATCAGCCAGGTCCGGGCCAGCCACCGTGGCGAGCGCGGCGAGTCAACCGACTTCCTGACGCTCATCGCCAGGCACGACAGACACGAGCAGGACTGGACCCCGCTGATCTACCGGTCGGGCGGCAACATCATCATCCCCACGACCTGAACAGGAGACAGAACATGAGCGAGAAGATCACGATCCCGGTGGAGTTCACCATCGGCACGCTGGAGGAGATCGGCCTGTCCTTGCGGCAGGAGTGGCTAAGCGCGGAACACGACGGCGCGAAGCTGGACCTGGCCTGCGGGGCGGGGCTGGGCAGCGGCGTGCTGGAGGCCAGCTGCAGCCTGGACGGGCACCCAAGCCTGTACGCGCTGGCGGACATCCGGACGCTCGCACGAGTCATCTTCGGCGAGCTGGAGCACCGGGTGCGCGCTGGCAAACCTGAGCCGAGGGGGGAGGAGGACGAGCGATGAGCCTGAGCGAGCACGACAAGGCGCTGATGCGCGAGCAGAGCGCGGCGCTGGCCGCGGCGCTCGGCCTGCCCGGCGCGGCCCAGCAGCGGCGCGGCCCGTACACGGTGACCGTCCGCACGAGCCGGCGCACCAGCGAGCCGCGCAAGACGAGCGACCGGCCGCCGACCAGGTTCGAGCGGCAGCTGCTGACCGCGCTGGCCACCGATCCGGGCCGGATCTGGCGACCCAAGGTTCTTATCGAGACGCACCCGGAGCTAATCCGCGGACGCACTCAGGCCGGCCTGCACATGTCCGCCCATTCGCTATGGGGAAAGGGCCTCATACGGCGCAGAAAGACCGGAGAACGAGTCGGATATATCATCAGCCCCGCTGGCCAGGCTGCTCTAGCAGAATACGACAAGCGGGCTGTGCGGGAGTGACCAGCGACATCCAACTCAAGTGGTGCGTATGTGCCGATCACGAAGGCCCGAACCCGCTATCAGTCAGCGAGTTCGGCAAAGACCGCAGCAGTCGAGACGGCCTTAGCTCCCGGTGCAAGCCATGCCTAAACCTGGCCGCCCGTCGTTATCGAGCCGCTAATCCCGAGAAGGTCCGTAGAGCATTCCTGAACTGGACGCAGAAACTCCGTGACCAGGTACTCGATCGCTATGGCCGGGTCTGCGCCTGCCCAGGGTGCGGAGCCGCCGAAGACCTGTCCATCGACCACGTCAACGGCGGCGGGAACGCACATCGGATCGAGTTGTTCGGCCGGATCACCGAATCAGCCAGGTTCTACGCCTGGCTCATCGAGAACGGCTTCCCCGATGGCTTCCAGGTACTGTGCCGCCCGTGTAACTCCAGTAAGGCTGACGGGCCGGCCTGCCGCCTAGACCACTTCGGGACCGGGCTCAGGTACTGCTCGTGCCCGGAGCATGCGGGACCGAACCCGCTGCCGCTCAGCGAGTTCAACAAGCACCGGAGTTACCCAGGCGGGCTGGAGTACTTCTGCCGGGCATGCACGACCAGACGCCTCAGCGCCTGGCGCGCTAAGCGAGTACAGGAACCGGACCGAACCACTAAGGGCGAGATAGTCAGGGCAGAACTTCAACGCAGCCCCGGCCGGAGTAGCCGCGAGATCGCCGACCTAGCAGGGTGCACTCCGGCGTACGTCAGGATGATCCGGCGCGCCGACGCACAAGATCAGGAGACAAGCGCATGAGAATCGGATGGCATGTCCCGCTACCGGGACCGTTCAGCGTCGGAGGCACGATCTGGCGCTCCAAGCGTCGTCGCCAGCGGAGCAAGCCAGCGACCGAGACCACGCGAGAGATCCGGCTGCGGGATTGCGTTTTCCCCGGAGCGTTCGGACTGTTCCTCGCAGTAGCCGGATGGGGTGAGCCGGCACTGCGCTACACCGGCATAGTCATCGCCGCCGTCTGCGTGCTAGGGGCCGTCAGTGCGGTACGAAGGTGGCTGAAGTGAGCACCGACCGGAACGGCCGCCCGATCCCTCCGGGCCGCACCCGGGCAATCGTCAACCCGGGCACGAAGTCGCACCAGTCGCTGGAGCGCTCGCGCGGCATCACCGAACCGATCGACCCGGCCCGGCACTACATCGTGGAACCGGGCGAGCCCGGCGGCAGCGAGGAGTACTTCCCCAAGGACGGCCAGTCCTCGCTGCAGGGCTGCGAGGCCGCGATCAGCCGGGCGGCGTGGCTGTCGATGAGCCACGGCGCGCAGCGGGTCTGGCGGATAAGCCCGGACTCCGATCCGAAGGTGATCCGCCGGTACACGGGCGGCAACACCCTGACCCTCGTACAGGCAGGAGACCTGACATGACAACGACAACCGGACCGGACGTCTGGGGCCAGGACGCGCTCGCCTGGGGCTCCTCGGCCGAGGGCCGCGCGCAGATCACCGAAGCGTACGGCTTCGCCACCCGGATCGGCGTCCGGGTAACCCAGGCCGAGATCGCCTCGATCCTGCTGGCCGCGTGGACCGCGACCGTGCCAGCGGACGAGAGCGGCAAGACCCGGGTCAAGCGCCGGCTGGAGTTCAGCCCCGAAGGCGCCGACGACGGCGAGCTACCGCGCAGCTTCCGGCTGGCGTCGATGGACGAGCCCCAGCGGCGTGATGAGCGCCGGGCCGGCGGCTGGGTGGGCACCGGCCCGGCGGTCAGGACCGTCCTCGCGGAGGGGATCACCCGCCGTGAGCTGCAGGCGCTGATCGGCGACGCCGCCGACTGGCTGGCCTGGGACGGGACGGACGGAGGATGAGCAGCCAGCACGTCGACCTGGTCCGCTGGTGGTCCGACAACTGGGTCTGGATCCTCGTCCTGATCTGGGTGTTCGGCGGCGGCGTCGCGGAATGGATCCACGTCCAGGCCAGGAAGCGCCGCAAGGCCATCGAGCGCCGGCGCAAGTACAAAATCGAGCTGGCCCGCGCCAGGGCCGGGTTGCCGTACGGCGACCGGCAGGTCATCGCAGGCGAAGTCAGCGGAATCGTATCCACTGGCGACGACGCCCTGAACGTGCAGCACCGAGGCTACGACATGGCGCTGCCCGCCGCGGTCATCCCGGCCCCGCCAGGCGCGCAGCCGGTGCGCGGCGTGCCCGGCCCGTGCCGACACGAGAAAATCGTGCCGGTGATCACGCGCGAGGGCGAGGTGGTCAAGTGGATCTGCGCGAACTGGACGCGCGGCTGCGACGCGGAGTTCCCGGCCGGCATCGCGGTATACGAGCCGGAGGACGACGAGGACCTGGAGGACGGAAGATGAGGTACACGGCGCACTTCACGCCCGAGGCGTGGGTGCGCGACCAGGCCATCGAGGTGGACCCGCCGCCCGGCGAGCCGCAGGAGTGGGACTGCACCGAGTTCGCCCTGCTGCACCGCAACTACCTGGCCGATACCGCGCAGGCCCGTGGCGTGGACCTCAGAGCCGGGCAGGAGGTACTGGACACCGACGACGTGTTCGCGGCCGACCCGGCCGCCCCGGCCTGGGTACGCGACTGGCGCGGGCCGTTCACCATCACCATCCGGGCCAAGGACGAGCCCGATCCGGTGCTGCCGGACGACGTGATCGTCTACCTGGCCCGGCTGGTCACGGGCGACATCCGCAAGCGCACCAAGTCGATCGAGAAGTTCGCGCCGAAAGACGGCCAGGACCCGGCCGAGGCCGCCCGCGCGCTGACCCGGTTCCGGCAGTCCCGGGAGTGGCGGCGCACGGTACTGGCCCGGCTGGCCGAGCTGACCGATGACCCGGCGCTGTGGCGGGCCGGCTCGGTGGACGAGCTGCCCGACGACTACGACCCGGATGACCCCGAGTGGTGATCGTGCTGGCGATCGGGCTTCTCGCCGTCGCCGTCGTCATCCACGCAGGCGCCATCCGGCTCTGCAGCAAGCACACCCGCGAACCTCCCACCAGTGGGAGCAACGAACAGGAGAGACGATCATGAACAACCAAGGGAAACTGACCGGCGGGACGAACTTCCTGCTCCTCGCGAGCATCGTGGCGGCCATCGTCGGCGGCGCGATGGCCCCGGACAACCAGGTCTACACCTGGCTGCTGATCGGCGCCTTCGTCGCGTGCTTCACCGCGCTCAACAACGTCTACCTGTCGGTCCGGACCAAGGTCCGGGAAGCGGAAATCCGCCAGGACGAGCGCACCAAGCTGGCCAGCGGAGCAATCCGGCTCCGGCCGCGAAACGACGGCCAGCGGTAAACCCACCCAACCAACCCAACGAGAAGGAACAGGAGATAGCACCGTGCTAGATCCAGAGATCACGCCCAGCAAGGCGATGCGCGAGACGGGCCGGTGGACGCCAGCCCTCATCATGATCTGCCTGGCCGCCGTCCTGGTGGTCACCGCAGGCATCCTGGTACCCGGCTACTACATCGGCGGCTGGTTCGGCAAGCACAACATCGCGCGGACCTACAACAACACCGTCACCAGCCAGAGTTACCAGGACGCGCTGCTCGCGCAGATGCAGCAGCACCTGACCAACATCACCGGCCCGGGCGGCCTGCAGGCGCAGCGCCAGTCAGTCCCGGCGAGCTCGCCCGAACAGGCGAACCTGCGGGCCAGCGAGCTGAACGAGATCGGCTCGCTGTGCAGCGAATCCACCCGGTTCGCGCCACAGATGGAAGGCCCGGCCGGCGCTCAGCTGCAGACGACCATCGCGGCCAACTGCGCCGCCGGCACCCCAGTGGAGGCCCCGCCGCTGGCCGACCCCGTACCCACCAGCTGACCCCAGGAGGACAGTAACCATGACACACACCTTCACCATCCGCGTCAGCCGCGGCTGGATCGTCATCGCCGCCGTGGTGATGGCGGTCCTGCTCGCCGCGGGAATCGGCGCCTGCACGAACAGCGGCGGCGGCAACGCCGCGGAGGGCGCCGCCCAGGGCGCGTCCACCAACCTGCTGGAGCAGAACCAGCCGCTGCCGATCTTCCCGACCAGCGCACTGCGGCAGAACCTGATCGAGATCGAGGCGATCCAGTCGCTCGGCTCGCCCACCACCACGTTTTTCTTCCCGCCAGGCGGCAGCCCGAACAGCGGGGCCGCGCCGATCGCCAGCTGCCCGTCCCAGGGTGAGCCGATCCCGAACACGGCCAGCCTGTCCAACCCGCACAAGCCGTACCAGGGACCGATCACCACAGACGGCGGCATCGCCGTGGACCAGATGGACCCGAACGGCATCTACGCCCCGACGTCCAGCTCGGGCACCTACGTGCTGTGCGTCACGTCCAGCGGCGGGGTCGCCCTGCACTACTGGGAGGGTGACGTCTACACCACCTCCGGGTCGGCGGTCTGGAACGCGGCCACGCACGAGGTCCAGCAAGTCGGGCCGTCACAGCTGCCTGTCTGCACGGTCAAGCAGGCCGCTGACGGCGACGGCACCGGGCTGAAGGCCGGCTCCCCCTACTACCACTGCGTCAAGGCGTAGCCGTGGCACTGACCGAGAACAACGAGCTGCTGTACCAGCTGCTGGACCCCCCGGCCCGCAGGGTCTACGACGTCTCCGTGCTAGCGGGCGACATAGCGGAACTGCGCGAGGCGCGAGACAGCTACCTGGCCGACATCGCCATGCTGCGCGAGGGCGGCCACGACGTCGCGCCGGACGCGGAACTGCTGGCCCGGATAGACGCGGAGATCGCTACGACCATCGAGGCCCTGGACGGCCTGGACGAACAGGAAGCATAGCCATGGCACTGACCAGGAGCCAGATCGAGCACATCGCCGCCGACGCGTATGACCTGCGCGCCGCGATGCTATCCCGGGGCGCCGACATCGCGGTGGCCAACGAGTGGGTGAAGGGCGCGATGCTCGGCATCCTCATGTACGAAACCGACCCGCCCGGCGAGTAAGGGAGGTGATGAGGTGGCGCAAGCGTACCTGGTTGACGCGGACGGCGAGCGGTTCGATGTGACCGCGGAACTGGCCGCGGCGGTCGGCAGCGCGGCGATGTCCGGGAAACGGTTCAACGACTGCGGAGAACTCGGGATCGCCCCGGGTCCGGTCGGCCTGAACGACCTGCTCACCTACGGCGGCGCGGCCCTGGCCGAGCAGCTAAACAGCGAGAACGAGCGGTTCCAGCGCGAGAGCGGCTAAGGCTACCAAGGGCGTCCCGCCTCAGTGTCCGGCTTCGGCCGGGACTGGGGCCGGGCGTCCTGCCCGGGCCGGGTCAGCTCGGCGATCACCCGCTTGGCCCGCTCGATCGACATCGGCCCCCTGAGCTGGTTGCAGTACACCGGCCGCCCGGCCATCGCACTGCACTCGATGCACGGGTTGCCGGGCGCGCCATGGGCCGGCCTGCAGTTCGAGAGACTGAACGCCAGGTCGGGCCGGTCGGCGTAGGAGATGACGTGGTCGGCCTGCCGGGCGCCGCCGTGGCCGCTAAACACAGGTGACACAACCCGCCGTAGTGGCTGATCACCATGCGGGCGAAGGTTTCCCAGCCTTAATCGGTGGCCCCGGGGTTTGGGGTGCGTCACCTGAAAACCACCTCCTCCCGACAACCAACGTTTCTGCTCCAGGGGTTGTCTGCTAAAGCAGAACTACCACGAATACGGAACGAACAGGAGAACGACATGAGAAAAGTAGACGGAACCGAGTACCTGGACGCCCGCGAGATGCGCGTCTGGAAAGCGGTCCAGCGGCTGAACGGCCAGGGCCGCACCACCAACAGCAGTCAGCTGGCCACGGCCGCGCGGCTGTCCCGGAACGCGGCCACCTTCACGGCCACCCACCTGAAGGCGCGCGGGTACCTGCGCGACGCGGGCAAGGGCGCGGCCTACCACTGGCGGACCACCGCCAAGGTCCCGGTGCAGGACCCGGCGACGATGGCGGAGGAGGCATCATGAACGAGCCCTGGTTCTCCACCGACACGGTGGCCAAGGTGTTCCTGGGCCGCTCCAGCGCCTGGCTGCGCAAGCACATGCGGAACCTGGCCGGGTACGGCTTCCCCGACATCACGCGGAGCGAGAAGGGCGACCGGCGGTTCAGCCTGGACGAGATCGAGAAGCTGGCCCGCGCGCTGCGGGCCGCCGACGCCATCAGCGACGAGCGGCTGGAGGTCGCGACCGGGATTATCGCCCTGGTCAGGCAGCAGTACGCCAGGACCTACAGCACGACGCGATCCGCCCAGTGGGCCAGGAGCCCGAAAGGCCGGGCCTGGCGAACGGCCCGCAGGCAGCAGGACACAACCGAGGAGGCGTCATGAGCGGGAACGTACCACCGGACAAGCTGGCGGCCATCGACCAGGCCAACGCCGAAGCGGCCGAGGACGTCGCCCGGCTCGTGCAACTCGCCCGGCAGCTGACCGCCGAAGCGGGCCGAACCCAGGCCGACTTCCATATTGCCGCGGCGATCGACCCGCTCGGTGAGTACCACGCCAAGTGGCTACTGAACGCCGCGATCATGGTGATGGCCGACACGGCCGGGCCACCCTAGGAGGTGAGCGATGCCACGCCCGATGACGCCGGCTGAGATAGCCGAGATCGACCAGACCCTGGCGATGGCGGGCGACGAGCTGAACCAGCTGCTGGAGATCATCCGGGACCTGGCTGCCGGGCAGGGACGAGTGAAAGCGCTGGCGGACATCGCCTGCCTCCTGGCTCGCCAGCATCCGGCCAGGATCCAGGGACTGCTGCTGACCGCGCTGTGGAGGCTGGCCTGGCAGGAGGAGGCGGGCGATGAGGAACCTTGACAAGCTGGAACGCATCCGGGCACGGCACCTGCTGCAGGAACTATCCGAGCATGCGCTGACGGTGCGCAACGCGATGGACCCGCAGCACGGCGTGTTCCGCATCACCGACGAGGCGTGGGCCGAGCAGTGGGCGTCCCTGACCAGGGAACTGGATTTCTTCACCGCGCAGGTAAACGGGCAGGACGATCCCGGCTAGTGCCTGGCGGGTCGGGATCGAGCAGCCAGGGCGGCCGGGTTGCCGTGAGGGACCACGGCACCCGGCGACCCGGGCGCGGGCTCGCAGGACGGCGCGGCACGAGGATGCCGCCCCCGCCATCGCGCAGCAGTTCTGGTTCCGGTCGGGGCACTGTTCAGTTGTGCGTCCGCGCCGTCCTGCGTCCTCATGCCGCCCACCCGTCCAGCCGCAGCACCTGCTCAGTGGCCAGCCCGACCGGGATCCTCCCGCCGGACATGGTAGGCAGCCACAGCCTGCCGCAGCTGTTGATGACCACGTCGTCGCTGCAGAACGGCCACGTCCACAGCGGCTCGCGCCAGCCGCCGAGGCGTTCCAGCACCGCGCCCAGGGGGACGTCGGTTTCTTCCAGCTCCCGCAGCGCTTCGCGGTCCCACACCCGGCTGGGGATGATCATGGACGTGACCCGGGCGCACAGCTTGTCGGTCTGCGCAGTGCGCAGCTCACCGCGGCGTCGCATGGCCAGGCGGCTGCCGTCCAGGATGGTCATCAGCTGATCCCGCTCGGCTGAGGTCATCGCCGTCCGGCCGTCGCGGACCACCCGCGCCGAGATCGGCTCGCCGGCCAGCTTCGCGGCCAGGGACGTGAACAGGTTCCCGGCCGCCAGCTTGCGGGCCAGCACGGCTACCGGGTGGGTGTCAGTCTCATCCGGGACATAGCTCGGCAAGCCGTCAGGCGGCCCCGGGATGCGCTCATCAAGGAACCCGCCGACCGCAGCGCACCCCGGGCATCGCTCCCGGGCCTCGGGCGTCAGCGTCTGGCGGATGTCAGCGATCACGTCGAACATGACGCCCATCAGGGTCAGGTCGGCGGGCAGGTCAAGCCCTGCAGGCTGCGCGGAAGCCTTCATAACGGCACGTAACCACGCAGTCATCGAGGGTGTCAATCAACGGAGCGTAGTTTTGTAACTGTTCACTCACGGATTGCGAACAGGCCCCGGACGCCGTGACCGGCGAGCACAGACGGCACAGACCCCGGGGGCTAGCTCATCACACCAGGACGGCCTGAAAACGGCTCTACGACGACCCACCGCGGTCGGAAGCAGCCTTCAGGCGGGCGATGGCTGCGTCATCCCGGGGCCGGTCCTCACCCCAGGCGCCGTCAGGCCGCTGCACGAGCCCGGGGATCTGGGACGGATGCACGTGCCGCAGCCCGTTGTCTCGCAGGTGCAGGTCGAACGCGGTAACTCCGGTGAACACGATCTTGCACGGGGCACACTCACTCCTGGCCATATGTCCATGATACCGGGTGGGACCGTCAGTTCTTGCCGGAGCTATCTTGCGTTGATGTCGCCGATGCCGGACCAGGCCCAGCTGCCCTGCAGCCACTTCTTGCGGTACTTGCAAGGCTTCCTGGACCCGTTCGTGTAGGTGAGCTCTACCCACCAGTCCCTGCTGATCGAGATGCCTGTACCGCTTACCGCGCCGGACTGGCCAGGGTCGATACGACCCCAGTTTCCCCATCCTGGCGGGAAGTAGATAACCGACCCGTTCTCATCCAGGCCCGCGTAATGCACGCCGCCGTCCGGGTCTACCGCTGATGAGATGCACACGTCTGCTCCTGTTCCTGGCGGCGCGGGCTGGGCGGACGCGGGCCTGGGCCACTGGCCGTAGTCCGAAGCGTGCGCCTCGTCCCAGTCGATGGCGCCGCCGCACACGGTCACGTCGTTCTTCACCTGGCGGAGCTGAGCCCGGGGTTCCCACATGCCCTCGCTCCAGGCGTACGTCTGCCAGCCGTAGGTGATCCGGCCGGTGCCGAACATCCGCTGGCAGAACGTGTCGTCGCCGTACCCGCCCGTCCTGGCCAGCCCGATGACGGACTTGACCCCGTCAAAGTAGGCATCAGCCGCGGACTTTGCCGAGGAGGACATCGCCTCGTAATCCTGGTCGCACGGGAAGTACACGGGCAGCCCGGCCATCCCCAGGCCCGCCACGAAGCTGTCCGCCTTGCGGGCGTCGGCCTGCCCCGCGGAGTAACCGCCGGCCATCTGCGTCTTGGAGTACTGGTAGACGACGCAGACCGTCATGCCGCGACTCAGGATCTTATCCAGCTCGGACTTGGACAGGTCCTTGGACGGGTCGCCGGAGCCGTAGCGGCACAGGAACCGCACGCCGTTGTTCCACAGGCAGTCCAGGTCAGGGCGATCCCACGAATAGTCCGCGCCCTTCGCCACCATCGCCATGCCCGGGCTCCTCCGCACGAGGGGGGTTTCGGGACCAGCCTACGCTCACCCGTAATCGCCGGCTTCAGTGTACCCGTACGGGAGCAGCGGGACCGGCGGCGGCGCAGGCGGCAGGGGCACCTGCGCCGCGGCCTCGTTCCACACCCATTCCGGCCATTGCCAGACCCAGAACGGATCTTCCCACACCTTGGCCTGCCCGAGACCGTGACAGCGGGCGATCCGCGCAGCAAACAACCCTAGCTGTTGCCTGAAGCCGAGGTCGGCGGGCAGGCCGCGGTGTGTTACGTACCAGAGTGCCGTGCAGACCCAGCCGTCAGGCAACAGTCTGCGATTGTCTGTAACCGGAGTGTAAGGGTTCACGTGATGCTCCCACCGATGGGAAGGTTGCGGCCCATCGTGCCCGGCCCGCCCGTCGCGCCGTGCCCGGCCAGCCACCCGGCGCAGAACAGCGCCTCGCCGATCGCCATGTCGGCCTCCCGGTCCCGCTCGGGCAGCTCGGACCAGAACACCGTCCAGGACGGGTAGTCCGCGACGTCGGGCTGGCACAGCGCCCAGCCGATCCACTTGCGGCGGACGCGCTCGCCCAGCTCCTCGCGGGTCACCCCGGCCAGGGCCATGATCGTCTCGTTCACCGTCATGGTCTCGTCTCCTCACAGGCTGCGAACTCGCCCAGGCCCAGGCGCTTGCGGGCCAGCGTGCACGCATCCGGGTCGTTCTCGGCGCCGACAGCCCGGAAGCCTTCCAGCCCGGCGGCCTGCAGCGTGGTCCCGGTACCGGCGAACGGGTCGATGAGCAGTCCGTCCGGGGGCGTGACCAGCCGGGCCAGCCAGCGCATCACCGCCAGCGGCTTCACCGCGATATGCGGGTTCACCCCGTCCACCGCGGGGCGCTCGGACTTCGGCGCCTTCGCCGCGTACAGGAACGGGGCATCCTGCGGCCCCCATTCCGTCTGCGGGAAGAACCGGGCATGCTCTCCCGCCAGGGCGACCGGGCAGCCGGGCTCGCACGACCCGTCGCACCCGGGGAAATGGGTGAGGATCAGGTCCGGGGGCCAGCGTCCGGCCGAGCCGTCATAGTCCGTACGCTGCGCCCCGGCCTCCCAGGTGCCGTACGTGCCATTCGCGCCCATCCGGTCCGAAGCATTCGAATACCTGGTGTGCTGGTTCTTGCCCTGCGATTCGGCCAGGTCCGCCGCGCTGGCGTGCGCGACCAGGCACCCGGCGATGTTCAGCGCCCCGGTCCCGTGCGCTAGCACGTTCGCGGCGACGGTGCCGTCCAGTGGCTTACGGGCGACGAGCACCGGCTCGATCGCGGGCTTGAGCGTGGTACCCCAGCCGTTCCAGCGGGCCGCCTCCGGCGTGGCGGGAACAGTGAGACTGCGACCGGCCGGCCGGACGTAGGCATCATCTGCGAACGTCAGTCCCTGCGTCGAGTGATCGGCTCGCGGCCTGCGGCTGGCGAACCGCCCCTGGCCGACGACCTCGCGCACCGCCCCCGCCGCCTTGTCGATCGCCTTGGACACATCCAGCGATTTCGGGAACCCGCTCCCGTAAATCCAGGCGATGCTGTCCCGGATCTCAAACCCGGCCAGCCGGATGGACAGCCCCATCAGGTCCTGGGTGCGGGGGGCGGCGAACGCGAGCAGCCACGAGCCCGGCTTCAGCACCCGGTACACCTCGTCCCAGGCGCCGGGCGGCGGCACGAAGGCGTCCCACCCCCGGCCCATGAATCCCTTGCCGTCCGGGACGTGCAGCCGGTCCCCGGCCAGCCACGCGGCCAGCGCCTGCTCGGTCCGCTTGCGCGGATGCTCCGCCAGCCCGTACGGCGGGTCTGTGCAGCAGGCGTCCGCGCTGGCATCCGGCAGCGACCCGAGCACGGCCAGCATGTCCGTGCCGAACAGGGCGACCCGCCCGTCCTCGCTTGCCCAGCTACTTGCCACCGGAAATCTCCCCCCAGGTGCGGCCGGGGCCGGCCTTGTCGCAGATAACCGGGACACCACGGAAGTCACCGGTCATGGCCGCCTCGATCACGGGCACGGCCTCGTCCGCCTCGGCGTCGGGGAGCTCGAATACGAGCTCGTCGTGCACCTGCATCAGCAGGTACTTGTAGAGTGCCGGGTCCAGCCGGATCATGCACTCGCCCAGGATGTCCCGAGCCCCGCCCTGGCCCATCAGCGCCGGGGCGACGGTGTAGGCGTACCGCGGGTCGGCTTTCATCCGGCGGCCGAACCCGTTGTCCAGGATGCCGCCGCCGGCCGCGATGGCGCGGACCTGCTCGCGCCAGTCGCACAGCACCGGGAACTGCTCGGTCATCCCGTTGTCGAACCCGTAGGCCATGTCCGGGTCGACGCCGTCGCGGATCATCCGCTCCGGCCCCATGCCGTAATTCCAGCCGTGGCCCCGGGCCTTGGCGTCCTGGCGGCGCGGGTGGTGGCCGTCCTTGTCCCGCGGTGCCTCGCCGAACACCCGGGCGGCGATCTCGTCGTGCGCGTCGCGGCCGGGCTCGAACAGGGCCATGTAGGCGTGGTCCTGGCAGTGCCCGGCGATGGCCCGCATGTCCACCTGGGCCAGGTCGAATGACCACAGCGAGTACCCGGGCCGGGCGACGAAGATGTCCCGCTCCACGTGCCGGCCCTCGTGCTTGCCGAACACGGTCAGCCCCGGCTCGGTTACCGACCAGCGGCCGGACGCCTGCCGGAAGCTGATCGACGGGTGCACCCGCCCGTCCGGGCACATCCATGCCCTGGCGGTCTGGTAGACCGTCCGGGTGGTGGTCACGATATTCATGAACGTGATCATCGTGCGCAGCTCGGCCGGGCAGTCCTTGCGCGCGGTGATCGCCTCCAGCTCATCGGACCCGATGGCCAGCTTGCCGGTGTCGGTCTTCGGCGGATTGACGACGCCGAACCGGTCCCACTGCGCGGCCAGCCACGCCTGACCGTCCCCGGTAGTCAGCGGCGAGTCGAAATCGGTGTCTACGAAGTGTTCCTTGCCGCGGCCCCGGCCCTTGATCTCCGAACGGCTCAGTGGCAGGTCCCACTGCTCGTGCAGGATCTGCATCGCCGCCCGCTTGCGGTCCTCGCCGGCCTGGTAGCGCTCCTCCAGCAGGACCTCATCGACCCCCAGGCCGTTCAGCCGCATGTGCCCGGCGATCCGGGCCAGCTTGTGCTCGCGCGGCAGGTACTCATCGGAGTCATAGCACGCGCTCAGGAACGCGTACACGGCCCGGGTGGCGTCCAGGTCGCCGTTCAGGTAGGCGCGGAACTCCTCGTCATCGACGGGAATCTTGTCGGCGTCGCCCCATTTCTTGGCCAGGTCCTTGAAGCTGTCGGTCTTGCCGGGCACGCCGATCCGCGCGGCCACCGCGTCCAGCCCGTACTTGTCCTCGCTGTGCCCCTTCTCCCGGGACCGCGGCGGCCAGTACTGCCGGGCGATCAGCTCGGTGTCGCGGGCCTTGGCGCAGAACGCGTCCCAGTCCATGCCCTCGTGCCAGGCCAGCGCCAGCCCGTCGAAGCCGAGGATGTTGTGGCCGTACACCTGGTCCGCCGCTCCCAGCATCGCCAGCAGCTGGCTCACGGGCACGATCAGGTCGGTCCCGGTCGGGCCGGTGATCCCGCACAGCCGGACGAACCCGGTGCCGTCCGCCATGTGGTAGCCAGGCTCGCGGCGGAACATCTGGTCCGCCCAGCCGGTCTCCAGGTCGAATCCGAGCGTAAGCCCGGAAGCGACGACGGGAGGGATGGAGGGACATGCGGGATAGTTTCCGCCCGCGTCTTCTCGTGTGCGCACCCGCGCGTCCGCGCCCGCACGTACCGGACTGGGTATAGCTGAAACCTCCATTCCCTCCGTCCCCTCCTCACGTACGCGTACAGGCGCGTGCGGACGTGCGTACGCGCGTGCGCGCGAGGGTGATCCCTCCGTATCCCTCCCGCCCAGGTCAGGTACCGTTTCCGTTTCCGGTCCGGCGGGAGGGATCGGGAGGGATGAAATCTGCGACCCGTCGTCGTCGCGGGTCTGGACGAACCACTTCTGGACCTTGCGGTGCCCGATACCCATCTTGATGAGCCGGAACTGCCCGAACCAGCGGGACGCGACCCGGCTGTAGGCCGCGCCCATGCTCCGGGCGAAACCGCGCTCGGCCGGGTCGTCCAGGCCGGGCGGGCTGTCCCAGGTCCCGCCCGATTCGGCGGCTCGCTGCGCGACATCCAGCACGGTGAACTCCCCGCTCCGGAAATGACCGGACAGCCAGGCCAGGTGCTCGGACCAATAGCCGCCGGAGCTGTCGGACTCGCGCCGCCGCTCGGTCAGCCCGGCCAGGAACCCGGGTACGCCGGCGTGGTGCAGGATCCCGGACATCATCCGGTCCCACCCCTCGAAACTGCCGAGCGAAGCGCCCCGCTTATGCTCCGGGCACCCGGCCGCCCACCAGGACCGGAGCACGATCAGCGCGGCGGTGACCAGCTCGGGCCGGTTGTCCAGCGTCCAGGTGCGCAGCTCGGAGTGAGTGAACGACTCAGCGAGCCGGTCCTCGGGTTCCGGCACGTCCGGGCGCAGGTCGATGAAGTACGACCGCCGGGACATGTCCGCCGGGACGTCGATGTTGTTGCCCAGCGCGATCCAGGTGACCCGGTTCGGGAAGCTGGCCAGCTTGGATACGCCGAGGATCCGGTCGGTGTAGGTGAGCGAGGTGATCGCCCGGGTCAGCGCGGACCCCGACAGCTTGACCACTTCATCGAAGACCAGGAACGGCGCGCCGGCCCGGAACGCCGAGGTGATCTGCTTGCGGTTCTCCTCATCGCCTGCCTTGTCCGAGGCCCAGGGCAGTGGCGGGATCGCCTCCCCGGTGACCATCAGCGAGATGCAGTCGGCCAGCAGGTTCTTGCCGACACCGGGCTGCAGGCCCGACACCACGGCGAGCGGAACCAGCGGGACCAGGCCGCGGATGAACGAGGTGAGCACCAGCGCCAGCGCGTTGGCCCGGCTGGACTGCTCGGGAAACGGCATGTCTCCCAGCCAGTTACCGAGCAGGAACTGCACGGCCCAGGCGACCTGCTCGGGCGTCGGCGCATCCGGGATGTCCAGCCGGTCCATGCCGGAGTTGCCGATGGCCAGGAAGGTGCGGCTGGACTCGTCGTAGCCGTTCTTGAAGCACACCGACCCGTCCGAGCGGATGAACGGGGTGCGGCTGATCCGGTCCAGCGGCACGAAGTCATCGCCCGAGGACAGCACCGCGCCCATCGTCTGCACTTCCGGCCAGGCCGGCTCGAACGTGCCCGGGCTGTTCGCGCCCGGCGGCTTGTACTTGCAGGTGAACGCGGCCTCAGCGATCCAGCGGGCGAGTGAGTCCCGGTCCAGCGGCTCGGTGGATACGCTGAACGTTCTCGGGTCAGGGGCCGTGTAACGCAGCCTGGTCATCGCCCCGCCGAAATTGAACAGGTCGCGGCCATCCCACAGCTCCCGCATCCGGGCCAGGATCGAGTGGACGACGACGACCCGGTCCTCGTTGACCACGATCACCGGCCGCCCGTTCGTCTCCGGCTCCTGGTCGCCCAGCTTCCGGTGCGACGGCCGGCGCTCGGCCGGCTTCGGCTGCGCCCTGGCGAGCAGCTTAGCCATCTTGTCGGTCCGCCGGCCCTCATCGAACCGGGCCAGGTAATCGTCAATGCCGTCCGTGCCCCACGCGAGCGACGGGACGAATCCGGGAACCGCGTCCTCGGATTCCAGCTCGGCGGCCATGCCTTCGGCGGACTCGTAGACGTTCAGGTTGTCGCCGGCGTCGGCGTCGATCAAGATGATCACCGGGTGCCCGGCGAACCGGTGGAACGCCATCGCGGACAGGTCACGCCAGCCGTCCACGCCGGCGATCCCGTAGACCGCGTACTCGGACGGCGCGTAGCTGGCCACGGCGAGGGACTGCTTAGTGCCCTCGGCGATGATCACCGGCCCGGCCTTGCTGTCAGCCGGGAGCGGCCGGAGCGCCCACATGTGCAGCGGGTGCCCGGCTTCCCACAGGTACTTAGGCGTGCCCTGCGGCAGGCCGCCCTCGGGTTCGGGCCACTGGCGGGTCTGCCTGGTCAGCATGTTGTTGTCGCGCCACGGGAAAACGACCCGGTCGCCGTCCGAGCTGACATCCGCTGCCGCCAGGACCTTGTCGGTGATGGCGTGGGCGCGCAGGTATGCCAGGTGAGTCTCCGAGAGACGGGATTGCACCAGCTGCGTGTCGTCGTTGCTCATCAGCGGTCCCTAGCGGATATAATCGAGTCGGACGTTGACGTGGCTGTCGGCGTGGTCATGCAGGTGGCGATCGGACCGGCTTCGGGCAGTGGAGCCGGTCCCCGCTGCGTTTCAGGCGGCAGGCGCATCGCTCACCACCACCACCTCGTCGTAGTTCTGCGCGAAGTTTCGTACACAACAGCGCACCGCGTCAGCTCTTGATTGAGCTGTACCAGCCGCCACCAGGGCGTCGATCACGCTCAGCTCGCGGTAGCCGAGCCAGACCATGACGCGGCCGGTGTCGCCCTCGTTTGCGTTCCCGTGGCTCAGGCGGCAGGCTTTACCGCCTTGCTTACTTGAGTTGCAAGAAACGCACAGGACCTGGTATCCGTCCGGGAACCCCTGGGCGATGAGCCAGCGGTAGAACCCCGTACCGGCGCGCTTGTAACCAAACAACTCGATCCGGTGAATGCGGCCGTCGCCGTTTTCGTGATCAATCGACAGGTCTTCCGTCGCACCGCAGCAGGCGCAAGCGCGCCCGTAGTGATCGAGTACCCGGTCCCGGACTCGTGCCGTTTCAAGGATCCCACGGCGTCTCATGCATTCCCGGCATGCGGGCTTCAGCCCGGTTCGCCTGCTCCTGTCTTTGTTGAACTCAGTGACCGGGAGCGGGTTCGGTCCGGTATGCCCTGGATCGGAACATAGCTTCATCTGCTCAGCCGGTGGCATCGCGCACCGCCCGGGACCTGGTCAGCGGGTCGGGCAGCCCGCAGTTACGCACCGCGCAGTACAGGCAGTGCCAGGCCGCGCTCTTGGCGTGGCGCATCGGCGCGGCCGAGCACACGTCCAGGAGCCCGGACGCGGCCAGCCGCGCGTCGCCCGCGTCCACCCAGGGCTTGACCTCGGACGCCCGGCGGACGAAGACGGGAATGCCATCGCCGCGGCAGGCCGCTTCCATGCCCTGCACCTGGCGCTGGATCCGGCCCGGGCTGGTACCGTGCAGCCCGGACGCCTTGGGCCGGTTGTCGAACGCCTCGATCTGAACGGCACTGATCGCCGACGCGAGGCAGACACCGGGCCGGCCCGTGGTGTAGGAGCGGATGAGCATGGCCAGCAGCTCGGTGGCGCCGCCGTAGCCATCCGCCTGCCAGGCCCGCGCCCACCGGCACTTGCGCGTGCCAGGTTCCCAGCCGGCCATCAGGAACCCGGCCACGTCTCCGGGGTCGATGCCGAGCACGATGATCTGGTTGCTCATGACCGCCTCCCGGCCCCGGCGTGGGCCGCCATCAGGAACAGCAGCGCGCCCGGGAACGCCATCGGCCAGGTCACCGGGTAGGACGCGATCAGGGCCACCAGGGCGCATACGGTGAGCACCGCAGCCAGCACGAGCGCCCGGTCCCGCCGCAGCTGGCGGATCCGGTCCGCGTCCTCCCCCGTGGCGTACGTGACCTCGCGCAGCCGCCCGAGACGGTCCCGGCGCCGGACGGTCATCAGGCCCGGCACCGGCAGCGGGAACGGCACCGAGCCGGTCAGAGCGCGCAGCTCCAGGCAGTACACGCACAGCTTCTGCCCCTGGGCCAGCGGCGGGCGGTGGCACGACGCGCAGCACCCGGCCGGGGCCTGGTCCTGCTCCTGTTCCTGCGCCCGGTCCGGGATCTCGCTCAGCTCGGCGAGGAACGCGGCGGTGATGTCCATGGCCCGCGCGGTCTCGTCGCTGTACAGCCAGAACTCGCTCATACGATCACCCCCTTCGTGGCGTGCCAGCGGTGGTAGGCCGTGATCGCGTCGCGGGCCGGGAACAGCTCGCGGATCTCGATCCAGTCATGCCGGGGCTGGCCGCGCGTGGCGATCCGGCGGCAGGAACATGACAGGCCGATCTTGTGATCGGTGAACCGGAGCACGATGTGGTGCCCGGTGACGCCTATGAGCGCGGTCATCAGTCCTCCGGTTCCGGGCGCTCGCGCGGCACCCGGCCGAGCGCCTTGGCCAGCCCGGCGATGAAGTAGCCCCAGGTGCGGTCGGGGTCCTTGGTCCGGTGCTGGATGGCGAGCAGCCCGGTGATGACCACGTCGGCCAGCTCGCAGAGCATCCGGTGGCCCGCGTCCGGGTCGTGGCCCTTGCGCGGGTTCTGCCCGGTGGCCAGGATCAGCTCGGCGATCGCCTGGCCGTGGGCGCGCTCGATGAGCGCGAGCATCCGCTCCTCCCGGGCCTCGGCGATCTCCTCGCTGACCTTGGCGGTCCGTGCCCAGTCCTGGGCGAGCGGGTGATCCTTGTACTCCTGGCTGCAGGCCGCGTCCAGCCAGGTATCGACCTCGCGCAGCGCGGCCAGGATCTCGCGCACGTCGTCACCTTCGCGCAGCTCGGGCCAGCGCGGCCGGCGCGCGATCACGTAGCCGCCGTCCTCGATGAGGATCTCGTGCGAGGCCAGCTGTGATGTTTCTCCCGGCACGGTCCGGCCGACCGCCGCTCTGGCCAGGTCGGGCGGGTAGCCGAGCCCGGTCAGGACGGTGACCGCCTGGGCCATGGTCAGCGGGGTGTCCAGCAGGTCGTCCGGTCCGGCGTCCTCCCAGCTGATACCGTGCATCTCTCCCCATGCGCTGCCCATCAGTGCACCCCGCCTTCCCGGGCGTGCCAGCGCATCAGCTCGTCGTAGTTCGCCGCGGCCACGTACAGCCAGCTCGCTTCGGCGCACAGCGTGTCCCAGTCCGGGTACCACTCGGTGCCCGGCGCGGTCTGGAACACGTGCTCGCGCGGCCCGACGACGACGATCCGGATCGGCTTGCCGTACCGGCGCGCGGCCAGCGCGTAGCCCAGCTCGGCGTGCCGGCCGCCCTTGCCGCCGCCGTCCTGTTCGGTGAAGCAGATCAGCATCCCGGCGGCGTCGATGTCCTCCAGGTCGCGCAGCGCGACGCCGGCGCAGTACCCGGGGTCGGCGTCCAGCTGTTCGCGGGTGAACGACCCGCGGCCGTACTTGCCTTCGGGCGCCTCGATCCACCGCGAGGTGACCGTGTGGCCCTTCATCTGCAGCGAGGTACGGATGGCCCGCATGTACTCGTGCCGGCTGTACCTGGCGGCCAGGTAGATGATCACGGCGTTGCCTCCTCGCGGGCCGGCGTCTTGACGGCCGGTCCCTGGATCTCCAGGGTGACGTCGCCGATCTCCAGCCGCAGGGCCTTGTGGTAGAAGCCGTCCACGGTGGTGTGGGAGGTCTCGATGCCGTCCCACGCCCGCAGCTGGTCTTCCAGGTGCTTGTACTGCCTGTAGTTCAGGCTGAGGTAGATGTCGGTCACGTCTCCTGCTCCTGTTCTCGTTGCTCCCATCAGTGGGAAGTTCTGGCCCGCTCGCCCTCGCGGAGCGTTTCCCGGATCGCCTGCTCGGTGCTGACGGATTCGCGGCCCGGCTCGTCCAGGCCCAGGCCGCTGCGCAGCGCTGCGTACGGGCCGCACAGCAGATCGGCCACTACCCGGATCAGCGGCTCGGCTCCGCCCTCGCCGGCCAGGGCGCAGGCGTGCAGCCCGTCGATCAGCGCCGCCAGGTCAGGGACCGGGTCGTACCCTCGCCTGGGTGTGAAAGGAATCCGCAGCTCTCCGCCGTCTAGTCTGATGCTCACCTGATGCCTCCTGCTCTCTTACCAGTTCTCCGGTCCGTGTTTCCACGTTTTCCCTAGCTTGATAGCACTTATAGCCTGATCACCAACACCGAATAGTTTTCCTATAGCTCGCTGCGACATCTTATTTTCCGTAAACATGCGCCTTATCTCGCATACTTCCACCCAGGTCAGTTGTGCATTCCCGTTTCGCGCACCTCTATTTGTTACGTGGTCCCTGACTTTATCCGCACAATTCTGTTCCGGGGTCCCCCAGTAAAGGTTCTCTGGCCACCGGTTATCCAGGCTGCCTCCCGGCCCGTGGCAGGCTTGCTGACCAGCAGGCCGCGGACCAGCAAACGCGAGTAGCACCAAGGTATGGACAGCTATACTTCCCCTGTTCCCCGGGCCTGCGTTCAGGCACACTTGATAGTAACCATCATGGATAACAGGCCGGAGTATGCGTCCCGGAGTCCCGCGCCTGCGTGAAGACCTTATAAGACCCTTATTGCTCGCCTCGTAAAATCCTTCATATCCTGGGACAGGAAGCCACATTTCGTTCATGACAGCTATTTTATCCCTCCTAGCAACTCTCGTACCACACGTACATCTCGTACCAATTGGCCTAGCTGTCCAGCTTTTTCACGAAGAACATCTCTGCGACGCTGGTCCACTGTTCCCCTGGTCACGACGTCCACGATTTCGAGGTGGTCGTGGATTTCCGCGCCGATCCGGTCGATCCGTCCTTCCGGCTGGATGGCCAGGTCCAGCTGCCAGGATCGCTGCAGCATGACCGCGCAGTTCCCGGCGGTCAGCGTGATGCCGACGCCGCCCGCGCCAGCGGTGCACATGATGACGTCCAGCCGGCCTGCCTGGAAGTCCGTGACGGCCTGCTGGCGGGTCGCGCGGGTGATACCGTCCGCGCCGGTCCCCACGATATAACCGGTCCGGTAGCCAGCCTGCTCGCAGTGCTCCCCGGTGAGCATGGCCAGCTGCCGGGACTCGGTGAACACCGCAGTCGGCTGCCCGGGCCGCTCGGTCAGGATGCCCAGCAGCGTCTCGGCCTTCCAGCACGGCCGCTTGAGCCGCACGTGGTAATGCTTGACCAGCAGCCCGGTGTCCGGGTCGATTTCCTCGGTGACCGTGACGTCGGCCGCGCTGGACGCGAGCTGGGACAGCCGGGTGAGTTGCGCAAGCGTGGACATGACCGGGAGCTCGCCGCCGTCCGGGAGCTCGGCGAGCATTTCCCGTTCCATGCCGTCGTACGCGCGCCGCCACTCATCCGGCATCTCCGGGCGGCGCACCGAGTAGATCTTCGGCGGCAGCTGATCCAGCACGTCGGCCTTGGCCCGGCGCAGGATCTGGCCGTCCAGGCAGGCGAAGAACTCGGCCTCCATCTCCGGGCGCAGGCCCAGGATGACGTCCTCGCCCTGGCCGGACGGATCTTTCCGGATAGCGATGTAACGACCTTTGGCCCGGTCCCAAGACGGCCAGCTCGCGTGGTCCAGGCAGGCCAGCGCCGGGTAGACGTTCTTCATGGAGTGCGTGACCAGGGTGCCGGACGCGGCGATGAAGGCATCCGCATGGCGCGCGATCCGCTGCACCGCCTGGGACTGCTGTGACCGGTCATTGCCGCACATGTGTGCCTCGTCAGCGATCACGGTGGTCGGCTTCAGCCCCGGCAGCAGGTCGCGGGCGTCCTTCGCGTCTCGTCTTGCGGTCGCGTAGGTAGTGATCAGGATCCAGTTCCGGTCCCGCCAGCCCCTGACGCGGGCGCGGCTGGCGCCCTGGTGCATGACCGGTTCCGGCCAGCGGGGCATCCACTCGCGGATATGGCTATCCCAGACATCACCGACATCCCAGCCTGGGACCACGATGATCATGGGGAAGATCTCGTGCCCGGCCTGGCGCCGGGCTTCCAGGCCCAGCAGCGAGATGACCGTTTTACCGGTCCCTACTTCGTGCAGCAGCAGCACCTTGCCGGCCGCGGCCAGCGCGGCGGCGTCTTGCGCCTGGAAGTCGTACGGCTTGAGCCAGGGCGGGCAGACGTCGGGGGGCAGCGGCGGCGGCGGCGTCATCCGGCGGATCGCCTCGGCCATGATCCACTCAGCCAGCTTCGGCTGCGGATTCCACGTCGCGCGTGACCCGTTGCCGCTGAACATGCGGCCGATCTGCGTGACGGTAGCCCAGGTGGCCGGGACGAGCAGCACGTCCATGTTCCGGCTGCCGTCGTCGTTGCGGGGGTGCTCGCCGAGCGCAGTCAGGTACTGCAGCCGGGTTGCGGCCAGCTTCAGGCCGAAGTCGTCAGCCGCCGCTGCGACCAGGGCGATCTGATCTCCGGCTACGTTAAGTTCGCCAAAAAGTGCTGCGGTCATCTTGTTCCCGCGTCCCCGGGCAGCCCGCACATGGGCACAAGCATCAGCTCCGGAAGCGGGATGCCGATGGTCTCGTCCAGGACGCAACAGCACTCCGGGCAGCGGCAGTGGGCCTGCCACGAGTGGCCGCCCTCGGCGCTGGAGCGGATCCCGCAGTGATGACCACGCTCGCCGTGGCTGGCCACGGCAGCGCACTCGGCGGGGAGGCCGGTGGTGACGTCGCTCATGAAGCCCTCCGGGCAGTGGAGGGGCCGCAGCCGGGCCGCTCGCGCGAGCGCGGGCGGCCCGGCCGGACCGTTCGGGTGGTTACTGCGTGATCGTGCCGTCAGGCAGCACGATGCGGCCGTCGCCCAGGGCGATGGGCTGGCCGCTGACCTTCGCCAGGTTGGCCGCGCCGGCTTCGTCCATGCCCTGCGGAGCGGCGAGCGCCTGGACCGGGGCGGGCTGCACCGGGGCGGGCTGGGCGTACTGTGCCATGACGGGCTGCACCGGGGCGGGCTGCGCGTACTGCTGCGCCGGCTGGGCGTACTGCTGCTGGTCGGCTGGCTGGACGGCCGGCTGGCCGGGAGCGACCGCGCCGTAGACGGGCTGCGGCGGCGGGGCCGGGGCCTGGTACGCGGCGGGCTGGACCGGGGCAGGCTGAGCGTACTGCTGCGCCGGCTGGCCGGGCAGCTGCTGCGTGGCCGGCTGCGCGTACTGCGTGACCGGTGCCTGCTGCGGGAGCTGGGTGACCGTGGCCATGGCGGGCTGCGGGGCCGCAGCGGGGACGGCCTGCTGGGTGACGGGGACCTGGCCGTTCTGGCCGGGGCGCCGGTAGACGACCGAGTGCACGCACTGGTCGTTCAGCCCGGGCACCGGCCGCCGACTCTCGAACCGGATGGTGACCTGGGCGCCGCCCTCGGGGATGCGGGCCTGCTGCAGCGGCTGACCCGGCGCGCTGATGGTGGTGAGCGGCACGCCGGCCATTTCCATCGCCCGGTTCAGCTCGTCCCGGTCCGCGCCCATGACGTGCCAGACTGCCATGCCGTCGCCGAACTCCAGGCTCTGCTGGACCGCGAGCGGCAGGATCATCTTCATCATCGGCGTGTGGCCGTCGCCGAAGAACTTCGGCTGCTTGGTCCGCATGTCCGTCTGCTGTTCCAGGTCGTTGGACGTGATCGTCCACCGGATCGTGCCGGTGAGCGCCTGACCGGGCGGCTTGGGCATCTGGTAGGTGCCGTGCAGGAAGGTGTTGATCGACTTGCCCTTGCCGCCGCCGGGCTGGCTGTAGTAGCCGCCGAGGGTGCCGGTTACCCGCTGCACCGGCTGCTGGGCCTGCTGCGGGTAGCCGCCCTGCGGCTGCTGCGGGTACGGCTGCTGCGGGTAGCCCTGGCCGGGCTGCTGCGGGTACGGCTGGGCGGGCTGCGGCTGGGCGGGCTGCTGCGGGTACGGCTGCTGCGGGTACGGCTGCTGCGGGTACGGCTGCTGCTGGTCGGGGTACGGCTGGTTCGGGTAGCCCATGACGGGTCCTTTCGGTGGTCGCAGCGGCTGCGGTGTGCAGGCTGGCAGGGTGTTCCGGTGGCGTTTCCGTTACCGTGGTGAGAATACTGTATCGCATACCGCGTCGGGTGCGCGAGATACCGGGTAAGCCAGATATTCAGTTATGCGGCCGGCGGGTACGGGACACCCGCAGGCCAGTCAGCGGGGGCGCTGTGCCCCGGGCAGCCGTGCTCGTGGTCGCCGTCCCTGGCCGCCTCGGCTCTGAAATAGCCGCAAAAGTAACACTCGTCGCCCCCGGGTGTGCGGGGCACCATGCCGATGGTCATCGTCCGGTTGAGGATCTGCTGGGCGACCCAGCGGCGGGCCTCGGTCTGCTGCAGGATCTCGATGACCTTCGCGTCGTCTTCCGGGGTAATCCAGTGATCCCACAGGTACATCTCGGACAGCCGCGAGGCGGTCCGCGGCATCGACGCCAGCGCCACCCGCTCCACCTCGAACCCGGCGTTGCGCCAGCCCCAGGCGTACAGCAGGAGCTGGATCACGTAGCGCTGCGGCGGGCCTTCCGGGCGGCGCGTCTTGGCCTGGCTCGTCGGTCCCTGCAGCTTCCAGTCCACGACGGTTTTCTCGGCCACGTCATACACGTCCGAGGTGCCCGGGTAATCCGGGTGCGGGCTGACCCGCTTCTCAGTCAGCCACCGCAGCTCCCCGTTCAGCGCGTTCTCGTTCTCGAAAAACTGGGCGAGGATCGCGTGCACCCCGGTCCCGACCACCGAGGCCCACGGGTCGGCGGTGTGGTTGGTGACCGGCTCCTCGATCAGCTTGGACACCACCTGCCTATCGCACACCGCGCCCAGCTCGGACGGCCCGAGCCGGCGCTGCACGGTGCGCGGCATCCGGTGCGCTTGCCGGACGATCACCTCGCGCAGGTCCATGGCGTAGCGGGCGCCCCAGTCGGTGGCCGCTCCGGGCGGCGTCGGGCTGCGGCCGAAGTAGTCCGTCATCTGCGTCATGAGCCCACCTTGTCACCCGGTACTGTCATTCCGGTGCCGGGCGCGCCGGCGGATCCCGGTGAGGGCCAGCGCGCGCTCGTACGCTCGCCTGCTCATGTGCCGGGCCGGGTTCGGGTGATCCTTCGGCCGCCAGCACACCGGGAACGGGTCCAGCTCGGCCGGGTCCAGCGCGTCGCGCGGCCGGGCCAGCTCGTAGTACTCCACGGGCTCCAGGCAGCGAGGCGTGCTGATCATCGTGGCGGTCCCAGCACCCAGCCGCCCTTTGCGTCGCGGTAGGACTCGTAGACGCCCGGGTGGTCGGCGTCGAACCGGTCCCGGTTGAACCGGCGCTCGATCTTCCAGTCCAGGTTCCACGGCGGCCGGGCCGACGTGCCGGCGAACCGGATGTGCGCGGGGATCGTGCCGCCGTTGATCGCGGTGGCGGCGGCGACGCCCTGCGCCTTGATGTCGGCGATCAGCTGATCGCGTGCCTTCTCGGCGTCGGTGACGGCGGCCTTGGCCAGCTCCAGCTCGTCCAGCATCCGCGCGAGCTCGGTGCCCGGCTGCGGGTTCAGCGTGACCGGCGGCGGGGCCGGCGGGCGGGCGTAGGTGGTGGCGGCCTGCGGCTGCGCAGGGTCGTACGGCAGCGCAGGACTGTATTGCGGGACTCCCATCACGGCTCTCCCTGGTCTCCTGATCGTCTTCGTCCGTCTACCGTACCTCCGCCCGCTGACATTTTCACGGGCTCCGGCGTGTCCGGGCATATGCTCGCCTCAGAGCACGCGCACGATCAGGAGAGCGACGAGGAGACCGGCATGGCCGTGGTCAGGATCGAGGACGAGCACGCGGTTTACGAGTTCGAGGGCGAGGTGATCGCGGGCGGCCCGGACAGCCCGGTGAGCACCGCCCTGGACGCCCGGCAGCGGCACCGGGCACGGTGGATGGAAGCCGTCCTCTATATCAAGCCGGACAAGATGTACGTGCTGTGGGAAGCGAACTACAGCCTCGTCTGGCATCAGATCGACGGCGGCGGCCACGTCCGCAAACCGCAGGAGGTGCCGTGGAGCCAGCTGGACCGCAACGCCGTCTACTGCGGCGCGCTGCCAGCCCGGGAAGGCCGCGAATCCTGCCCGCCGGGTCCGCGCCGCGGCCCGAAGGGCATCGGCCGGATCGTGCTGGCCGAGCTGCCCCAGCACCGGGTGTCCTCCTACCCGGACCACCACGCGGTGATCCGGCGGATGACCCTGGCCCAGCGCGGTGACGGGTCCATGTCCGCCGCGCTGAGCGAGCCGATGAGCGAGCTGCTGCGCCAGGCCCGGCTGAACGACCCGGCGTTCCGCGGCGGCGCCAAGCCGGTGGTGCGTATGTAGATGCCCGCGAGGGTGACGAGGAGTTGCACGACAACAGAAGACAGGACATGATCAGCCTGTACGCACACAGGGGAATTAACAGAGCATCAGACTTGTCATGTATACTGAGTGCAGACCCCTAGAGCTAGGAAGGGGAGGTCGATCACATGGCGCAGAAGAAATACGCCAGGGTGGTCAAGGCAGCAACTGCCGAGACCGCCAGCAAGTTCAGGCTAGCCGAGGCGCTGGCCCTGGACATCCCGCCGCGCAACCCCGGGCCGTCAGGCGACGAGGAGCCGGTGGACGTTTACCTGAACCAGGCCCGCGAGGCCATCGTCGCCGCCGGCGGCGAGGAGCGGACCATCGAGACCCTGAAGCGCTACCGGTGCACGGCGCTGTGGGTCAGCGGCGGAGTCCGTGTGGAAACCCACACCAACTTCGCCTGGGTGGCCGGGGCATCGTTCAGTTCCCACGACGAGGCGAGGGCGAACGGCCTGACCCTGGAGAAGTTCACCGCGCTGGATGACAAGCGCGTGGACGCCGTCCGGGCTGCCGCCGGGAACCAGCCGAAGTCCGGTTCGGTGTCCCGCATCGCCGGGTGGACCGGCACCCAGCGGGTAGACATCGCCCGCGAGCTGCTAGCCGACCCGGATGTCACGACGGCGCTTGCCCTGGACGGGCTGGAGACCCCGGAGCTGTACTGCAAGTCCTGCCGCACGGTCCGGCCGGTTCGCCCGGGTGGCGAGGACTGGGAGTGCATGGTCTGCGGCAGCGGGCTCGTCCCGCTGGAGTCCGAGTCGATCCCGTCCTCCGTGCGGCACGCGCTCGGCATCCCGGTTAGCGAGGGACCGCTCGCCCCGCCCGTCTTCCCGGCCGGCCTGACCGAGGAGGACGCCCGCGAGGCGGTGGAGAAGATGTCTGCCGAGGACCGGGCGCTGCTCGCCAGGCAGGCACTCGCCGACGAGGGCGCGGCCGAGCTGGCCATGGCCGACCCGGACACCCGCGAGGACACGCTCCGCGCAGCCATGCGGGTGTCGGAGCAGGCTAACGCCGGGCGTACCCGGCCGCAGCCGTCCGGCCCGACTCCCGCCGAGCGCTCCGAGGACGAGCACTGGGCGTCCCTGGGCAACTGGCAGCAGGTCAGCGACGCTCTCAAGGCCGAGGCTGTGCACCTGCAGTCCTCCGAGCTGCTGGCCGCGGACAACGGGCAGTTCCGCAACGTCATCCTCGGGTACATCGCCCGGACTCGTTCCCAGCTGGACCTGATCGAGTCGATCACCTCCGGCGGCGGCGTGTCCGACGAAGCCCTGGCGAAGCTGCTGGAGGGCGACGAGTGAGCAAGGTAGACGACAGGGCGCAGGTGATCCTGGACTACCTGAGCACGCACCTCGGGCAGCGGGTCACCCGCCCGCAGCTGCTGGCCGCCACCGGGCTGTCGAACAGCGCCGGGACCGACGCCGCCATCCGGCGCGCCCGGGACATGGCGTCCGCGCAGGGCCTGCATTTCCCGCCCGCCATCCGGCGCAGGGGCGATCTGATGCCGCTGTACCTGGTCACCGACCAGGCTGCCGACGCGATCCTGCCCACGCGCAGGATGCACGCCATCGCCAACGGCGTGCGGCGGCGGGAGGAGGTCGGGCTGGACTTCATGGCTGCTCATGCGGACCAGCTCGATGACACCGCCCGCGGTCAGCTGGAGATGCTGGCGCAGGCCCGGACGGCCCGTGCCGCCGTGCAGGTGCTGGAGGACATGGCGATGACCCGCCTGGCCGCCACGGTGAACGGTCAGCCGGCGGCCTGATCCTCCCATCAGTGGGAACAACCCCTGCCGGGCACCGGGCCAACTCGGTGCCCGGCAGGGTGACCATAGAACAAGGCCGCGAACACGATCAGGAGATCGAGATGGCGAAACCTGCCGCGACGGCGCAACTGGTGACCGAGGTTACTGAGTACGTGCCCGCCCCCGGCCCGCAAGACGACTACGAGGAGTACCGCCGGGACCTGCTGCGTGCCCGGCTGATCGCGGTCGGCGAACCGCTGTTCGAGAGCCCGGGCTTCGGGCCGGACGGCGTCAAGCTGCCCGAGCGCGACATCCTGTCCGATCTCGCGTATGAGATCGAGTGGTACCTGCGCAGCCTGTCCATCCCCCAGCTGGTCTGCCTGACTTACGGGCACCGCTGGCCGGAACTGATCCCGGTCCCGGGCATGAAGCTGCCGCGCGGCTTCCGGGCCGTCCGCGACCCGCAGGTGAGGACCGTGTTCCTGGTCACCGAAGACTGCACCCGCAAGATCGTCATCGGGAAGGGCGAGCGCAGGCGGGCCGACGCCCAGTACTGCGGCACCACGCGCAGCAGCCGGACGCTGCCTGGCCAGATCTCCGGATTGTTCGACCGCGCCCACATGCGGCAGTACACCTACGACAAGGACGCCTGGGCCAAGCGCCCGCCGGCGTCCCGGCTGACCAGGATCGACTTCCTGGACGAGATCTACCGCCGGATGGGCCGCGACCTGTTCCCCGCCGAGATGGAGGAGGGCCAGTGAACGCGAACGTGAGCCTGGCTGACGGCGGCACTTTCCTGGTCGACAGGATCACCGACGCCGCGGTCGTGCTGGTCTTCGGCACCAAGGTCGTCATCGTGCGGGAGAACGGCGCCGTGCTGGAAGTCCCCCGGCACCCGGTGACCGCCGCCCAGAGTGACCGCGACCACCTCGCCGCCCGGGTCACCGCGGAGGGCAAGTCATGAGCGCCCGCGTCCTGAAACTGTTCCGCGACGTGCCCGGCCCGGATGAGCTGACCGCCAAGCGCGGCATCGTCGCCGAGGCGGTCGTGTTCAGCGACGGCAAGGCCGTACTGCACTGGCTGACCGGGATCGACGTCACCGAGACCTACCCGTCCGAAGACGACATGCGCCTGGTCCGCGAGCGCAGCGGCCGGTCCCGCTTTATCGAGGCAGGCGGGTCAGCGTGAGCGGCGGGAAACTGGGCGAGCTGCAGACCCGTGCCGCCCGGCTGGTCGCCGCTCCCGGCATCGACCGGGGAACGCTGGCCGTCAAGATCCGCGAGCTGATCACCGCCGCGCACGAGCTCGGCCGCGAAGAACGCGAGCGCGAGCTGGCCGTCATGAGCAGTGACAAGCGGGCCGGGGTCCTCAGCAGGACCCGGCACCCGTCCGCGCTGGCGCTGTCCGACGACGACTCCGAGCCCGAGGCGGATGCCGCGGAGCAGCGGGCGCAGTTCACAGGCGGCCCGGACATCGGCCCGGAAGTCCTGGCCGACTACCTGAGCGGGCGGGCGTCACAGCCGGGCTGGCCGGTGGAGACCGGCGAGCCGTTCCGCGGTGCCGCCGAGCGCGAGTGGGACGACTCAAGAGGCGGCGAGCCGTGAGCGGCCCGGGCAACGGCGGCGCAGGGCGCACCGTGCACTGCCGGCACTGCCTCGGCACCGCGCCGCGCCCGGACACGAGTATCCCGGTCGGCTGGCTGGCGCTGACCGTGTCCGTTCCGCCGGAGTACTGCGCGGACGGCAGCGGCCGGACGCACATCTGGCTGGGCTTGTTCTGCTGCGCCGCCTGCCTGGTCGCGCACGGCCCGGAGATCGAGCGGCAGCAGGACCTGGCCCGCCAGGCGTACCAGGCCGTGGTACCGGACCCGCCGGTTATCAGCAGTCAGACGAGGATAGGAAGGCCGGTGCCGCGATGAGGTTCTGGCGCGAGAACAAGACCGACCAGGAGTTCGACTGGCCGGTGGACGCCGTCGCTGACGCGTTCATGGTCCATTACTGGCGGGAGAGGCTGCAGTACGCGCCGTTCCCGCTGGAGCGGATGCTGCGCAGCTGGCTGACCGCCGCTGACGGCTTCAACAGCGTCTGGGAGGCCGAGACCGGTCCGGACAGTTTCGAGGAGCTGTTCGACCAGGTGCGGGAGCGCACCAGGACCGAGGCGCCGGCATGACCACCCGGATGCAGTTCGTCGTCACCGACGACCTGGACGAGTTCGAGAAGCGCGAGTTCAACGACACCGGCCCGGACGGCGTCAAGGACATCGTCTCCCTCAACGGCGTGGCCGTGGAGCTGGACCTGACCGCTGCGCATTCCGCTGAGCTGCACGCGCTGCTGAAGCGGTACCTGGAGGCCGGGCACCGGCCCGGTGAGGAGCCGCAGCCGCCGGTCCCGCGTATCCCGGACAAGCGGCCCGGCCAGGGCGTCCGCCGTGAGATTCCCGGGACGCGTGACTTCTACCGGGAACTTCGCGAGTGGGCTACCGCGAACGACCTGGAGGTCCCGACCGCCGGCCGCGAAGACAGCAAGAGAAACTACGTGTACGACAAGCTGCTCCCGTCGTACATCGCGTACCTGCAGGAGCAGGCGCGCAGCGGGAAGGACGGCGGGGTGGCCGTGGCCAGGCTCGCAATGGCTGCACTGCTGCGCCTGCCTGGAACAGAAGGGGGGCAGCCGGCTGTTAACTTAGCTAACGATTTCGGTATCATGCGAGCAGGACGCGGTATACCGATACACAGACAACGGAGATACCATGACGACCATGACGAAGGATAGACCCGTCGCGCGGCCCGGACGGCGTGCACGGACATCCATCAGGCGCCCGGCCGCGGGTATCGCCATCGAGCCCGCCCGTCTCACCTGGTGGCGGGACTTTCGGGCGATGTCGCGGCAGGACCTGTCAAGGAAGCTAGCCGCTCTCTGGCTGGCCGAAGACCCGGACGCGATCCCGTTCATTCACCTTACGACGATCCCGGAAGACGGGCACCGGGCCTCGCCGTCGCTGCTAGACCTTCGCCACTGCACTGTGTGCGGGGGAAAGATCCGCGGCGGGCTGACCCGTGACGCGATCGCCAAGTTCGAGAATCCCGACCCGGAACAGCGGCGCCGGCCCAAGGCGAGCACCGTGCGCGCGCTGTGCGCCGCGCTATCCAGCCCGGACCGGGTAGTGCGACCCGGCGACCTGCTGCCTGGCGGGCCGCCGCTCGTGCTGTCCGCCGAGGCCCGAGACCGGCAGTCCCGGCTGGATTACAACGACGGGATGCGCGAGTTCGCCGACGCGCTCGGCCGGCCGGAACTGTACCGGAACCCGGCCGGGCGTATCTTCTACACCAGGGAACTGAAGGACATGTACGACCGCTGGCTGACCGAGTCCGGGACCGGGACCGGTGAGCCAGCCGCGATGGCTAGCTAGCCTGCTCGGGGAGGCTTCGTGGGTAACATCGAGGAGACCGGCGAGGAGATCATCCTGGAGCCGCTGGACGAGCCCGCGGAGATCCCGGTCACCCCGGTCCTGGTGCCGGAACGCCAGCCCGTGCCCGTATAGAGCTTCATTATGGATAAAGACGACGCGGACCGGGAGCTGAGCGACGCCCAGCGTCAGATCGAGACGATGGGCCAGTACATCCAGGACACCTACGCCCGCGGCAGCCTGGTCCACCCGCCCGGCGGCTCCGGGTCCGCGTACAGCATCCATTACAGCGGCGGGGGCGGTGCCGGCGGCGGCGGGTACGCGCCTGGCGGCCTGAACCTGGGCGGCGGGGGCGGAGGATCCAGCTCGGGCATCCCGCAGTTCCTGCCCGGCGGAGGCGCGGGCGGGGGAGGCTTCTATGGCGGGCGAGCCGGGAGCATCAGCACCGTTATCCGGAACACGGGCGAGACCGGGTTCGGTGAGACCGGCTCGGATGACGTACCCACCGCGGCCGGGTCTGTCACCGGGTACCGGTGGTGGAAACTGCCTGTCCCGGATTTCCGGCACTCCCCGGTGCACGCCGAGCAGCACTGGCCGCACAACCCGCTGGCTGGCATGCGGGCGCCATGGGAAATCAAGGGCGGCGTCTACACCGCGGCCTGCCTGGCTCCGGGCGGAGGTCAGCACGATCCGGACCGCATCCCGAATGCGAGCTGTGGTTGCGGGTTCTGGGCCTACTGGCACCCCGAGGACCGCAAGTTCCACGACGCCGGGACCGTTCCGGTGTTCGGCGTGATCAAAGGCTTCGGCCGGTTCCGCAACGGCCGCAAGGGCTTCCGGGTGCACAAGGCCCGCATCCTGGCCCTGCACCTGGCGTTCACCCTCATGCCGTACATCGACACGCTCGGCAGGCCGTTTGATCCGCGCCTGACCACCCGCACCATGGACGACGGCCGCCAGGTCCTGCTGCCCTCCTCGGTCAGCTACGCCGAGGCCGCGGCGGCGATGGCGCACGCCGACGCCTGGGTCGCGGTCATGGGCGACCGGCTGGAGCAGGACTACCCCGGCGTGACCATCTGCGAGACTCGCGACCGGCTGCTGGCCAGCTTCCCGCCGGACCCCAGCGGGAGCCTGCCGGAGCCGAGGGGCTGCGTGTGGTGCGGTGACGTGACCCCGTCCTACGGCCACGAGCTGTACTGCCCTGGCCGGCACTGGTTCCGGGTCGATGGCTAGCTGGGATGCCTGGGCCTTTACTCTTACCGCGCGCTCGGTCGCGCTTGTTGCGGACATGTTCTGGACATGGCTGATCGCATTCAGCATCTGGTGCTCTCGCGACCAGGGCCGCCACCGCAAGCGTTAACCCCCATAATCTCCTGACCTGGGTTATCTCTGCCCAGGACCAGGTGAAACCAGCTGCAGGAGCCGGATTTGGCCTGTGCAGCTGTCTGCGCTATACTAGCTGTATACGCAGAACAGACCAAGAGATCCGATCAAGGTCACCGAATCCCCGAAAGGAAGGGCATCGGAAACATGCACCAGCAAACCATCGAGGCCAGGAACGCGGAACTGGAAGACGTTCTGGTGATCCTGCAGGAGCAGCGGGCGCGACGGCTTGACGTCGTGGTCCGCCACCACATGATCGACGCCCACGGCGGTCAGATCCTCGTCCGCGCCGGAGACTCCACCCAGTGGGTCAGCGCCGAGGGAGTCACCTCCGCGGCCGGCGTCTACCGGCCCACCGCGGTCGCCGACGAGGGCCTGGCCGGCCTGCTCGGCGTGGACGGCGGGTTCCTGAAGAAACTGCGCCGGCTCGACCCTGGCCGCACCGACCTGTGGGACGCCATCGTCGGCGGCTTCCTGCACGGCGGTCACGAGGTCATCGACGGCGAAGACCGCAACTACCCGCCCTACGACGGCGCGATCCTGCTCCGCCTGCTCAAGGGCGACGAGGAGACGGACGGCGTGCTGCGCGCCGCGCTGTCTCCCCGGTACAAGATCATCGACAACCTGGACGTCCTGCTCGCCGTGATGGCCGGGCTCCGCGACGCCGGGGTGGACGCCTACCCGGACGTCTCCGACCTGACCGAGCGCCGGATGCACGTCCGGTTCGCGGTCCCCGGGATCGCCGCGCTCGCGCCGCTCCTGCTGGAAGGCTACCGGTCTCCGTTCGACGGACCCGGCGGCATCAAGCGGGCCGGGAACATGCGGCTGGACGTCGGCCGCTTCGGCCGCGACTCCGAGGGCCTGCAGCGGGTCCTGGCCGCCGCTCGCCATGAGGGCAAGGAATACCCGCCCGGCCAGGAGCCCATCGTGTTCGCCGGGATCAAGGTCACCAACTCCGACGTGGGCGAGGGTGCCCGGTCGATCGCGCCGGAGATCATCATCCAGATCTGCGGCAACCGGTTCACCCTGGCCGCCTCGGCCGACCGCGCGGTGCACCTGGGCTCGTCCAAGGACGAGGGCGTCATCCAGTGGTCCGCCGAGACCATGGAGCGCGAGCTGCAGCTGATCACCAGCCAGGCCAGCGACGCGGTCAGGACCTTCCTGACTCCCGAGTGGTTCGCCGGCAAGGTCGCCGAGATCGAGGCTGAGGCCGGCGCTCCGGTGGACAAGGCCGAGGAGGTCATCCGGGACGTCTCCCGGCAGGCCGGCTTCACCCAGGGCGAGGAGGCCGACATCCTGGCGCACTTCCTGCGCGGCGGCAAGTACACCTCCGGTGGCGTGGCCAACGCGATCACCTCGGTGAGCCAGACGCTGGAGTCCGCGGACCGAGCGGCCGAGCTGGACGCCAAGGCCATCCCGGCCATGGCCCACGCGGCACGGCTGGCCGGCTAAGCCCATGCAGGACATCCGGATCGGCGAGCTGATGAACGGCCCGCAGGTGCTGTACGACCTGCTGGCCGCCATCCAGCTCGCCGGGCCGGAGCCGGACCCCGGCCTGGCCGCCGGACCGGACCCGGTCAGCGAGCAGGTCACCTTCGTCACCGACGAGCGGGACGAGAAGCGGGTCGCCGCCATCGTCCCGGTCTGGGTCGGCGAGGCACACCTGGAAGACACCGTAGGCGCCATCCTCGGCGCCGTTGGGAGCGATATGCCCGAAACCGGCCAGCCCGAGTCCGGAGAGCACGGGCACGAGCTGCATGCGCGGAACATCGGCCGCGTCTTCACCGCCGACGATGACGAGATCGCCGTCGATCACCTGTACGACCACGACTCCGAGCCGTGCCCCAACTGCGGCGGCAAGTGCATCACCGCCGGGCTCGTCGGCCTGGTGCTCAACACCGAGTCGGCGATGCTGACCCCGGACGAGGCGCTGCTGCTGGCCGACCGGCTCAAGCGCGCCGCCGACCTCGTCCTGGAGACCCTGGAAGACCCGCCCGACCTGGAGCGCGAAGCCGCCCGGTTCGGGATGGGAGAAGGCTCGCCCGGATAACACGACGTGCGCCCGCGCCGGGCAGAGCTAGGCTCCCCGGCGCGGGTGCCACCACCCTCCCACCGATGGGAAGGTTCGCAGAAGAACAGGAACAGGAGACAGTACCTATGCAAGACATCACCACCGCCGGCTTCGACGGCAACCCCGCCGCGGAGACCGGCACCGAACACCTCACCGGCCCGGAGACCCCGGTTTCGGCAGAGGCAGTCCCCGAGGGCCTGCGCCCGCCCGGCACCGGCCCCGACTACGTACCGGACTCGATCCCCGTCCTCGTGACGGCCAAGCCCTGGTACCTGCGCCGCCTTCCGTGGCCGTGGCGCATCGTCACCGCCCTGGCGAGCGTCGCCGCTGGCTGGCTCATCGCCGCAGCCATCATGAGCGCTTTCCCGTTCGCCAGCCATCCGGCCAGCGGCGCGGACGCCATCCTGGCGCACGACGGCTACTCCGGCTCCATCACGATCTCCGGGTCGCTGTGGCAGCAGGCCCTCGGCGCCCAGGGCGGCAACGCCGGCGACATCGCCGCGGCCCGCGCCATGCTCAGCTCGGGCACGATCGGCTTCAAGGGCGCCAACGCCGAGATCGTCTTCGGCCTCACCCAGGCCGGCCAGGCGCTGATCCCGGCTGAGCTGCCGACCGCCAAGCCCGGCGACTTCGGTCCGGGCGTCACCGCGCACATGGACCACGGCTACTTCGTGATGGACGGCCCGACGTCCACGCTGGGCAGCCCGTCCCAGTACCGGACCCAGTCGTCGGTCAGCCTTACCGCGGCGGTTACCCCGGCCCAGGTCACCTGGCACGTGCACGAGCACAACGTGCCCGACACGACCGACGTCACCGGCCCCGCCACCGTCGCTACCCCGGACGGTCCCGTGTGGGCGCAGGACAACCTGGAGCGCACTGTCACCGCGGTCCAGGACCAGGGCAACCCGCAGCTGTGGCACGTCACCGTGGCCAGCACCGGGTCGTTCTCCGCGTTCGCCAACCCCATCGACGGCAACGCATGGGCCGGCAGCGGATCGGTCAAGGGCTCCATCGAGTTCGACGTGACCTCACCGGTCGCGCCGACCGCGGCGGGTCTGCCCGCGCAGCTGAACGACGGCGAGCACAGCACCGCGCTGGCGCTGGACCTGTTCGGCGGCCAGGGCTCGGTGACCGGCGGCGGCCACTACCAGTTCGACTACAACCCGGTCCCCGTGCCCGGTGACGCCGTGTACCCCTCGGGTACTTTCGGCATCTTCTACGGCCAGGGTCCGGACGGCCTGCACTACACCCAGGCCGGCTAGCCCCGGCGGCCCGCGCCTGCAGGCGGAACGCAGGCGCGGGCCTTCCGGCCCAACATCCCAGAACAGGAGACTAGACCATGACCAAGACACTCGACGGCATCGCGATCGCCATCCTCGCCACGTGCCTGCTACTCGCCGGCTGCGGGCACAGCAAGTCCTCGTCGGCGAACCCGACCACGCTCGTCCCGACCGGCGCGGCCAGCTCGGCACATAGCGCGATCAGCTCGATAGAGGCGAACCCAACCACGTCCGCTGAGGCCGCCCAGGCCAAGGCCCTGGTGAAGTCCTGCTTCGCCGGCACGCCGCTGCAGCAGATCCACCAGATCCACCTGGTGTTCCTGTCCAGCGCCAGCGGCAAGAACGGCGCCGCGGTCACTCAGGCCCGGGACACGACGTTCACCTGCCTCGGCATCCCGGCTGACAAGCGGCAGGCGTTCATCAACGACGCGCTCACCGCGGCCGAGCACGCGAACCCGAAGCTGACCACGCACGCCGGCCGGGTGAACTACCTGGAGGTCACGCTGCCGCAGCTGGTTCTCAAGTACAAGGGCCAGGCCGGCTACACCCCGCCTGCCAGCCCCGGCGCGGGCACCGTTCCCGGCACCGCACCGAGCCCGAGCGCATAGGAGCACCCTATGACCGCAGAAACCGTACCCGCCCACCGCAAGCCGCAGCCGGTGCTGTGGAACGGCGAGCACGTCAAAGGCCGCTGGCTCCAGACCCGCGTCTGGGGCGCGATCCTCGGCGTGCTCGTCGTCGGCCTGATCGCCGGGATCTACTTCGCCCTGTGGCAGGTCAACTGGTACGTCCACGTCGGGCCGGTGCACTTCGGGCTGTTCAACCTCAAGCGGAGCTGGGACGGCGGGACCTGGTGGCCGAGCTGGCTCGGGCACTGGGCGGACTACCGGCACTACGCGTTCCGCGACGAGCTGGAACCCGCGGTCGCCACCTTGATCGTGCTGTCCCTGCTCGCCGGCGAGAAGTACTGGAAGTACCGGCTGCCCGCCTGGCAGGTCGCCGTGCGCGTCGTCGCGGTGCTCGTCCTGGCGATCGGCCTGGGCGTCCTCGGCGTGTACCTGCGGGACTTCGGCCTGCCGGGCGCCTGGGCGCACTCCGCCACGGCTGCCGGCCACCCCGGGTACAACCTGCGCAGCGGATTCGGCTGGGCCGGCAAGATCAGCCTGTTCACCCTGGCGTGGGGCGCCCTGATGGGCTTCGTCCTGCACCGGCTGTGGGCACCCGCCGGAGCGACTATCCAGGGCTACTGGACGGACCGGCTGGCCGACCGCGGCCGGGGCCGCAAGCACCCCGCCTGGTACATCCGCTGGCCGTTCTCCCCGCCGGTCGTCCGCGAGCGGTACTCCGAGCTGTACCTGCACCCGGAGATCACCATCGCCAAGCCCGGCAAGGCCAGCCGCTGGCTGATCGGCATCATCACGTTCGTCGTGGTGCTGCTCGTCCCGCTGGGGCTGCTGGCCAAGTGGGGCATCGGCGCGCATCACGTCCACGTCCCGTACCTGGCCCCGAAGGGCTGAGAGGAGCCACATCATGTGCGTAACCCTGTACGACGCCAAGCTGGGGCAGACCCGCATCGCGGGCTGGCGGATCCCCGGCGACCAGGAGCACGCGATCATGTACGGAAACCAGCCGCAGAACCTGGTCTCCGTGCCGAACGCGATGATCCTGCACATCCCGCTCGCGCCCGGCGCGGTCCTGACCATGGCCAACTTCCTGCCCACTGAAGGGCTGCGGCACGTCCTCGCGGACATGTGGGCCGCCGCGCCGAAGTGGCAGGAGGAGGGCATGAGCCGCAGCTTCGGCGGGCGGCTCACCCGCGGCACCGTGGTCACATTCGACATGGGCAGCTACACCTGGGTCGCAGCCACCAACGCCGACGCGGACGAGATCATCACCGCGCTAGAGCAGGTGCACCCTGACCGCCGACCGCACCTCAGTGCAGGACTGATCCGTTTCTACCAGCAGACCTGGCCGGACGACGCGCTGGCCATCGGCTGCTTCGCCCGGGCGGACGGCGACGACACCGAGCCGGTCTGCGTGAAGTATCCGCCGCGCAGCTACCGCGTCCTGCGCTACCCGGCGACCGACGCGCACGGCCACATCCCCGCCTGGGGCGAGCCGGTGTTCGTCAACCACCAGATCATCGCCGGCACCGACGAGTTCGGGATCGGCGGCCGGGTCACCTACCAGGAGGAGGCCCGGATGGGTGACCGCCTGGCCGGTATCATCCCGCGGCTGGTCATCGGCGCGGAACTGCTCCGCATCCCGATGATCCAGGGCGATTTCTACATCGACTTCGGCCAGGACTTCACCCTGCCTGCCGGGTCGGTCGATCTGCAGCGCGCGAACGGACCCGAGCTGGACAGCCGCGCGAAGGCGGTCCCGATGCTGCTGTCCAGCCGCAGCTGAGAGGAGGCAGTCATGGCTAACCAGGGCAACCTGCCGGGTGAGGACTACCAGTCGCAGCCCGGCTACCTGCGCCGCGACGACGGTACCCTCATGCCGGTCGGGGAGCACCTGCCGCCCGTGCGCGACTCGTGGACTGGCGTCCCGCACCGCTACCTGGTGACCTACCCAGGCCAGCCCGAGACCGAGGTAGACGTACGCACCTGGCAGGCCGCCGAGCGCGCGGCCGGGTTCAGCGCCCCGGAAGGGCACAACGCCACCGCCGGGTTCACCGGACGCGGCATCGAGGGACGGATCGAGTTCGGCCCGCTGGACGGCATGCTGAGCGACCCGGAGGAGGACGCATGAGCCACAGTAAGCGGCCGGGTCTGGCGGTCCCGACCCCGGACCGTCCGGTGTTCGCCGACGACGGCGGGTTCGCTGACCCGGAGATGGCCGCGTTCCATGCCACCTACATCCAGGGCGGGTACTCCTGCCCGGAGCGCGAGTGCGCCCGGATGCTGCTAGACGGCGGCGCAGGCGAACGGCGCGCGGCGGCGTGGATGATCGAGCGGGGCCTGGGCCTGGAGGACCTGCAGTGGGACTCCGGGATGCTGGAGCATTACCGGTCCCGGGCATGAGAACGACCCGGTGTCGGTCCCGCTGCGGCCGGCGTCGGGCGCTAAAGGAACAGGAGACAGACATGGAACTGGCAGAAGTGATCGAGGGGATGCACGTCCGGCTGCTCGGCCCGGAAGACCACCCGCTGCACGGCGTGACCGGCGTTGTCGGCCGGGTCATGGGCGCGGCGTGGATGTGGCGCAATCGCCCGTCCGACATGATGGACGCTCCGTTCGCCTGGACGGATGGGCAGGTGCTGGTCAGCCTGGACAACAGGCCCCGGCTGCCGGACCGCGGAGACGGGCGTCACTGCCCGCCGTGGTGCCCGCTGGTCATCGTGCGCCCGGAGGAGATCGAGGCGATATGAGCAAGGCGAACAGGCGTAAGCGAGCCAGGAAACGCAATCCGGCGCAGCGCTCCGGCCGCCGGGTAGCCGATCCGCGCCCGGCCCGCCGCGACGGCGGGTACGGGCTGACCGTCCACGGTACCGCCGAACCGTACGACACGGGGAACCTGCACCCGTCGCTGCGCGGGCTGGGACCGGACGACGAGATCGACGTGATCATCACGCCGGACGATGACGCTGCCCCGCCGCCGGGCGGGGGCGAGCTGCTGGGCACGCTGCGCAGGCCGATGACGGGCGACGACGGCCGGATCCTGTCCGAGGGCGCCCGGGTCTGGCGGGATCTCCGCACGCCCGCGGAGCGCCGCGCAGCCGGTGCCACGAAGTTCGGCGAGTTCACCGACGACCCCGGCGAGCTCATCAACCCGGCAGGCGTTCAGCTGCAGGCCCCGGAGGACGTGATCCTGGACATCGGACGGCCCGGACCAGGGTCGCGCACCGCGATCGCCGGCGGCCCGCACGACGAGCCGCGCGTGGTCGCGGACTACCGGCAGCAGCTGGAGCAGGACGCGGTCCCGGCCGCGTTCCGGGCCAGGCGCAAGGCGGCGGGCGGCTCGGCGGCCGACCTGGTGCAGGCACTGGAGGAGGAGTCCGAGGGCCTGGCTGCGCGGCTGGCCCGGGGCCTGTCCGCTGAGGAGCTGGCCGAGCTGGCACCGCAGATCGCCCGGGCCGCGTCGATCGGCGGCGTGGCACCCGGCAAGTACTCGTTCACCACCGGACAGCCTGAGCCCGGCGGCGAGATCGTCGTCTCCGGCCCGCCGCCCGGTCCCGGACTGGCAACCGAGTCCGTCCCGGCGACCCTCGTAACCGGCGGCGACGCCCCGGCCCTGGAGCATGCCGGCCTGCAGCCCGGTGACATCATCGCGCCCGCCCAGCCGATCGGCTACATGTCCGCCGGCATCCCCGTGCCCGAGGGCGCCGGCCGGTCCCCGGATGACCAGGTGTGGCGCCCGCGCGTGACTACGCAGCCGCGCGAGGAGATGAGCCTGGGTCCGGTCACCGCCGCGGTACTGGACCGGGTCCGGCACATCGAGGCCGGCGACCCGGCGATCCTGGACCTGCGCCCGTCCGAGGTGCTGGCCATGCACACCGACCTGGCCGACCTGATGGCCAACCCGCACGAGAAGGTCTTGCGGTACTACCACTGGTTCATGGAGCGGACCATCGGCGAGGCGCACACCGCCGGCGGGGCCGAGCGCGCCCGGGAGTACTGGGAAGGCATGTTCTGGCCGGCGACCACGGCCCGGGAGTGGACCACGATCCTGGCCCGGCTGCTGCGCTCGGCGCGCACCTACAAGGTCACCGCCGAGATGGTCGACAAGGTCACCGAGCAGTATGCCGAGGACCTGGCGTCCGGCTGGTACGCGGTCGATGAGGACGACCTGCCCTGGCCGGCCGGGTTCGCGTGGCTGGACGCGCCGCTCACCTTCACCGACAAGTTCGGCAAGGAAGGCTGGAACCGGGCGGTGTCCTGGGGCCAGGAGTACCTGGCGCTCGGCAGCATGAACCCGCGTGACTCCCGCCGGGTGCCCGGCGCCCGGATCGTGTCGTGGTCCTGGCACGACGACCGCGACTCCTACTGGACCCCGGATACCGGCACGAGCATCCAGGAAATGGGCGGGCTGGCGATGGCGCACGCGATCAGCTTCCCGTACCGCGCCCGGCTGAACGTCAAGCGGGACGCGCAGGGCCGGGCCACCCAGGACGACACGATCCGCTGGGTCCGCACGCTGTGGAAGGTGCTCAGCTCGGAGATCTCCGCGACCCGGTCAGACGTCCACATCGAGCGGCACGTCCGCAAGCGCGCGCTCCGCTCGCTGCGCCACGGCGAGGTCCACGTGGTCACGCTACGCCGCAAGCACTACGTCAGCGACGGCGAAGGCGGCCACCAGGCCAGGATCTACACCTGCCGGTGGCCGGTCAACGGCTTCTGGCGGCATTCCCGCCGCGACGCGGACTGGGAGGACGCTCACCACACCTACGACGAGCACGGCCGCCGCACCCGGCACCACGCCACCCCGGACGAGACCAGGGAATACTGCGCGATCTGCGGCGCCCCGGTGTCGTGGATCGGAACTTTCGTTAAGGGGCCTCCGGGCGCACCCTGGAAAGACGACGCCAACCGCACTGTGTTCGTGTTGCGGCGCTAGCAAAAGAAACAGGAGATAGGAGGAGACATGGGATACCCCGATGATCGCGGGAACCAGAGCGGGCACAAGAACGCGCGCAGCGCGCACGGCCAGGAGACTGAACAGGGAGACAGCATCATGAAGTACCTGCAAGCAATCGGCATCACCGCCAATGCCCTGGGCCGGTGGGTCTTCGGTTCCTGGACCGAACAGCAGGCCCGCGACGAGGTCAACCGCGCCCGCGCGCTGATCGGCCGTCAGGCGATGCCATGAGCCCGCTGGCTAACGAGATCGTCAAAGCGACCGGGTGCCCGGACTGGATCGCCGAAGGTATCGCCCACCTGCCCCCGGGCGGCGCCGGCAACTGGTACGAGCCGGACGCCACCTACGAACGCGGCACCGACTGGCGTGCCGAGGCGAGCCACTTCGGCGTGCGGGTCGTGCGGACCACCCGCTGGCACATCGGCTCGCCGGAGCAGGACCACCAGGAGCAGCCGTGATCCCGCGTTACGATGACCCGGCCGAGACCGCCCGGCAGATCGCCGCGGAGGTCATCACCTGGCGCAGGCGGCTGGACAAAGAGACCGAAGCTGGCGTCCAGGCGCGTATCGCCGGCGCCAGGCGGGCTCCCGGCCGCGGGGTCAAGCAGCTCATGGACGACCGCCGCGTGGTCGAGGGCATGGTCCGCGCGCTCGCGTACGTCATCGGCCACCCGGGCGAGTACTGGGCCGCCGAGCAGTTCATCAGGGAACAAGAACAGGAGAACGCGACATGAACACCACCAACACGGCACGCGCCGCACAGCGGAACAAGGCAGCCGCGACCCGCCGCCGGACCGCGGCGATCAAGGAACTCGGGCTGATCATCGACGTGGCCACCCAGCACAAGGGCCTGCTGGAAAGCGACCCGCCGCAGGTCCCGGAGTCCACCTTCATCAACCGGGCGGTCAAGTACGAGGGCCTGCTCGGGGAGATGCAGCTGCTGGCCCTGCTGGCCGAGGGCGCGGAGATGCCCGGAGATGACGCGGACGCCGACGACGGCAAGGTCACCGTGGGCCGGGACGACCTGCTGCCGCTGCTGCAGGCGATCCGCTCCATGTTCCCCGCCACGGACGGTAACCAGCCGCTGGACCGGCTGGAGGCCGCGGCCGGCATCGAGACATCCGGACTGCAGGCCGTGCCCGCGGCACCTGCACCCGCACCCGAGTCCCCGGCTGTGCCCGAGCCCGAGGCGGCACCTGTGCCCGAGCCCCAGGCGGCGGTCACCAGCTGCCCGACGTGCGGTTCGCCGGACCCGGACCTGCACCCGTCCACGGGTGAGGGCGGTGAGGTTTCCAGCCTCTGCCCCGACCCGTTCCACAGCCCGGTCCCGGAGACCGTCCAGGCGGCCTACGCGAAGCCGGTGCAGCCGTCGTGACCGGGGTCAGCCTGCACTACGGGCCGGGCGCCTGGACCGACGAGCACGGCGTCATGCGGTGGAAGAAACGGTACCGGACCGAGGACGGCCGCGACTGGAACGAGCCGGCGACCGGCCAGGAGATCGCGGACCTGCCAGGCGACGCGCTGGTCATCGTCGGCCCGAACGGCAGCCCGAAACCCAAGAGGGAGTACGACGGCCTGGTCATCGCCGGGTCGCCGTTCCTGCCGGCGATCGCGCACCTGATCCCGGTCTACATCGAGGGGGAGGACCCGGCTTATGCCGAGCATTGAGGTAATCCCGCACTACGAGGCCGGACACGGCATCCGCCCGCCGAACAGGCGCGGGCGCTATCGTGCGGTCGCCTGGGAGCTCGTCCCGGGTGGCGGCATGGAGCTGTGGCACTGCGACCACGACCACGCGCCCGGTGTCCGGAAGGTTCAGGACGCCAGCGAAACCGAACGCGAGGCTGCCGAGCAGTGCGCGAGAGACTGGCTGGCCGGGCGAATCCGCGACGGGCACCTGCACCCGCTGCCGGTGATCCGGGAAGGGGAGTGGGACCAGTGAGCTGGACGACGACCGACGTGGAAGCGTGGCCGGACGAATTCCCGCACGACCACCTCTCCGGGCCACTGTGCGCCGGGGCGGCCGGCTGGGAGAACGCGGACTATTGCGGCCACGACACGTGCGAGGCCATCGACTTCGGCGGCTGCATGGGCTGCCGGGCCGAGGAGGCCAGCTGGCTGGACTTCGCAGCCCGCGCCGAGCGCCTGATGGCGGAGCGGAGCGGCGTGATCAAGGTGAGCGTGCCGTGAGGGAGACCGAGCATGACGAGCCGCCCCCGCCGGGCACGATCACGCGGTGGTTCATGCCGATCGGCCGGGAAGGCCGGGCGATTACCGGGCCCGAGGCGGACGACGGCATGACGGCCGGGCAGATTGCCTTGTGCAATCAGTGTTCGCGGCCGGACCGGCTCGTCTACCATGACTGCTAGTGCTGGCGGGATCAGCGGCCTGGCGCTGGCCATCCTGGGAGGGATCGCCGTGCTCGTCATCCTCGCCGGCCTGGCGCTGGCCCTGTGGGACACCCGGCGCCCGTAGCAGGCACGCCCTGGCCGGCTGACGCGGCCCGCGCGGCATCGTGGTGATGGGATCACGACTTCCGGCGCGCGGGCCGCCCGCCAGGGGCGTCCGTCCGTCAGGCGCGCTCTCCCTTCAGCTGCCGGCTACGGGCACTGATGCGCGGGCTGGTCCGAGCCCGGCCCGGGGCCTGCGCCGTCGCAGGACTGATCCCCCGGCAAGATTCGTCAACCGTGAGCGAAGCATACCGCCTGCCCGGTGCATCGCATAGCGAGAGCACGTGAACGCTGCCTGTCAGTTTCAGCTCGCGCAGGTGGCGCACGGCCGGGCGATCTTACGGGCCGCCCGTACCGTGACCTGCTCGGGCTCGGACCGCCGGCCCGCGCACCACCGGTTCAGGTGGTAGACGCGGGGACATCCGCGCCGCCGCGGGGACAGCCAGACGGGCCTCATGTCAGCTCCCCTGCTGCTGAGCCCGCCAGCGTTTCACCCGGCAGGTATTTCCGCAGACTGTGGCGTCGATACGCAACGCAGTGATGTCCGCGCCGCATACCTCGCAGCCGCGCTTGCCCAGAGCTGCGCGCCGATCGGCGCATTCCTTGTGGTATCCCGTTCCGATTACCCATTCGCCGTGCTGGTTGCGGATCGTCGCACCGGGGACTGCGTGCCTGAGCTGGTGGTCTCGCGCTGACAGTGCTTCCAGGTTGTCCGCGTTGTTCTGTGTCTTGTCGCCATCGACTTGATGGTGAACATGTTTGGACGGATCGGTAAGAAGGCCGGCTTCCCAGGCTATGACGCGGTGCTCGAACACGTATCCGTCTTTGCGGGCGAGTGGGTGATCCGGTAGGTACAAGTCCACGTACCCATCTGAACGAACCCGGCGTTTGGAGCCGTAGCCAGGGCGTTTCCCGCCCTTTCCCCCGATTGCCATACATGCAGTTTACCGTTTCAGCAGCCATCGTAGGGCGCCCAGTCTGAGTACCCGCGAGAAGCGACCGCGTTGGCGAAAACCTGGTTCTGCTCGGCTGCGCTGGCGTGCCCGTAGTCTGCCGGGTTACCGCCGCTCGCGGCCCAGGTTGAGGCCGAGAACTGGTAGAGCCCGTAATGCCCGTTCGGGTTCCATGCCTGCGCGTTGCCTCCCGATTCGCGAGCGATAATGCACGCCTGCCGGGAGCCGGACATCCCGCCGCCTCCGCCGCCGGAGCTGGCCGGCGCGGCCTGCTGGACGGGAGCTGAAGCCGGGGCCTGGCTGACCGGGGCTGCGGAAGACCGGGTGCCGCAGGCCACGTCCCAGCCGTCGCCGTCACCGTCACCGCAGAAGTTCGGGAATCCGTAGCTGACGCCCCACACCTTCCCGCCGGATCCGCCGCTGACCCGCACCGCAGACACCGTGCCGGCTGACCGGTAGCAGGAGACGTGCCACAGCGTGGCCCCGGCGAGGATGAGGTCAGGATCGGCGATGCCGTTGGCGGCGGCCAGCCCGGTGTAGTCGGCGGGGTTCCCGCACAGCCGGGCCGCGATCCCGGACAGGGTGTCGCCGAGCCGGATCCGGTACGCCGACGCGGCCTGGGCCGCGGATGGCCGGGTGACCGCGGTCAGGACGGCGGCGCCGCGGGGCGTCCCGGCGGGGCGGGGCGGTGCCGTCACCGCGGTCGCCGTGAGGGCGGCGGGAAGGGCCGCGGCGATCAGGGCCGGGACGGCGGCCAGCCAGGCCAGCCGCAGGTGCCCGCGCCGGGAAAAAAGCCTGCCGGCAGGCAGCGCGCGATGATGCGCGGAGGCGGTATTCATCTGTATCCTCATGGCAGAGATGGCCGCCAGGCGGGGTGATTCTCAAGGTCGGCCCCGCGAGGCGCTTGTCCTCACCGACGCTAGCAGGATGGCTTCGGCTGCTCTAGCTTTCGCGGTGTAAAAGAGGGAGCCCTGGGCCTCTGCTGGCCCTGGGCTCTCTCGCTGCCACAGGCGTTACGGCTGAGATGGCTCGTATCCGGCCCGGCTGGCTGCCGCGGGCATGGTCTTACGGTACCGCTGGGGCGCAGGAGGCGGCGTCAGCGGGACCCGGGCCATGCCCCGCCGACCGCGCCGGGGATCCGGAACCCGGGCAGGATCACGCAGTCATCCGGCATGTGCCCGTCCGGCGGGTCCCGCACGAACAGCTCGAACCCCTGGCCGCGGCGCAGCAGGAAGTCCTCGGCGGGCACGGCGAGCCACGCCACGCAGCCGGGCTCGTCCTGGTCCTCGTCGCGCAGCGCGATGCAGCGGATATCCCGGCCCCCGGTGCGCAGGACGATGCCCGAGGGCGGCTCCGGGTTCTCCGGCACCTGCGGTCGCCTGAACAGCCGCCACCTCATACTGCCGATGGTAGCTCCCGGGATGTCACCGCGCGTTGACGTCCCCGATCCCGGACCAGGCCCAGCTGCCCTGCAGCCACTTCTTGCGGTACTTGCAGGGCTTCTTGGACCCGTTGGTGTAGGTAATCTCAACCCACCAGTCGGAGCTGATGGAGATGCCGGCGCCGCTCAGGGCACCGTTCTGGCCCGGGTCTATGGCTCCCCAGTTTGCCCACCCGGGCGGGAAGTACAGGACCTGCCCGCTCTCGGACAGGCAGGCGTAATGCGTAACGCCATCGGGGTCATTCGCTCCTGATACCACGTTGTCTCCTATCGCTTGCGGTGCCGGGGCCGAGCCTCCGCCGCCGCCCCAATTCTTGGCCTTGTCGATGACGACATCCATCGGGAACCCGGACCCGCAGTCGCTGTGACCCGACCCCCAGGAGCCGAAGTTGACGTGCTGGCAGATCCCGCGCACATCGGGGTTCTGTGCCTGGGTGCTGCTCAGCAGGGTCCACGGAACGCTGTACTTGTCCACCATGTAGCGGCACCACTCCGCCGCGTTGTCCAGCAGGACCGGCTTGGACAGCCAGGTGTCCCGCGACCACGAGGCGTACGCGCACATCTCCAGGGACAGGCAGTACGGGTTGGCGTTGCCCTGGGTCCACGCCTTGTAGTTCTCGTAGACGTACGCGCCGAGGGTCCGCTTGTACTGGTCGGCGCCATGATGGCTTGAGCACTGCGCGGACGGGTTGGCGAACCAGCTGCCCAGCGACTCGATCGTCATCGCGCCTTCGGTGGTGTGGAAGACGATCTTGTTGTACGGCCCGCGCGTGGTGGAGTAGTGCTGAGACGGGTACCACAGCTCGTCCATCTACCGCTCGCCTCCCGGGTCCTCATCCGGGTGATCCCGCGCCCAGCTTTCCAGGAACGCCCGGTAGGCCCGGTCCCGCCCGGCGAACCGGTCATCGCCGCGGGCCGTCCCCCACGGCTCGGCCTGCTGGTCCGGCGGCGGTTCCCGGGACGGCCGGGGCAGCTCCAGCTCCACCTCGCCGGCGTCCAGCTCCTCGCTGGTGAACGTCTCGCCGGACCGGACGATCCTGCGGTCCCGGTGGTGCCGCCGGCGGATCCTGTCTCCTATCGGCATCGGTCATCTCCCCTCTCCGTGTTTCCCGTTGCCATTATCGCCGTTCCGGTTCTTGACCCGTGCTCCGATGTAGCTGCCCAGCACGCCGATCAGGCCGCCGATGAGCGCGATGATCACCTGCGTGGCGTTCTCGCCGAGGGTCTGGGTCGGGGTCTGGTGCGAGATGACGTTGACGAGCACGACGACCATGAGCAGAACGACCGCGAGTCCCAGCGCGACCGCGAGGATCAGCGCGACCAGGTCGACGGTTACCCGGCGACGCTCGCTCATCAGCCGAACCCCGGGTACATCGCGGTGATCAGCGTGGCCATGTCGAACCGGGCGCCCTGCAGCGGGGTCACCGTGGCCGTGTAGGTGTCGTCATCGAACTCGTACTGCCCGGTCATGAACGTGATCGGGGCCATCGCCACCTCGCCGCCGTACGGCGCGTCGGTGACCATCAGCTGCATGAGCGTGCCGGCCTTCTCGCAGCCCAGGTCAACCGGCGTGCCCCCGGCGTTGAGCAGCTGCCCGGGGCCGACCGTGAACGGGCCCGCGAACGAGGCGCGCACGTACTTGGCCAGGATGTTCTGCCCGATCTGGGTCACCTGGGCCTGGGTCAGCACGCCGGCCGAGCTAGTGTCCAGGTAGTATTCCATGACCCCGTGGGCCGCGACCGACGCCGCCTGCTGCACCGTGACCGTGCCGTAGGTAGCCGGCTGGGCCTGGGCGGTGGACGTGGACTGCACGTCGGGGCTGGACTGGTAGCGGATGATCAGCGTGTTGATGTCGGCGGCGATGGTCCGCGGCACGGGCGTGTGGCTAATCAGGATCCGCCCGGGCGGGTACTGCGGCTGGCCGTAGACGTTCTGCGGCAGGCCGAACACCGCCAGCTGCCACGGCCCGGCCGGGACCCCGGTCACCCCGGGCGGGATCACCATCCAGGTCAGCGCGCCCCCGGTGCAGGCCAGGTGCAGGAACGCGGTGATCGTCTGCGCGCCGGAATCGACGGCCTGGGAGTAGTAGATGCCGGCCGGGGAGCCCACCCCCGGGTTGGCCCAGCGCAGCCCGCGCCCGATCGCGGCGTTGATCGCGTTGTCCAGGGTGTACGCGGTCCAGACGGCGGTGAAGTCGGCGCCGTACTGCCCGGCCCCGTGCGCGGTGATCGTCCAGCCGTCCGTGCCGGGCTGCGGCTCGTCCAGCTTGCCCTCCCAGACGCAGTTGGCGCCGCGGAACACCTGCACGACGCGGCCGGGGTTGACCGCGTCGGTCCGGAAGTCGGGCGGCAGCCGCAGCAGGCAGCTCATCGTATCCGGGCCGCCCGGGCAGGTGAAACCGTACTTCAGCGCGCTGACGTGGCCGATCGCGCCGAGCCATTTCGCCGCGTACGGGACCGGGATACTCGTGGCGACGTCCCCGCTGGCCGGCTGGACCTGCGGCAGCGGCAGGAAGACCACGTTGACGTAGCCCGCGTACGGGGCGGGGACCTGCTGGACGGTGAACAGCGTCGGCTCCTTCAGCGTGCCCCCGGACCACAGCTGGAAGGTATCGCCCTGCTGCACCGAGGCGGCCTGGGCCGTGGTGAGGACGACGTACGCGGTGTCCGCGTCGGCGTCGGCATCCGGGTCGGCGAAGCCGCCGCCGGCCGCGCTGAACGACCAGGCGGGCCGCTGCGGTGCGAACGTTACCACCTGGCTGGCAGACGTGCGTTCGAGTGCCATAAGCTACTTCCCACCTCAGCGTCCGCCCCAATAAGCGGCGCCGTTCTGCTCGTAATTGAGCAACGGGGCTGCGGTGACACCCGTGTAGTGCTGGTCCAGGTCGTGGTGCTGGTCCAGCGTGGCGATCAGCGCGTCGGCGTCGGCCGTGGTCATGCCGAGGCCGTCCGGGGCGGCGGCGGTCAGGAACGTCACGCCGCCCATCGCGGTGATGTAGTCGCGCTTGTTCTCCAGGGCGCCGAAGCTGTCCCGGACCCCGGTGAGGAACGTGGCGATGTCGCCGAGGAACTGGCCCTGGTTGGGCACGTTGGTGGCCATGAGCCTCCTAGCTCTGGATGAGTCCGGTACTGTCCAGCGGGAACCGGCCGAAGATGCCGATGACGGTCTGCGCGAGCGAGGTCGGCAGGAAGTTGAGTGTCAGCGTCCCGTTCGGGTTGATCGTGAGCACGGGGGTGGCCGCGCCGTCCGCCACGGCCGTGAGCACGAGCTGGACGGCGTGGTTCGGCCGGTAGCCGGCGGGCAGCGTGTAGAAGATCGTGCCGTTGTAGTTGCCGGTCGTCCCGGGGGACTGCACCTTTCCGGCGAACTCGACGCAGCCGTCCGCGGTGAGCCGGTACTGCGGCGGCAGCTGGCCGCTGATCGTGCCGACGAACGAACCGGACAGCGGGCGCATGTCGTGCCAGGTCTCCACGACAGACGGGCTTGACCCGGGCTGGATCGCCTGGACGTTGCCGGTGTAGCCGGAGCCGAACGCGTTGCCGGCCGCGTCGGTGCCGGCCGCGGGCTGCAGCGCGGCGGTGAGCACGCCGGCGACGGTGTAGGTGATGATGACCCGGCCGTCGCAGCCCGCGCCCGCCTGGACCGGCGCGGTCCCGGTGTGCCAGTTGACGGTGATCAGCGGGTTCTGGGCGTTGTCGCCGCCGGCGCCGTACATGTAGCCGTAGTTGTTCAGGTTGTACGCGCTGCCCGGGCCGAGGCTGATCGACTGGGCCGCCCCGGAGGCCAGGGCGGTGCCCAGCCCGGCGCCGGTCAGGTCGGTGGTGACCGGGTTGCCGCCCTGCCACCAGGTCTTGACCGCGGTGATGCCGCCGCCGTTCCAGCTCAGCGGGGTGGACGTGCGGCCGGTGTAGCCGAGGATGACGTAGGCGCCGCTGCCGTACCAGGTGTGCAGCCACTCCAGCCGGATGGTGACCTGGTCGATCGTCTTGCCGGACAGGTCGGACTGGGCGTTGCCGCCGATGATGCCGAGAGATTTCATGGTGCCGTTGTAGGAGCCGCCGGAGGCCGTCTCGCCGCCCTGGTACATGCTCCCGCCGACCCCGGACCGCCAGGCGTTGGCGTTACCGCCCGTGGCGTCGGAACCGTAGTAGGTGGCCGAGTTGTTCAGCCGGTACTGGTTCTGCCCGGTGGCCGCCGAGGTGGACGCGCCGGCGCCCCCGCCCCCGCCGCCCGACTGCACGGACGCGGAGCCGCTGGCCGCGCTGTTGCCGCCCGCGCCGCCGGCGCCGCCGGGAGGGTTGCCCGCGCCGCCGGCCGCGCCCGTCGCCGATCCCGAGGTGGACCCGCCGGTCCCGCCCGCGGTCGCGCCGCCCGCGCCGCCGCCGCCGCAGCCCCCGGTGCCCTGGTTGTTCGCGCCGCCGCCCGGTGCGCCCGGCCGCGCGACGCTGTTGGGGCTGTGCTGGTTGCCCGAGGGGCTGTTGTTGGCGTTGCCGAACCCGGTGCCGCCGCCCGGCCCCCCGGTGAACCCCGTCCCGGCCAGGCCGCCGTTGGCGAACACCCCGGCGGGCAGGCCCAGGCCAGCCGTGTCGAAAATGGTGTCAGACCCGTTCTGGCCGCCGTAGCCCGTGGTCCCGCCGTTGCCGCCGTTGCCGACCACGTACGTGTAGACCTGGCCGGGCACCACCGGGTAGGCGGGCTCGGCCGCGTACTCACCGCCCCCGCCGCCCTCGCCGCCCTTCGCGGAGCTGCCGCCCCCGCCGCCCGCCCCCGCCCCGACGCACTCGACCTTGGCCGTGGTCACGCCGGCCGGGCAGGTCCACGTGTACGTGCCGTTCGCGGCCTGGGAGACCTGCCCGGGGTTCTGGCCGTAGACCAGGGACGGCGGGACGGCGGGGTGGGTGGCGATGTGCTGGATCAGCCGGGCCTCAACGTCCTTGCCCTTGGCCGCCGTGGAGTTGGGCAGCAGGTTGGGGTTCTGGCCCGGGGTGGTCATGGCCGCCCGCCCGGGCTCGCGTAAACTGATGTGGTACTCATGTTACACAAGGCGATCGGAATACCAGCGCGGCAAATATGAGACTGCCAAGTTTGGTGCGCCTGACGGTGAATAACACAAGAATGTATTATCACCGGGGTTCAGGTATAGTGGCCCGCCCGAGACGATGCAGGAGTCCAGGCAGCTGATCGCCTGGGAACGGTCCAGGTTGGATCCCATGATCCGGCCCAGGTCCCGGTCGGATGTCGGCTCGTCCACGAGGAAGTTGACGTACGCGTTGCCGGGCGGGATGTTGACGATGACGGTCTGCCCCTGGGTGTCGAGGAACAGGACATCCAGGAACTGGTCGGCCTGGTCGGTGTCGGTGACCGAGACGGCGTAGTACGCGCTGGTGTTGGAGGGGTCCATGTCCTTGACCGGGAGGGTGACCTCGCCCATCACGATCAGCCCGTTGGTGATGTCGGTGGAGGGCGTGATCGACCGGGTCAGCTGCGTGGTCCAGACCGGGCCGTTGGCGTACTCGTACTGGTAGACCGACAGGGTGACCTGCCGGACGGCGGAAGGGTTGTCCCAGGTGAAGTTCATCAGGACGACGCTGTAGGTGCCGCGGTACAGCGAGTTGACCCCGGAGATCACCTGCGGCACGGTGTACTGCCGGCCGTCCGGGTTGTCCGCCGGGTAGACCGGCACGCACGGGTTCAGGTTCTCCGGGGCGTCCGGGCCGGGCCGGTGGGCGATCAGCGTGCCGAACGGGGCCAGTGGCGGGGTCCAGGTCAGCACGATGCTGCCGGCCCCGCCTGTCCCGCCGGGCTGCGCGGCCGTGTTCATGTACGCGCCCCCGCCCCCGCCGCCGGGCGGGGAATTGCTCTGGCCCGGCGTATCGGCCGCCGTGGCGCCGTTAGCGCCCTTGCCGCCGCCGGCCACGGCCGCTGCTCCCGCGCCGCCGGACGCGCCGGCCGCGCCGTTGTTCCCGATGGCGGCCGACCCGCCCGATCCGGCCCCGCCGCCGCCGGCCGGCGACCCGCCCAGGCCGCCGTTGCCCCCGGTGAAGTGCGCCGAGTTGGTGCTGCCGCCCGCCCCGGTCCCGTTCGTGGCGGAGTTCAGCGGAGCCGACCCGCCGCCGTGCGCGGTGACCACGGTCCCGGTGGTCCCGGCTGACCCGAACGTGGTGCTCCCGCCGTTCACCGGGTTCCCGGACGCGACGATGTAGGTGACCCGGACCTGCCCGGTGGCCCCGTTGCCGCCGCCGCCGTTGTAGCTGGTGCTGAAACCTCCGCCGCCGCCTCCGCCCGGGGCGCTGGCGTACCCGGGCCAGCCATTGGCCGGAGAGCCCGCGCCGCCCGCGCCGCCGCCGGCTACCGCGCTGGCCCCGGTGCCGCCCGTGTTCCCCGAGGCCGCGCCGCCCGTGTTGCCGGCTGCCGCGGTGCCGCCGGAGCCGCCGCCCCCGCCGCCGCCGGCGTTCGGCGCGGTGCCGCCCGTGCCGCCGTTGCTGTGGGTGGTGTTCGCGGACCCGGACCCGCCGGCGCCGCCCGTGGTCCCGCCCAGCAGGCCGGTGAGGCCGCCGTGCGCGACGACGGCCACCGTGGTGGTCAGCGGCGAGCCGAACGTCGTGGTGTTGCCGTTGCGCTGCTGGATCGTGCCGTAGCCGGGCAGGTTCCCGGCCCCGGAACCGGGGCTGCCGATGGTGAACGGGATCCGGTTACCGGGCACGACGGTCAGCGAGGCCTCGGTGGCGTACTCGCCGCCGCCCCCGCCGCCCCCGCCCGGCGCGCCGCCGGCCCCGGAGCCCCAGCATTCGGCCTTGACCGTGGTGACGCCCGCGGGCACCAGCCAGGACCCGGCGCCGGGCGAGGTGAACACCACGACGTGCTGGGTGTCGCCGGGCGAGCCGCCCGCGCCGCAGGAGAACGGGACCGGGGTGCCGGCCGCGACGGCCAGCGAGGGTTCCCGCGCGTACTCCCCGCCGCCGCCGCCGCCGCCCTGGCCCGCGGTGGTGCGGCTGGATCCGGCGCCGCCGCCGCCGATCGCCTCGGCCTGCACGGTGGTCACTCCGAGCGGCGGCCACCAGGCCCCGGCGCCGGTCAGCTCGGTCTGCACCGGCCCGGCCTGCGGCAGCTGAAACTGGCAGGAGAACGGGGTCCGGGCGGTGCCGGCCGCGCCCATGATCGTGTAGATGGTGCCGCGCTGGGAGGCCGGGACGGACAGCGACGGCGGGTTGGCGACGATGTTGTCCAGCCAGGCGTGCAGCCGGATCAGCACCGTGGTGCCCTTGTAGGTGAAGTTGGAGATCCGGACCGAGTAGGACGAGATCGCGTTGTAGTTGAAGCCGGGCACGCCCTGCGGGATGTTGGCGGTATGCCGGACCCAGGACGGGTTGGCCGCGTTGTTCGCCCAGCGCTGCCGGTTGTACGTGCGGGAGAAGTCGATGGTGTGGCCGCCGTTGTCGGTCAGCACCCAGGCCAGGGTCAGGTTGACGGTCATCGCCGGCCAGGGACCGAAATGGGCCGTGTCGTAGGTCAGCCCGGCCCAGACCGACAGCACCGGCAGGCCGCTGATGTTCAGCGAGCCCAGGCCGCCCCTGGAGTAGGTGCAGGCCGAGCCCCAGGCCGCGGCCGGCGGGGTCCAGTGCGCGGAGGTGGGGCCGGTGACGTACTTCTGGGTGCTCGCGGTCCAGTTGGCGCCCGATACCGTGCCGAAGTTGTCAAGCACGACCGGGGCCGGCGGGGCCGCGATGCCGCCCAGCAGCGGGGAGGCGAACGCGACCTGCTGCAGCCCGTTCGGGTCGGACCGGCCGTACGGCAGCGCCTGGAAGTGCAGCGTGATCACCGTGACCGGCTGCTGGTTCATCAGGAAGCCGTAGGTGATGACCGTGGGCAGCGCCCGGAAGCAGTCGAACACGAGCGGCAGCCCGGTGGTGACCGGGGTCCAGGCCAGCTCCCAGGCCTGCTTGTCCACGGTGGCCATCAGGAACTCGCGGGCCGCGTTCATGGTCGGGATGTCCGGCGCGGTGATCTTGACGGGCAGGTGGATCTCGCGGTTGGACGCGCGGTACCCGAACGGGCGTTCGCCGTCCAGCAGCAGGGACTGGACGATGTCGGTGGTCGGCTGCGGCGCGCCCAGGTCGTAGCTCATCCCGTAGGACAGCCCGGACCCGCCGCCCTGCGGCGGAGCAAGCAACTGGAAGACGGCGGCCTGCCCGGCGGCGTTAACCAGCTCGGGGATCATCGACGGGGTGCCGCCGGGCTGGCCCAATAGTTCGATCGCAGTGCCGATCGTCATCGAGTCGTACAAGCCGGGAGTCGTCACGGGCCGCGGGTTCCTTTCCTGCTAGGACACCCGGCTCCGTGAACCGTCCGACTGGTCAGACGATGGCCGCGGGCTTTACGCTGCTGGTTAATCGCCGGTTAATCGCGCATAATCACCTCACCGAGCCATAATAGCCCCTGTTAGCAGCGCGCCCGGCGACGTTATTGAGAGCGGCAGAATAAGCCGCCGGGGCCGCGCCCATTATCGCGATCAATTTATCCATTCTGTTAATAAGCTGCATTTCCCCGGGGGTCATCCCGCCCGGGCCGATGACGCCGCCCGGCGGGACGGGGGAGATAACTTCATTGCGTCCTGTCCCGTTCCAGGCTGCCGTAAGTCCGGGCGGGAGCACGCCGCCGCGGTCGAAACCGACAATGCCTCCCCTGGCCATCCAGCCGTAGATGCCGGCCAGCGTGATCCAGGCCGGGGTCCCCCGCTTGGGCAGCGCGGGGGCGGCCAGGTCAGTGCCGAACGGGGTGACCGGGTCACCGATCCGGCTGCCGACCAGCTGGTACAGGTTGCCCAGCTCGGCGTACAGGCCCTGCATCAGCGCGGGGTGGCCGCCGGGCACGTGCGACAGGTCGGCGTCCCGGGTGGTGGCGGCCTCGGATTTCAGCGTGGCGGTGAAGTGGTCCAGGACCGTCTTGACCGGGGGGTAGGGCTTGCGCGTCATCAGCGCCGTGTAGGCGGCCAGCTCGTTGTTCTGTCCCTTGGCCAGGGTCGCCAGCTCGCTGCGGATGACGGCCCGGTGGGCGTAGTCCCAGGCGCCCGGCTTGGCCTTGGCCAGGCTGGCCCTGAACCCGTCCGCGACGTGCTTGTAGTACAGCGCCTCGGTCTTCTGCTCGGCGGCGACCTGCGCATAGAAGTTGCCGAGCGCGATGGTCCCGGAGGGGGTCTTCCAGGCCGGGAACGGGCCGCCGCCCGCGCTGCCCGGCAGGGACGGCTCCTGCGCGGCGGCGGTCGCCATCGCCTCCAGCTTGGCCCGGAGCAGCCCCAGCGCGGTGCCGGGCACCTTGCCCAGTCCAACGTCCTGGGTGGTCTTGATCTCCTCTTTCATCATCGAGATGAAATGGCTGATCTCCGCGGCGGTAACGTGCGCGCCCACCACGGGCTTGTACGCGGCGGCCTCGCTGCCCTGCCGGCCGGCCAGGGTGCCCAGCTCGTTGATGATCGAGGTGTGGTAGCGGGCCACGGCGCTGCCAGCGGCGGCGTGCGCGAGGGCGGACAGCGCCGCGGCGCGGAACGCGTTGTAGTCCAGGATCTCCCGGTACTGGTCGCCGCCCAGCTTCTGCTGGTACCCGGCCAGCCCGCCGGCGGCGTACCCCATGACCTCGTGCGGGGTGTGCGGGAGGATCGTCTCGTCGTGCCCGGTCCCGTTCATGACCAGGGTCAGGCCCGGCTTGAGCACGCCGCCCTGGTCGTACCAGTGGCTGGCCAGCTCATGGGCTTCCGCGCCGGCCGGCGAGCCGTAGACGCTCTTGATGTAGTTCAGGCCCCAGTCGATCTGGGCCGACGCGGAGCTGGTCGGCGGGTTGGCGAGCGGCCCCATCTTGGACGCGGGAAGGGCCTGCGGGATGCCATACGCGCCGGAAGACGGGTTGCGCGCCAGCCGGTTCCAGCCGGACTCCTGGGTCCAGAGTGCCTGAAGGGGACCGAACTGATTCGCCTGCCACCCGAACGCGCCGAGGCGGGATCTGGCATATGCCTGCGCGGCAGCGGCATCTGCCGAGGTCGGCCCCATCCCGGCCGGGACGCCGGATGTCGCGGCAGCCTGCTGCTGGGCGCTCTGGTCCTTCTGCTTCATGTAGCCGCTGATGCCCTTGTCCAGCAGGCCGGCGAGAGACTGGATGAAGGCCCCGGGCATCGTGCCCTTCGGCAGCCGGGCGACAGCCGGCGCGATATCTTCCTTCCAGATGGCATCGAAGATCGCCTGCGCGCCCTTGCTGGCCAGGGCCAGCAGGGCCTTGGAGCCGCCCTGGACGTACTGGGCCAGTTTCGCGGTCGTGCCGGACAGCGCGGTGCCCGATGACGTGGTCAGTCCTTCCAGGTCCTGCCACATCTGGGTCACGCCGCCCCATCCGGACGGCCCGGCAGCCGGCAGTATCCCCTTGCCCTGCACCCCGCCCAGCCGGATGCCGACGACGAACCCGCCGGTCCCGATGGGCGAGGTGGTGACGCCGTACTGGGTACCGAGCGCGGAGATCAGCGTGCTCGGGCTGGCTGCCATGCCGACGTGCCCGATGCCCCCGTAGCTGGACGGCCCCGGCGCCGCCCCGGAGGAGAAGACGATGTCGCCGGTCTGGATCTGGCTGAGCTGCTTATAGGCGTAGTCACCTGACCAGGCGCCGAACCAGTCGGCCTCGGATGCGGCGATAGCGGCGGACTGGGGGATCGGCACGCCGGATGAGGAGGCAGCCGTCCACAGCAGGGACGAGCAGTCCCAGGGCGGCTTGCCCCACCGGTTCGCCTCGGAGTAAGCCTGCCCCTGCTTGCTCATCATGAAGTTGAGCATGGACTGCTCAACCGCGCCGCCCGCGGCAAAGTGGGGCATCCTCCGGTTGAGGTCGATGGGGGCATCGCCTCTGCCGGGGTGGTGCACCCACCTGCCGCCGGAAACGTCGCGGGGGTCCACGTACGGGGCTCTGCCGGGAATCACGGGGCTCTGGTTAACTGCACCGCCGGCCGCGTAGCCGACGTACCCGCCGCCGGCGAACCCGGGCAGCTTGCCCCGCAGGTGATCGACCGCGCCGGCGCTGACCATGGATGTGGGCACGACCACCTCGCCCTTGCTGAGCAGCGCGTGCACGTCGTCGGCGGCCGGGCCGGATCCCAGGTGCACCATGCCGCCGCCGGCGAACTGCGGGATCGGCTGGATGGACAGGCTGCCCGGCAGGTTCTTCAGGATGTTGGCGTTGATCCAGCCGACAACGCTGTTGTTGAACGTGCCGGCCGCGGAGTTCCAGCCGTTCTTGAAGGCGGTGACGATGTCACCGGACCAGGCGCTGATCGCCGAGCTGACCGGCTTGTCCACGTGCCCGGAGAAGTACTGCGCGACGTCATCGAAAGTCGAGTGGGCCTTGCCGGTGAGGCTGGCGAACCCGGCCGGGATCGTGGTGCCGAAGAAGGCCTGGACCGGGCTGACGAAGGTGCCCTGGAAGGTGCCCGCGATGACCTGCCAGGACCGCTTGAACCCGTTTTCCAGGCCGGCGAGCCAGCCCGGGACGGTACTGGCGAAGAACGCGGCCAGCGCGGACTGCAGGCCGGAGACGAAGTCGGCGGCGGCCTTGTTCCACAGCTTGCGGAACCCGCCCTCGGCCGCGATGAGCCAGGCCGGCAGCTTCGCCGTGAACATGGCGGTCAGCACGGTGGCGAATGTCGTCTGCAGCGAGTTCGCCAGCTTGAGGAACGTGACATTCCCGAGGGAGGCGAACTGCTGCATCCAGGCGGGGATCCGCTGGGCGAACAGCACCTCCAGCGCCCCGCTCAGGACGTTGATCGCCCCGGCCAGTGACTGAGCCCCGCCCCCGCCGGCCGGGCCGCCCGCCGCCATCCTGGCCGGCCCGCCGGCCGCGTAGCCGATGATCCCGCCGGAGGCCCGGAACCCGGCCACGGCGCCGACCGCGCCGGGGTGCACGTCGCCCTTGTTGAGCGCGTTCATGATGCCGAGCCCGTACCGGCTGACCGAGGCGGCCCGGATGACGTACTCGCCGCGGGATGCCAGGATGTGCACGTCGTCGGCGGTCGGCCCGGTCCCGGCGGTGATCAGCCCGCCGTGCTGCTTGTAGGCCGCCGCGGGGGCCACGCCGAGCCGCCCGGTGACCGCCTGGGCGACCTGGCTCAGCCGGGTCTGGACGTTGCTGATGGCGTTGTTGGCGGACGTGGTGTCCACGTTCAGCTTGATGGTTTTGCCGGCCGGCAGCTGGTCAATGGCGCCTTTCAGGCCGCCCTTGCCGCCGCCGCCCAGCGCCGTGTAGAGCTCGTCGGCCTGTTTCTTGGTCAGCGACATGCCGCTCTTGCCGCCAGACCCGGCCCACGCCTCGAAGTTCGCCTTGGACTTCAGCGCGTCGGACTGCGGGCCGCCCAGGCTGCCCAGTTCCTTGCCCAGGTTGCCGTGCAGCGAGTTCCACAGCTTGTCGGCCCGGTCCTTGGTCAGGCCCAGGCCGTGGGTCGGGTCACCGGCCAGCTTCTCGAACTCCGCCTTGGCACCGGGGGCCTTGGACTTGGCCAGGTCAGACAGGGTAGCGCCGAGGTTTCCATCCAGTTTCTTCCACAGCTCGTCGGCCTTCTTGGTGGTCAGCCCGAGTCCCTGGTTGCCGCTCTGGCCGGCGAACGCCTCGAAGTCCTTCTTGGCCTGCGCGGCGGTGTCGCCGGACTTCTTGACCGCCGGGGTCAGCTTGGGCGAGATCTCGTCCCACAGCTGGGTGGCCTCGTCCTTGGTCAGGTGCAGGGCGCCCAGCGCGAACGACATGAACTGGGTCTTGGCGTCGTTGACGTTACCGGTGGCCAGCAGCAGCGACTGGGCGAGCTCCAGCGCCGAGGTCTTCTGCTGATCGCTGTTGAACTTGCTGTGCATGACCGCGTTGGCGAAGTCGTTCATGGCCTTCTGGCCGCCGCTGGCCATGACGACGGCGCTGGCCATGGCCTGGGTCAGGTTCTGGCCGAGGGCGATCGACAGGTTCTTGACGTCATCGGCCAGGTTGCCGGCCTTAGTCGTCATCGTGGTGACGATGCCCTGCAGGTCGGCCATCCCGGGCTTAGCGTTCTTGACCGACCCGGAGTTCGTGTCGATCCAGTGGGACAGTTCCTTAAACGAGTCGGCGCCCTTGTACCCGCCGCGCTGGGCCAGGGCGTACAGCACATCGGTCATCTGCTGGCTGCCCTGAGCGGCCGGCAGCATCTGGCTCAGCATGTCCTTGGTGGCCTGCTGCAGCAGGTCCATGCCGTGCTGCCCGAGCCCGGCCGCGGCCGACAGCGACGTCAGCGAGTCCATCTGGGTGTTGGCCGCCGAGGCGGTCTGCAGCAAGGTCTGCTGAGCGGCGATCGACGCGTCGTTCAGCCCGGTCATCGTCGCCTTGCCCTGCTGAGCAGAGCCGGCCGCGTTCCGGATGGACTCGCTGACCTTGCCGTTGGCGATGGTCAGGGCCACGGTTCCCTGGGTCGCCCCGCCGAACGCCTCGTTCATCCCGTTGACTTGCTTGGCAAAGCCCAGGAAGTCCGATGACCCGCCGGAGACCAGCTTGAAGAACGCGTCCCAGCCCTGGTTCAGCTCGGAGACCTTGGAGTCCTGCATCTCGGTGGCGAACGTGACCGCGTTGATCGACGCCTGCAGCTGCGTCCCGCCCGCGCCCATCTCCGCGTAGCCCTTGACCAGGTTGTCGACCTTCTGGCTCATTACCGCGAGACTGTCGGTGGACCGGACCCCGGCCAGGTTCATCAGCGTGAGAGCCTGGGTGTAGTTCATCGTGCCGAGCTTCAGCTTGTCCTGGTTGAACATCAGGGCGCCGGTCTCGGCGAACAGGTTCCGGTCCTGGCCTAGCCAGTTGTTGATCTGCTGGTTGAGCAGCGAGATGTTCCGCGCCATCTCGGCCGGCGCGCCCGGGTGCCCGAAGAAATCGTGGAAGGCGTGCCCGAAGTCCATGACGGTGTTCTTCAGGTTCGGCCAGGAGGCCAGCGACTGGGGGATGTCACCGAGGGCCTTGCCGAACGCGCCGGCGGTGGACATCACTTCCGCTGAAATGTTCTGCCAGGTGCCGCCGAAGGTGTGCCAGTTCTGGTTGAACGTCGCGACCCCGCCGCCGGAGTTGATCTCGTTGATCTTGGCGTTCGCCTGGCCGATGGCGTCGCTGATGTCCGTCATCGCCTGCGACGCCTGATCCGAGTTGATCTTCTGGTTCAGGGTGTCGATCAGCTTGGCGACATCCGGGGTTGCCTTGCGGGCCTCGATGGCCATCGCGATGATCGCGGCGGTGGCGAGCAGGAACCAGGTCAGCGGGTTGGCCAGCAGCGCCAGCAGCCCGCGCCCGAAGGCGGCCAGCCCGGCGCCGGCGGTCCGCAGCGCGCCACCCAGGGCGACCAGGCCCTTCTCCGCGATGTTGGCGACGAGCGTGCCGAAGCCCCGCAGGAACCCGAGCGCCCCGCTGAACGCCCGGCCCAGCAGGCTGGTCTCGTTGGCGGCGTTGGCCGCGGCGTCGGCCTCGGTGGCCAGCGCGTCGGCGGCCTGCGTGGCGGTATCCGCAACCGCCCCCTCCGCCACCGCCGTCTCGGCGACGGCTTCCCCGGTCAGCGCGGCGGTCAGCGCGGTGACCGCCCCGGTCTGCTCGGCGATCGCCACGGTCAGCGCTTCGGTGGCCGTGGCATGCGCCTCGGTGGCCGTGGCGGCAGCCGTGCTGGCCGTGCCCTGCTTGACGATCCAGGTGACCGCGCCCACGATCGGGGCGGTCAGCTTGCCGAACACGCCGCCGAGCACCGAGACCCAGACCCACAGCCCGTGGAACATCAGGGTCGCCGTTACGATCGGGCCGGGCAGCTTGGAGAACAGGTTGAGCACTTCGGCGAAGCCCTGGATCATGTCCAGCAGGTAGTGCGCGACCCCGGGATCCTTGGTCAGCAAGTTGTCGATGGCCTGGGCCAGGATGCCGATCGCCTTGCCCATCTGGGACAGGAACCCGACCCCGGATTGCAGCAGGCCGCCTACGTTCTTCTGGCTGTTCGCCCAGATGTCCAGCTTGGCGATCCAGGTGTCGAACAGGTCAACTACCTGGTGAGCCGCCCGGTACAGCGCGTTGGTCTGGCCAGAGGCCAGGTTGAGCGCGCCGCCGAACGCCTCGATCACCTGCGGGGCCAGCGATTTCTGCAGGTTGTCCAGCGCCCCGGCCAGCGTGCCTGCGTCCACGCCGTACGCGGTCATCACGTTCAGCGACGCCTTGGTGTGGTAAGCCAGCTCGTCCACTGCCCGGTAGACCCCGGCGAACCCGGCGCCGAGCGCCAGCAGCGACGTGGTCGCGATGATGATGGCCTCGATCGCGGCGTCCAGCACGATGTGCCAGCCGGCGATGCCGCCGATCATCGCGCCCCAGCCGATCTTCTGGTTGGCTGCGGCGAACCGGCCCAGCCAGCCGGTAAGGGTCGCCCATATCCCGGTGGAGGCCGCCGTGTCAGTGGTCAGCTTCTGCATCCGGGCGTCGATGCCCGCGATCTCGGCCGCTGACCTGGCCAGCCCCACCGGGTCGATGCCGCCCATGCGGACATCGGCCGCCTCCTGTCTCAGCTTGGTGATCAGGCCGATCTCGGCCGCGGTCTGGGCCATCACCTTGTCGATCTGGGCCGAGTTCATCAGCGGGATGTCGCGCGCCTGGGCCTGCAGGCCGGTGAGCTCGGCCTTGGCCACGGCGACCGCGCGCATGAGCGAGAAGTAGTTGGCAACCAGCTCGATCTTGCGGGCCTCGGAGTTGATGAGCTCGATCTCGGCCAGGACGACGTCCAGTTTGGCCCGGACCTCGGCCGTGTCGATGTCGGCTTCCTCGTCGTCCAGCTTGGCCTGCAGCCGGTCTGCCTGGTTCTCCAGCTCGATCAGGTGCAGCGCGGCCCGCTTGGTGTCCAGGTCCACCTGGAACTCCGACGCCTGCCGCTGCAGGGTCTTCAGCTTCGCCTGCGCGTCAAGGACCTTGGCGTCGAATTTCTTGGAGTCCAGGTTCATCGACAGCTGAGTCAGCTGCTGACTGAACGCGCGCAGCTTGACCATGGAGGACGCGATCTTGAGGTCGATCTTGGTCGTATCGACGTCCATCGGCAGGTTCTGCAGGTTCTTGGCCGCGACGGCGACCTTGGCCTTCAGATCGAGGAGCTGGGCGTTCAGCTTCTTATCATCGGCGCTGATCGGGATGGAGGTCAGCGTCTTGGACAGCGCGGACAGCTTGGCCGCGAGCGCGGTGAACGTCGCCTCGGCCTGCCTGGCGTCGGCGGTGAGCGGGATCGACGCCCGCATGCCCGCCAGCGCCGCCTTGATCCCGGCGTCGGCTTCGGGCCGGAACCGGGTGGTGTCCGGGTAGACGACAAATGCCACATCTCCGAGGACCTTGGGCATCAGCCGAACTCGGCTTCCAGGGACTCAAGCCCGGTGGTCATGAACGGGTACCGGTCGTACATCTGCTCGGTGTGCGGCTTGTCGTACTCCAGGAAGATGCCGGTATACATCGCGTTGCCGCCGCCGTACAGGCCGCCGCGGCTGCCGATCACCGGGCCGTGGGTCCGGATCGTGCCCCTGGTCGTGCCCGGCGGCCGGACGGCGGTGCTGGACGGGAACCAGTAGCCGCTGCGCTTAGTGCCCGGCAGGACGTGCACGACCGATTTGGCGACGGCGACGGCCTTCTCGTCCAGGTACATGATGAACACCCCGACCGGCCCGGCCGGGTCGTTCAGCACCTCATAAAGGGCGGCCTCGTCCCACTCGATCTGGCCCGGGATGATTATCGCCATGGCAGGTCGCCCTCCGGGTCGAACTTGCCGTCGCTCGCGACCGGGGCATCCGGGTCCTCGAACGTCATTACCTTCTCACCTGATAGAATCGAGCTATGCCCGCTAGAACGATTCACGGCCTCACCAGGAAGAATGCGGTTGACAGGCAGCTCTACAGTCTTTGGACAAACATGATGCGGCGGTGTTATAACCCGAGTAGCGGGAAGTACCGGTATTACGGTGCCAGGGGCGTCACAGTCTGTGATCGCTGGCATGACGTCAGCCTGTTCGCTGAAGACATCAAGCGCCTGCTCGGACCCAGGCCACCAGGCGCTTCGCTCGATCGCTGGCCGGATCCTGCTGGCAATTACGATCCGGATAACGTTCGCTGGGCCAGCGACGTTGAACAATCGCATAACTCGCGTCGGTACCTTGACGGGCGCAGTTCGCATCCGATGTACCGGAGCTGGTCTATGATCATGTGGCGAAATCCAGGCGCAATGTGCGAACAGTGGCACGAGTTCCCTGCGTTCGCTGGATACGTGGCTGCCGTACTTGGTTTGCGACCGGAAGGTTTGCGTTTCCGCCGGATAGACCCCGCTGGCTTGTTCGAGCCAGGCAACGTTTGTTGGGGCCGCCCGTACGGACGCCCTCGCTAGCATCGGTACGCCTGTCATCTGAACTCCTCGTCGTGCTGCATCCAGGCAGGTAGCCCGTCATCGCCCGACACGGCAACCGGGGCATCCGGATCGTCAAACTTAAGGCCCATCTCCTCCTGGTGGGCGCGCAGCGCCTTCAGGGCCTCCTCGTCCGGGTTGGCCACCATGCCGATCTGGACGTCTAGCTGCTCCAGCTCCTCCTCGCTCTGGCAGCGGTCGGCGAGCGTTGCGTATGCGACATTGCAGGCTTGCCGCGGCGTCAGCGCTTGGAGGCCCGGCGACCCCTGGCGGATGAGCGAGCCATCGACGCGTCCCGCGTGGACTGCCGTCCAGCAGAGGAGGGCGATGGCTGCCCGGTAGGGCGGCCGGCCACGATCTCGATGACCTTGGTTACCACTTCCATGAGCTGGTCCGCGTCCGCCTTGGTCTCGCAGGCGTGGTCCTCGAACGCGCGCCAGTCACCCGGGTCGTATTCCTTGCAGGACAGCTCGTTGCCTCCTCTGCAGTCCTCGCACTTGCCGCATTCCGGGTGGCCGGGGTGAATGCAATCGCGCAGCATGGCGTACAGCGCGCCCAGTGCCCTGGGGTCCTGGACCGCCACGTCGGCGAACGCCGAGAACTTGAGCAACGGCATCAGGCCGATCTTGTCCGCGACCCTGAACCGCTTGCCCATGAACTCGATCGTCCGGTCGGACGTGACCACCTGGCCGGTGACCAGCTCCACCTTGGCGGCGGGCACCGGCTCCATCCCGGACGACGTTGCCTGGATGCCGGCGAGCTCGGCGTCGAAGTCGATGTCCAGCCCGGCTTCCTCGATGTCGGACACGGTCTGCTCCTCTCGTGTGCAGGTGAGGGCAGCTCCCCCGCAGTGGCGCGGGGGCCGTGCGCGACGACGGTTTCTCCCACCAGTGGGAGGGTCCGGTTAGGTACCCGGGAGTCCGTAGGTGGGGTAGCGCTGGATGCGACTGGCAGCGTTCCAGGTGCTCTTGAGTGACACAGCTGCCGTGACTCCACCAGTGATGCTGTAGTCAGGTAGAATGAGCCCGAAGAAATACTGGCCCTGGAGTGCTGCGATGGACGACGGGTACAGGTAGAAGTTGCGTGGTTGGCCGTCTGTGGCTGCGACGTACGTCTGAGCGGTTGCGGTGTCGAAGAATCCCGTGAAGTCGCCCGAGGCGTCCGGGAGTCCTGCGACCCAGATCAGGTTCTGGTCGCCCATAGCCGTGACGTCTACCTTGGCCACAGTGAAGTTCATAGACCAGGCGGACAGGAATGCCATGGGTGCCGCAGTGGGGCTAGCACCGCCTGATGCGTCGATTGAGACGTAAGCGATCCCATTGCGCCCGTGGATGCGCGACACTAGTCGACTCCTCACTATGAGTGATTGGGAGCCGGCTCCGCCATCCGTGCAGGACCCTGGACCGGGGGCAGCTACGGGGCCTCGGCGCTATCAGGAGCCACGATACGCTGGCTGGTTTATGAAGTCCCGTCTACCCTGGTGACATGGGCCGGTCCAGCCCGAGCGATGGCTGCCAGTTCCCGGGTACGCGGGCTTCTACGAGGTCTCCGACCATGGGAACGTCTACAGCCTGCCCCGGGCATCGACCGCGGGCGGCCTGCTCAACGTCGGTGTCAATTCCGCTGGATACCGGATGGCCGGGCTGTCTAAGTACGGCCGGGTCCGGTTCGTCCCGGTCGGCCGCCTGGTGCTGCTCGCCTTCCGCGGGCGCCCCGATCCAGGCCAGCGCGCTAAGCACGGGCCGGGCGGGAAGACCGACGACAGCCTGGCAAACTTGCACTGGGGCTAGGACTAGATACGGAGCCGCTGATGGACAGCGAGGCCGTCCGGGCATCGGCGCTGGCAGCCGCCGCCATAGTTTATGAAGGGCAGGCGGTGCTGCCCGGAGTACTGACCAGCTACGCCGATCAGCTGGTCCCGTGGATCACCCAGCTACCAACCGTCCGGCTGGACTGCACCTTGCAGCTCCTGCCACATATCAGCGTTCACAACCCTAACGGAGGAGCAGTCATGGCCACCGGAACCGCTGGCGTCAGCACCGCTGTCGCGATTACCGCGACGCCCAAGGATGCCTCGGATAACACCAACACCGCCGACAGCATCGGCTACACGATCTCCGACCCGTCCGGCGTGCTCGGTACGCCGACGATCAGCGCCGACACGTTCGCCTGGAATTGCTCGCTGTCCGGCGTCGTAGGCTCGGCAACCGTCACCGCCAGGTCGAACCTGGTCCCCGCCGTGACCGCCTACGTCGCGCAGATCGACATCTCGGCCGGCGCGACCACCCACATCGTCGGCTCGGTAACGATAACCTGATACCGCTCCCAGGGCGCGGAAGCGAGTCGGACGGCCTCACACCCGGCCGGGCGAGCAGGAGGCGCGGCGGAGCCAACGGGGAACCGGGCGGTGACCGCGGGAGAGCGCACCCGCGGGACATCCGCGCAGGCCCTCAGTAGCCGACCCTGGGAGCGTCGTGAACCTGGGCGAGATGCCTCTGGACAGCAAGGAACACGTCCGGGCGCTGGCCATGATCCGGCTGGCCGCCGAGCAGCTGGGCATGTCCTTCACCGAGGACGGGCGGCCCGTCGCCTGATCCTCCCACCGATGGGAGTATCACAGCTTCTCAGCCAGGGTCAGGAACCGCTTCGCGTTGGCCTCGAACGTGCGGTCGGCGATGGCAGACCGGGCCTGGCGCGCGGCCTCCTCCCGTTTCGCGTCGTGAGCTAGCATCCAGCGCAGCTTGTCGCTGGCGTCCTTCGGGTCACCGAAAGTAGGCAGCATCGGGAACACTGCGTCACCTTCGGGTCTCGGGTCGCGGATGAAGGGCAGCTGAACCGCCGCCATCTCCACCTCGCGCGGCCCCATGGCGTACGCCTGGCCGTTCCAGTGCTCGTACGGGCTGGTCTCCCGCCGGTAGAAGTTGATTCCCATCTTCGCGTGCTGGTACAGCCCGATCGCTTGCTCGTTGTCGACGCAGTCGGGCTGCCCGAGCTCGGATCCGACGAACCGGGCCACGGTGGAGGCCGGGTCCAGCTTGCCCCACTCGTTGCCGCCGAGCAGTACGTCGATGCCGTCCAGGTCCATGAGCTCGAAAAACGAGACCCGGCTGGGGAACGCGGTGCCGATGAAGCACAGGTCGCTGGCCAGTTCCGGGTTACGCGGGCCTTGCCGGGGCCGGTGCAACGACGGCCGGTAGGCGTGCGGCATGTACTCGGCGCGCACGTGCTCCCGGAACATCTCTATGTTGACCGGGTCATTGAGCAGCACCAGGTCGGCCATCTGGGCGCGCGTCATCTGCTCGTCGTCCTGATACGGGCTCTCGGTCGTGAGCATGATGATCTTGAAGTTACGCATCCGCATCAGCTGCATGGTCCCGGCGTTCATGTAGAACCCGCTGATGCACAGCACGACGTCCGGCCAGAAGGTCAGCAGCGCGTGGCTGAGCCCTTCCATGGCGGCGTGGAAGATACCATCCTCGGTGAACATGTTCTTCACGATCGGGTGGCCGCTCTCATCAACCTGGTGCGTATCGACCAGCGCGCTGCCGAACGCTACCAACCTGTCATTCATGTTAAAAGGGGCGACGTTGCCCGGGCCGAGCAAGCCGGTCAGCGCCTCCATCCAGCCAGCAAAGACGTCATGCACACTGAAGTCGGGTAAAGGCCCAGGATGAAGAACTAGAACACGCATGGGCTCTGACCACCCCCTTTCGCCGGCTTCCTCGTCCAGGTATCCGGCATCAGTGCGCTCCGCCCTGCAGGTTTAGCCTGGCCCCGAAATAGGTTACGCCAGCATATTCTATTCTGCCGTAGTTCGAGATGGTCATGGGCTCGCACCATTCCGCGGTGCCCATGAGCGTCGGGTCTTTCAGGACCGCAGCCGGGACCGACTCGGTTTCCCCCGGGCCGATGCCCAGGTAGGCGTCCAGCGCGCGCTGGGTGATCTCTACCTGAGCGGAGTCGCTGATGATGAGCAGCACGACCAGAGTGAATCCGGCCGCCTCGTCAATGGTCTGCCCGTAGGTGATGAACGGCGTGCCGGGCACGACCACCGCGCACGGCGGGTTAACGTGGTCCCGGGCCTGCCCGTCGCAGCGCAGCCCGGTGTACTGCGTGATCTGGACGGCCAGCTGGTTGCGAATCGCGGTCATGTCAACTTTGACCACCCCCTGGCGGTTGCTCCTGCTCGCCGGGCCGCAGCCAGCCGGGCGGCGGGTCGGTCACCCAGTCAGCCGGGTCCTTGCCGGCGTTCGGGCAGCCGCCGCCATGCCCGCCGCCGCCGTAGGCGAAGCAGACCGGGCACTCACCGATCTCGGTCATGCTGCCGGACCCGCCCTGGCCGATCTGCCCGATGTCCGGGTCGGTGTACTCATAGACGGTCACGATGGCTGCGCCGACCCCGATGTCCACCGCGTCATCGGTCTTGGCCACGGACATGGCATCGCCCGCCACCGCAGTGTCGGGCAGCGCCTTGCTGCTGCGCCTGCGGGGTGCGGGCAGCTTGTCGCCCGCCGGGCTCACTTCCCGGCGCCCTTGCCGGCCGGCTTGGCGGGCGCCTTCGCGGGCGCCTTTGCCTTGCCCTTGCCGCCGAACGGCGGGGCCTGCTTGCCGCCGAACGGCTTGCCGGCGCCCTGGGCGCTCGCGGGTCCTCCGGTGGTCCCGGTGGTTCCGCTCGCGGCCGGGCCGGTACTGCCGGCGGTCCCGGGCTTGGCGGGCGCCTTCCCCTTGGGCTTGGCTGGTGGCTTGGCTGGTGGCATGGCTCCTCCTGTTGTTACTGGGGTGCTCCCTCGCAGCAGTTCTCTTTCAGCCCGCAGGCCGGGCAGCGCCACCGGCAGCCCACCGGGTCATAGCGGTGCCCGCAGCCGTCGCAGATCTTCACTCGCCCTCCCACTCCAGCCACCACGCCTCCTCGGGCGTGCCGTCGCGGGGCAGTGCCCGGCACCAGCTGATCATCCCGTCGTCGGTGGCCAGCGCCGCGTGGTAGCCGCTGCCGAGCTGTACCCCGTAGATCAGGCCGGGTGAGCCGCAGTCCGGGTCGCACTGCTCGAAGTAGGCCAGATGCTCGCCGCCCAGGCCGTGCTCGCGGGCGGCCTCGAACAGCTCGCCGAGCGGCACGTTCCCGGCCAGCTGCCAGAACTCGATGATGTCCGAGGGCTGGACGCAGGCCCCGGTGTGGATCAGCAGATGCTCCGACAGCGCGACCGGCCCGCACACCGGCAGCAGCTGAAGATCCAGCCAGAGCGCTCCCGGACTTGGAACCAGGCCCGGGACATCCAGCCGCTGGACCGCCATCACCCAGCCGGGAAGCGCCGCCGCTGGTTTCTTCCGCACCGCCGGGGCCTTGCCGCTGGCGCGGGCTCGCTGCGCGGCGCGGGCTACGGCCAGGTTCCGGCGCGAGGCCGCCTTCTGCTTGGCGGTCCGCGCCCGGCCTTTCAGCGCGGCCCTGGCCTTGACCAGGTTGGCCCGGTCCGCGGCGGCCTGCTTTGGGGAGATCGCGCTGACCCGCTTGGCCGCCGTCATAACCGGCCGCGTCCTCCGCAGCCGCCCCGGCTCCCGGCGCAGGCCGCCGGCATGACGGTCGGCACCAGGGCGGGGCAGTTGACGGTGGTCAGGACGAACACCGGTCTCCCTAAACCGGCTGGACTGTCGGCGGCGGCGGGTGCTCTACCGCATTATGGGCGTCCTGCGCCTCCATCGGGATGATCGCCTGGCAGGTATCGCAGGGCTTGAGGTGAACCGCGTCGGTGACCGGGCCTTCTGCCGTGTCCGGCACCCACAGCAGGACGGGAACGTACGTCATTTCTCCTCCTATCAGATTCCGACTTTATGTCTCGGATTGACGAATGCCTGCAAATTCTCCACTACAGAAGTATTGCTCTGAATGCGGATCACGCCGATGTCGGAAACGCCGGCCACGCCGAAAGGCGCGTCCTTGGTCTTATAGATGTCAGACGCGAGAATCCGGTTCGACTCCGAAATCTGCCACGGGACAGATTTCCATCCCCACGGGCCGACGATCTTGACCCGGTCCATGTGGCTGTAGGGCCAGGTGAACGGCAGCCACTTACCCGACTGGACGACCTGGATCTGGCGGAACGGCCGGGATGCACCGGTCCCGGTGTAGTTCGGGTTGAACCGCCCCGGCCCGTAGCGCAGCACGAAATCGGTGCCCCGGACCCAGGTCTGCTCGTAAATGCCGTCGCCGTCGTAATCGACTGTCATCACGATGGACGGGTCATCGACCAGGTCGTCAATATCCAATGTCCACACATTCGTCGGCTGGTATGTGCGGGCTTCTACGATGCGATTGAAATGTCTACCGCACCATTCATTAATCCACCCCGCCGCCGTGGCGATCGCGTTAAGCAGCAGGGAATCGTCGCTGGTGTCGGTGATCCCGAGCCGGTCGTGCATCTCTTCCAGGCTGGTGTACCACAACTGGCTGACCGCGGAGGGCATGACGCGCCAGGTGCCGGGCTGGACGTCGCTGACGACCCCGCTGCCGACCCACTCATACCCCCACAGCCCGTCGATCCCGGCGACGGACGGTGAGCACGGCACGGACAAGGTGTACTTGCCGGTCATCACCTTGACGATGTCGGCGGGCGCGGTGCCGAGGTAGGTGTGGGTGACCGATACCCCGGCCGGCTCGGTGATCACGCAGTACACCGAGGTCGGGTCGGCGGGGGTGCCGTTGCCGTCCGCGAAGCCGGCTGACAGCACGGCGATCTCGGACTGGTTGTCGTAGAAGACCTGCGCGGTCACACTCACCTCCGGTGGTCCCGCACGAGGTGAGGTGGCTGACCAGCTTCCAGCTTAGGCCCCGGCGGCCCTTACGGCCAGGTGCCTGTCACCCGGCCGTTGACCCGCAGCATCACCATGGCCGGGACCGGGCCGTCCCAGCGGATCTGCGCGACCCGGCCGGCCTCGTCCCAGTCCAGGAACGCGGGCTGCCACCCGGTGCCGGGGGCTTCCATCTCGATGACAGCCAGCTCGGGTCCGTCGAAGGCGACGCGCAGCCATCCGTCACCGGTAACGTACGGTTTCACCACGGCTCCTAGCCTAGGTCACGGTCAGCGTATCCACTTTCCGAATAATGGCTTCCGAGGCGGTGACCACCAGGACCCACACCTGGTAGCTGCCCGGGGTCAGCGTTGACAGGTCCCCGGCCGGCACGCCCGCGCTGCCCGGGCCGACCTTGGTCACCACGTCCACCTGCCCGGTCACAGCGAGCGGCGGCAGCGGCAGGATGGTGCCATCGACCAGGGTGACGGTGGTGAAGTCGGTTACGGCCGGGATCTGGTTGGGGTTGGTGTTGACGTAGATCCCGACCCGGGTGATGTCGCTGACGTGCCCGCGGGTGATGGTCAGGGTGTTGGCGATGTACTCGGTGGCGGTGTTGTAGATGGACGTGCTCATCAGCTGCTCCTGTTCAGGGTGACCGGCCCGGCGGACTTGCCGTCACCCGCGGTCGGCCCTGCGGCGGCGATCTGCGCCCGGGACGCGGTGGGGCTGACGGCCACGGTGATGTCAATCTGGCCGGTGACCGGCTCCAGCGAGACCGCCTTCGCGGTCGCGGCCGGCGGCGACGGCGTAACCCTGGGGAACGGCGGCGACGGAGCGCGGGCCGCCGCGACCGCCGCCCCCGCCACCACCGGCTGCACTTCCAGGTCCACCCAGTAGCACTGGTAGTAGCCGTCCACGTAGAGGTACGGGTACTGGTTGGGCGGCCCGACCGCGAACGTGGCCTGGCCCGGCTCGGTCAGCCCGTTGGAGTACGGCGGGGTGGTGGCCGCGGAGTTCAGGAACTCATACGACTGCTGGCCCGCCGTGGTGGGCGGCGCGTACAGCGGCCCCTCGGTGATCCCGCTGATGCCGCAGGCGTTGGCCGTGTTCCCGGAGTAGACGCCGAAGTAGCCGAACGTCATGGCGCTCCAGCTGTCCGGGGTGGCGGCGCCGTTGTAGATGCTGACCTTGTACGTGCCAATCGGCAGGGTCAGCGTGACCGGGGCCGAGATCCACCCGGACCCGGCCGCGCCGGACCAGGACGGGCTGGTGTTCCCGTAGATCCTGGTGCCGGTTGTCCCGGTCCCGGTGGGCACCCAGATATCGACGGACGTGGCCAGCTGCGCGGTGCCGGGCGGGCTGAAGTACCAGATCTTCTGCACGTAGCAGGCTTGGCTCAGCCGGATCTCGGTGGCGACGACGTAGTTGAGAGGGCTGTCGCCGCCGGTCCCGCTGACCGCGTCGGCCTTGTTCGGCCACAGCCGGTACGTGCCCGTATAGCTGGCCGGCGTGACGTCGGTGACCTGGACGTCGGCCCAGAAGTTGTCGGCCAGGGACTGGGACTGCGGCATGACCGCGGCCGGGTCGGAGCTGGCGGTGGAGAACGCCTGGGCGGGCTCGGCGGTGTACGGGCAGGAGACCGGGCTGGCCCCGAAGCCGAACAGCGGCCCGTTCGTGATCCCGGCGGCGTACGGCTGCCCGGTGCCGAACTGGTTCGGGGTGTCGGGGAAGTTCCCGTTAACGCCGATCGCGGCGGTGTACGGGGTGGAGGACGTGCTGCCGATGGCCAGCGGGACCGGCACAGGCAGCGGGATCCAGTTCCACTGCCCGGCGGTCAGCGGCCCGGAGGTGACCACCGAGCCGGGGACGAGGATGCCGCCGCCGGCCGCGCCGGCCTTGTGCGCCCACAGCGCGCACTTGACGGGGGCGGTAGAGGCCCCGGACGGGCACACCCACCACCAGTAGCCCTCGAAGAACATGCCGGCCCGGGTGACGGTGAAGCACGCCCCGGCGATCCAGTTGCCGGTGTAGGAGGCCGGCGCGGACGGGCCGGGCGTGGACGGGAACAGCCGGTAGGACGTCATCAGCTCACACTCCCGCGCCCAGCGGCGCCCGGACGGATACGTTACCCGCGCTGACGGCCGCACGGGATGCCAGCGGGGCGGCGGCCGTTCCGTCGCTGACCGTCGTCCCGGCCGCGGAGACCTGGGACCGGGACGAGGTCGGGCCGGCGAAGACGGTGACGTCGATGAACAGCCGCCCGCGCGGCCCGCTGGCGTCCGGGGCGGTGCCCGCCGCGGCCGGGGTGACGCAGACCGGGGCGGCGAACGGGATCCCGGCGCTCAGGTACGTCACCGACAGGGCGACGTAGTCCACCGACGCGACCGCGCCGGGCGGTGCGGTGCCGCTGCCGGCGGTGATCCGCAGGTGCAGCCAGTGCAGCTGCGCCCAGGCCGGCGGCCCGAAGATAACCGTGTCAATGTGTGCCGGGCTGGTGCTCGCCGTCCCGGCGGCCGAGCCGAGCAGCGCGCCGGAGATGCCGTCGTGCAGCTCGTACGCCAGCGGCCCCATGGCCAGGTCCGACACCCATCCGTTCACGGCGGCGGTGACCGAGTCGATCGTGTCGGTCGGCGCGACCATAGGGAAGGTGAACCCGGACAGGTCCAGCGGCGCGGACGCGGTCATTCGCCCACCCCCGTGCTGACCGAGGCCCGCTCGCCAACCACGGCGGTGATGCCCGCGTTCCCGCGGACCCCGCCCGTGAATGTCCCGGCCGGCAGCACGGCGGCGGATACGGATGCGGCGGCAACCGCGGGCGCGGTGGTGCAGTAGCCCTTGACCACCCGCTGCGGGATGGCGGGCGCGGTCGCGACAGCCTGCGGCACCCCGGCCGGGACGGCGATGGCGGCAGCCGGCTGACTGGCCAGGGCCAGGCCCGGGGCGGTCCCGGCGAAGACCAGCAGCCCGTGCGCCATGGTCGCGTCGTACGCGGCGCCGGCCGCGGCGGCCAGCCCGGCCAGGACCATCTTGGCCGTGCCCGCGGACGGTGTCAGCGCGGCGGCGGATCCCTGGGCGAGCCCGGCGAACGCGTTCCCGGCCAGGGTCAGCGACGGGCCGGCGGCTGACCCGGCCGCGCCGGCGGGGCCCGCTGTGACGGTGATGCCCCGCTGCACGGCCGGGTCCGGGGCGTTCGCAGCGGACTGCCCGGCTCCCGCGGGGACCCCCAGCATAACAGCCGGGGACGGGACCTGCGTCCCGGCCGCAGCCGGCGCCGGGTTCGCGGTGCCCAGCGCGACCGTGGTGACCGCGGGCGCCGGCGCGGACGCGGCGGACTGCGCGAGCCCGGCCGGGCCGGAGACGGCCACCTGGACAGACGGCCCGGGCGCGGACGCCTGGGCCTGCGCGGGCGCGGCGGTCCCGGCGATAGCCACCTGGATGGCGGCCGGCGGCGCGGACGCGGCGGAGGCAGCGAGCCCGGCCGGGCCGGAGACGGCCACCTGGACGGACGGCCCGAGCGCGGCGGCCGGGGCCTGGGCGAGCCCGGCCGGGCCGGCGACGGCCACCTGGGCGGACGGCGCCGGCGCGGCGGCCTGGGCCTGGGCGGGCGGCGGGCTGGCGGATCCTTGCGCGAACGTGGTGACGGACGGGCCCGGGGCGGCGGCTGACGCGGCGGCCGGCCCGGCCGGGACGGTGACTTGCGGGACGCCCTGCACGGCCGGCAACGGCGCGGACGCGGCGGCCGGGGCGGCGGCCGGGGCGGCGGCTGCGGCCGGGACCGGCGCGGGTGCCGCCGCGGTGGCAGCGGCCATGTCCGGCGGCTGGGCGATGACGTACGGGATGCCCAGCGAGACGTAGCTGACCGACAGGGCCGCGTAGTCCACGGAGGCGACCGAGCCGGGCGCGGCCGAGCCCGAGTCGGCGTACACCCGCAGCTGCAGCCCGGCCAGCTGCCCCCAGGCAGGCGGCGGGAAGGTGACCGTGTCGTAGTGCGTGCTGCTGGTGCTGGCCTGCCCGGTGGCGGTGCCGATCAGGATGCCGAGCGCGTCGCGCAGCTCATAAGACAGCGGGTTCATCCCGCCGACCGACATCCGGCAGTGGACGGTCGCGGTGACCGAGTCGATCTCATCGGACGGGACCGGCGGCATGGTGATGCCGAAGCCGGAGATGACCAGCGCGGGGGAGGTGGTCATGGCACCGTCCAGTACGCGACGCTGCCGTCATCGGCGAATACGTTGCCCGGGTTCACCCACGTGCCGGTGCCGCCGGGCAGCACGGTCGCGGTCGCGGGCGGGAACGGCCCGGCGGTGACCGCAGCGCGGACGGACGGCGCCGGGGCGCCGGCTGCGGCGGCGGCCAGCCCGGCCGGGGCGACGGCGGCCCGCTGGACGGACGGCGCCGGGGCCGCGGCGGATGCGGCGGCCAGCCCGGCCGCGACGGCAATCGCCGTGCCCGGGGCGGGCGCTGCCCCGGCGGCCGTCGCGACGCCGGGCGAGGCGGTCCCGGTCGCGGCGGTGGTGACGGACGGCGCCGGCGCGGACGCTGCCGCGGCGGCCAGCCCGGCGGCGGCGGAAACGGCCACCTGGACAGACGGCGCCAGCGCGGACGCGGAAACCGTGGCCAGCCCAGCCGTGGCGGAGACGGCCACCTGAGCGGATGGCGCCAGCGCGGACGCGGCAGCCTGGGCGAGCCCGGCGTTCGCGGTGGCCGCCGTGCCTGTGCCCGGGGCCGTCGCGGCTGCGGTCGCCAGCCCCGCCGCGGCCTGGGCAGCCAGGGTGAGCGACGGGACCGGTGCCGCGGCAGTCGCCGTGGTGACCGGCGGCGCGACCGTGACGTTCGAGGAGGTGGTGATGACCGGCGCGAGCGCGGCAGCTGCGGCGGTGGCGAGCCCGGCAGCGGGGCTGACCGTTCCGGTGGGCGAAGGGGCCGGGGCCGTCGCAGCGGCGGCGGCCAGGCCGGCCAGGCCGGAGACGGCCACCTGGGCGGACGGCGCCGGCGCGGACGCGGCGGAGGCGGCGAGCCCGGCCAGGCCGGAGACCGCGGTACCCGGCACCGGGACGGAGGCCGCCGCCGCGGCCAGCCCGGCCGGGGGCTGAGCCGCCAGCGTAAGCGACGGGGCGGGGGCCGCCGCGGTCGCCGTGGTGACCGGCGGCGCGGCGGTGATGTTCGAGGACGTGGAGACGGTGACGGCCGGCGCGGCGGCTGACGCAGCGGCCAGCCCGGCGGTACCGCTGACCGCCGTGCCCGGGACCGGTGCGGCTGCCGTGACGGCGGCCAGCCCGGCCGGAGCGTTCGCGGTCGCCGCGGTGGTGACCGAGGGAGCTGGCGCGGCTGCCGTGGCGGCGGCCAGCCCGGCCTGCGACCCGGCCGCAGCTGCCGGGGCGGGGGCGGCGGCGGCGACCAGGTCGGCGCCGGCGGTGACCGCTACCTGGGCGGACGGGACCGGGGCGGCGGCTGCCGCGGCGGCCAGGCCGGCCGGGGCGGTGACCTGCGGGATGACGGTGACCGATGGCGCCGGGGCGGCGGCTGCCGCGGCGGCCAGGCCGGCCGGGGCGGTCGTGGTCGCCGAGGTGGTGACCGAGGGCGCCGGCGCCGTGGCTGCTGACGTGGCCAGGCCGGCGTTGACCGCGACGGTATTCCTGACCGGGACCGGGACGGCGCCCGCCGCCGTAGCCAGGCCGGCGTTGACCGCGACGGCGGTGCCAGCCGGGACCGGGGAAGCGGCTGCTGTCGTAGCCAGGCCGGCGTTGACCGCGACGGTGACCGAGGGCGCCGGCGCGGACGCAGCCGTGGTGGCCAGGCCCGCGTTGACCGCGACGGTATTCCCGACCGGGACCGGGACGGCACCCGCCGCCGTGGCCAGGCCGGCGTTGACCGCGACGGTGACCGATGGCGCCGGGGCGGATGCCGCGGCGGTGGCCAGGCCCGCGTTGACCGCGACGGTATTCCCGACCGGGACCGGGACGGCGCCCGCCGCCGCGGCCAGGCCGGCGCTGACGCCGATCGCGGTGCCCTGCAAGCCGGTGACGTCCGTGGCGGCGGCTGCCGCGGTGGCCAGGCCGGCCGGGGCATTCGTCCCGGTGACCGTGGTGACGGACGGGGCCGGCGCCGTGGCAGCTGCCGTGGCCAGCCCGGCCGGGGCGGACGTGGCCGGCGGGGCCTGCAGCAGCAGCAGCCAGTCGTGGTCGCCGGCGGAGTTGGCGCCGGCCGGCTTGGTGTACGTTGCCCCGGCGGTTCCCGCGCTCGTCGTGGTAGTAGCCGGGTCCACCCACGTGGCGGTGTATCCGGCGGCCATCAGCGACTGGTTGACGGTGATCGTGACGACGGCGCCGCGGGAGAAGTAGATCATCGCGATCGAGCCGTCCGCCGCGATCGACGCGGACACGTACGTGTCGGGGGGCGTCCCGGTGTACTGGTTCTGGACGCCGACCACCTGGTAGGGGGCGCGGGTGCCGCGGGCGGAGGTGATGAACGCGGACGGGTAGTCGGCTCTCAGCTTCTGCCAGCCGGGCAGGTTCATCAGCCACGCGGTGACCTTCGGCATGACCTGGTTCTGGAAGTCCCCGGCGGTGCCGGCCTCCTCGCCGCCCAGCGTCATGCCGGACGCCCAGCCGGCGGCGAACCCCGCGTTGTACCCGCCGTCCGAGACCCCCCAGGAGTAGCCGATCGACCCCGAGGACATGGCCCACCAGAACTGCTCGCGGGCCACCTTGTCGTCGGTGCCGCCGATCGTGCCGAAGTAGTAGCCGTCCCCGCGCAGCACCGGGAGGGGCGAGGGCTCGTTGAAGGCGTACTCCACGACCTGGTAGGTGGGCGCGTAGTTGTAGCCCCACTGGTAGCCGATGTAGCCGCTGGAGTTCCACGGCTGGGCCGTGCTGGTCTGCAGTGAGTACCGGGAGGTGGTCTCCTGCGGGTTCTCGAACGAGACGGGCCGGGTGTCGCCGGCGGCCCGGATCCCGGACATGATGTTCGACGCGGTGGTCGCGTCGGTGCCGCCGTCGTCGCCCATCATCCAGATGATGTTGTTCTTGCCCAGGTACCGGGTTGCGACCGCGTTGCCGTAGGCGGTCTTCTGCGCCGCGGACCAGGCGCCGACCGGTCCGGTGCTGATGTCCTCGCCCATGCACAGGTTCAGGAAGCAGGTGATGCCGTAGGTAGCCGCCGTGTTAACCCAGTAGTCCACCTGGTTCCAGTAGTTCGCGTTCAGCCCGGTGGTCGGGTCGGTGCCGCCCGTGCCGGTGCCGAACGGGTAGTAGCCGCCGATGTTCTTGCCGGTGTAGGTGGCGTACTCCCCGTTGGGCAGCAGGTTGCATTCCAGGGCCGTGTACCCGCCGCCGGCTCCGGTGCCGCCCCGGGTGCTGAGCACCTGGTTCATGTCGGCTTGCCAGTTGTTGCCGTTGCTCCGGCCGGCCGAGTAGATGACCGGCCAGACGGCGTCGCAGAACATCAGCCGGGGGTGGCCGTACTGGTCGATGAAGTAGTCCGCTCCGGTGGACCCGGACAGCCCGGAGATGACCGGCCGGGCCATCGACGGGTTGTACGCGACGGCGACGGCGACCGCGGCCCCGGCGGGCGCGTTCGTCGGCACGACGACCGAGGGCGCGGGTGCCGTCGCCGCGGCGGTGGCCAGGCCGGCGTTGGCCAGGGTCAGCCCGGGGACGGACGCGGGGACCTGGACCGCGTACACCGACATCCGGCGGAACGACATCGGGGTGACACCGGGCGGCAGGTCGGGCTCGGGCAGGCTAGGGGGGCCGGCGGCGGGGGCGGCGGCTCCCTCCGCCATCAGGATCATGATGCCGGCCGAGTTGCCCGCGTCGGCCGCCACCGGCCCGCTGGCGGCGGAGATGTTCAGGTTGTACGCGGCCAGGCACCCGGCCGCGTCCACGTTCCCGACGTAGCCCGCTGTCGTGGACCCCGCGGTCAGGCCCGCGGAGGAGCCCTCGTCGTTGGAGTAGCCCCAGTACAGCTCCCCGGTCCCCGTGGGGGTCAGCGACGGCCACGTGGCGGTCCCGGCATTGTCCAGGGTGGCGGATTTGTCCAGGACCCAGGAGCCGACGCTGGAGTGGAATTCCTTCGCCTGGGTCTGGTAGCCGGACGGGGCGGCCGTGTTCCACACCAGGGTGGCGGTCTGCGCGCCCGTCGTGGTGACCGTGCCGGCCCACAGCGACACCGTGTAGGCGTGGACCGACATGACCGCGTGCGCGACGACCTGGGTCCAGGTGCAGCCGCCCCCGGTGACGTTGCTGATCCACGCGGTCGTGTTCGACCAGTTGACGGTCTCGACCAGGACCAGGTTCCCGATGCCCTGGTTGGTCAGCGCCAGCGACGAGGAGTTGACGGCGGAGGCGAACGAGCCGGGCGCGGTCCAGGTCACCGGGGCTCACCCCCTCCGGGGAGGACCCCGCCTAGTTCAGGGCCTCCACCAGCCACTGGGTGCACACGACGGTCGCGTTCGCGCCGGCCAGGGTCCCCCGCAGGCTGATGCCCTGGATCTGCGTGGTGTCCACCGCGGCGTTCGTCTCGCCGGAGGCGCTGGGCAGGTACAGGTTGACCCCGGCCGACCCGGTGTTCAGCGTCTGCGCGGTGGCCGGGTTCTGGCTGACCCACATCTCGCCCTGGGTGGCGACCGTGTTGCCGGACGTGGCCACGTTGGTGCAGCGGATCAGCGCCTCCAGCTTCCACGGGTTCCCGGTCTGCGCCGTGGCGGAGGTGGCCAGCCCGGCGCTGGTGGCCAGGGTCACGTACGTGGTCCCGGTGTTACCGACCCGGGCCGCCAGCAGGAACGTCACCGTGGTGGAGGTCGTGGTGGACGTGATGTACCCGCGGGCGGTCACCCGGATCAGCATCCCGGCCTGCCAGCCCTGGAACGCGCCTTCCACGTTGACCTGCGCGACGTCCGCGGTCCCGCCGGTCACCGGGGACAGCGTGGCGGTGGTGGCGGTGTTCAGCGTCGCGCCCGGGCCGGAGCCCTGGATCGTGGAGGGGGTGATGAGGGATATCCACTCCTGGTAACTCACCCTGCGTCACCGCCTCTCCTGCGAATGTGTGCTAAATCAGAACGTGACCTGCATGATCCCGCTGGCGTTCCAGACGATCGTGAACGTGCCGGCGGTCACGCTCTGCGCCCCGCCGTAGAAGTGGTACGCTGCGCCCTGCTTGGACACGGGCGTGGAGAGGGTGCTGTCGTACAGCAGGTTGCCGTAGGCGTTGGTGATCGTCACGTTGCCCGCGCCCGAGGTGTTCGACCCGGTGAACGTGACCGTGGCGCCGGTGCTGGAGTACCCGCCGCCGGACCCGGTGCCGGTCACGGCCCGCCCGCCCGCCGTCCAGTTGGTCGCGTCGGTGACCTCGTTGGCGGTCAGCCACTGCGACGTGGCGGCGTTGTAGCCCGACAGCGCGGCGGTCACCGTGTTGTCCGGGGTGATGGTGTTGTTGTACAGCGCCGCGTTATACACGTCGGTGCTGTTCCACTTGCCCACGAACGACGCCGTGGGCGCCAGGCTGTCCGCGATCCACTGCCGGAAAATCTTGCTGTTCGTCCAGGCCATGACTCAGGCTCCCCTCTCCAGCTCATCGGCGGAGGCGAGGGCGGCGGCCAGGTCGGCCTCGGCCTGCTCATCGATCGCGTCGGCCGACGCCATCAGCGACCTGGCGTGCTCCCGGGTGGCCGCCGCGGAGGCCAGGCTGGCGTCATGCGCGTCGCGGGCCTCCTCCCGGCGGGCGATCACCGCGGCGGCCAGGTCGGCCAGCGCGTTCCCGTTCACGGCCTCCACGCCCGGGTCGGGGGCACCCGCGCCGGCTGCTGATTCGGACATGCGTCAGCTCCTGTTCAGTCAAAGCGGATGGAGGCCCGGGCGCACGGCGCGAACACGGCGACGTCGTTATGGCCGTCCGCGTGCCAGGTCTCGATGTTCATCCAGGGCCTGCCGTCATCGCCCAGGGTCAGCAGCTCGGCGCCGGCGTACTCCTCGCGCAGGTTAGCGACCATCTTGCAGTCGGCGCCGGCCAGCGCCATCGGCGCGGTCAGGTCGTGCAGGCGCGGGCAGACGTGGAACCGGTTGGGCTGCGGCGGGCGGACCCGGTCCTCCAGGCCGCAGGCAGGGCAGTACCAGTCCTGGTACGCGTCAAGCAGGACTGCCGGCATCGTCGGGGACTCCGGGGGATGCGGTCCACCCGGCTCACCCGCTCGCCGCAAAGCGCCAGGATGCCTCGGCTGCTCTAAGGTTACGCCTGGTACAGGCTGTCCGCCAGCTCTGCCGCCAGGCGCGGACGGTCCCGCAGGCCAGTGACCCGAGTCTCCCGGGCAGTGGGCGGGGGACCATCCGGCTCCGTCCGCGCCCAGCCCATCACGGCACTACGGCCTCGATCTGGTTAACCCGACGCTACACCCCGGCGACGCGGCAGTGAATCACCCGGCAGGGGTTGCGCCTGGCTTAGTCGGCTTGGCCCAGGCGCCTCTCCGCAGGTCATCCCACTGATCCGATATGATCCACCAGGACGACGGCGGCGGCTTCTCCAGGTTGGCGCAGATGAGCACCGCGCCGTCCGCCATCTCGCTCAGGACCTTCTGCTCCAGCAGGGTTTCCTTGCGCCGGTCGTCGCGCTCGGCCCGGTTGAACCAGATCGCCCCGTAGGCGTCGTACCCGGTGAACTCGAAAGCGTCCCGGGTGAGCACGTCCAGCCCGGTCTCGCGGGCCGCCTGCGCCATCGCCTCGTTGATCTCGATGCCGCAGGCGTCCCAGCCCATGGCCCGGGCGAGCATCAGGTTCGGGCCTGGTCCGCAGCCGATCTCCAGCAGCCGCTTGTTCGGCGCCCAGGTGTAGCACTCCAGCAGCAGCCCGCCGAAGTCGAACAGGTTGAACGGCATCCAGCCGGTGCCCTTGCCCTGCCACTTCAGGCTGACGCGCTCGGCCTCCCCGATGGTGGCGGCCATCTCATCGAACAGGTGCATAAGTCGCCGCCGCAGCCGGCCAGGCCGCACCAGGCGTACAGCGGCGCGGCGTCCATCTCCTCCCGGCCGCAGTCATCGTCGTCGGGCGGCGTGGCCTGCAGGGCGCGTTCGCGCTCGCGGGTCAGTGGCGTGACGCGACCCGGCCGGCGGCCCGGCCCGCAGTGCGGGTCGAACCAGCCGTACTCGTTCGTCTCCTCCGGTTCCGGGTCGTCGGCGAACCGCGGGTCCTCCGGCGGATCCCAGAGCTCCGGGTCAGGCTTGGACGGCAGCTCCTCACCGGGATGAGCCTGGTCCCAGTCCGGGTGCTCGCCGCCGCGCTGCTCCTCGGCCGGCTGGATCATCCAGGTGCCTGTCACCGGGTCGTGCCGTTCCCCGGTTACCCGCTCGATCCCGCGGATGACGTCCGGGTCAGTGTCATAGGTGATCATGGCTTCTCCTAGTCCGGTACAGGCACCGGAACCCTAGCCACATAGTACGGCCGGCCATCGTTGTGCGCCTGATCCCAGCGCCGGGCCACGACCATGTAGACGACGCTGTCGGCGTAGTCCCGGTCCAGGACCGGCTGCGGCGGGCGGTTGCCCGGGACCTTGCCGAACCGCAGCAGCTGGCCGATCCACGGGCCGCCGCCGTTGCCCGCGAGCACGAACCGGACCAGGGGCGGGTGCATGCCGCCGTAGTTGTCCAGGGCCACGGCGTCGATCCAGATCTCCGGGTCGCCGATACCGCCCGGTGACTCAGCCGGGATCCACCACGCGCCCCGCCACCCCTCGCTCACCAGGTGACGGTATCAGTCCGGCATCCCGCCGGTCAGCGTCCGGCGCAGTTTCACGAAATGCTCCGCGAACGCCGCCGGGTCATCGGCCGCCCCGAGCGCGGCGATCAGGTCCTGCGCAAGCTGCGGGTTCACGCCGCCCCCGGTCAGGATCTCCAGGATCTTCGCGGTCGCGGCGTCCGGGGAGTCCTGGCCGACGATGACCACGATGACCTCGACCCCGGGCAGCGCGCCCGTCAGCCTGCGCGTGATGCTGCCGGCCTGCTCCGCGGTCAGCGGCCCGTCGTACCGGATGGCCAGGGAGTCACCGGGCCGCACCGTCACCTCGTTCATGTCACCGCCATCCGCCTGCTGCCGCCTGGCGCGGGGGCCGTGCTCAGGACATAAGGCTAGGCGTACCGTGGCCTTATGGCCAGGCCCCGTTCCCTGCTGGCCGCAGCCGTCATCACGCTGCTCGCGGCCGTCTCCGTGCTCACCGCTCCCTCCGCTCACGCGGCCGGCCCGTGCGTCCTGCACTCGGACGGCAACTGCGGCCCGTACTACTACCCGGCGATCAGCGCGTCCAACGGGTACACCACCTACACGCTCACCCGGGCGGGCAACGGATCCGGGCCGCAGGTCCTGACCTCGTTCAGCCCCGGCCGGTGGCACATCGTCAGCCGGCAGCCCGGCGTCCCCGGCAGCGTCGAAGTCGCCTACGCCCAGGTATCGCAGGATTTCACGAACCGGTCCTGGACGCACTTCGCGTACATCCGGTCGGGGTTCGCCCAGTCGCTGCCCCGCGCCGGCACCTGGATCGCCGCCTACGACGTGCTGCTGGACGGGCCCGGCCCGGTCACCGACGTGACGACCATCACCGCCGAGCGCGGCCACGGGCAGTTCTACCTGGACCAGGTGATCGGCCACGCGGTGATAGGCGGGCGGGCGTACACCGTGTTCCGGGGCCAGGGCGGATCGGCTGCCTTCGACGCGGACCAGGGCATGACGGCCGGCACCGTGCACCTGCTGGCGGAGCTGCGCTGGCTCCGGGCCCGCGGCCTGGTCTCGCCCGCGGCCGGTGTCAGCCAGGTCGATTACGGGTTCGGGATCGCCTCCACCGGGCGCGGGGCGGCCACGTTCGCCGTCACCGGGTTCAGCCTGTCCACCTCCTGCCTGCCCGGCCACGCCGGCGACTGCGGGCCGTAAAACCGGTTGCGCCCGCCCGTACCATGGGTACATGACCGGGATCCGCGGAGCCGGAAAACCTGACTTGCATACTGTGTAAGACCTGTGCTAAGGTAGTGATATGACGTTCTGGGCAGAGCTAAGCAAGCGAGACGGGTACCACACCCCGTCAGCGCAGCCGTGCGCACCCATCAATGGGACGGTGGACCTGGAGTAGCCGACAAGGCAGCAGCAGGCCGGCCGCCCCAGGGGAAAGCCCCAGGGAGCGGCCTTTTTAATTACATACACACGGGAGCGTGGCACAGCGGCGACTGCAGCGGCCTCCAAAACCGCCACTTCACACGAGGGTTCGAGTCCTTCCGCTCCTGCGACTGCCAGCCAAGGCGAGAGCCGCGGCAGGTACGTGTCATAGCATCTTGAGAACTCCATAGCGTGAGCACCACGCGGCGGGCGCCATCCCGCCGCATACCCGGCGGCAGATCTTGCCGCCGATGCCAGCCTGCCTCCGAGCGGAGTGCCAGGCTGAGGACGTGCTGAACCTGCCCGAGCCGGTTGTTGCCAGACGGCTCGGTCAGGATCAGCGCGCACCACGGGCTGCTAGCTCCAACTGGTAGAGCAACTGCCTTGCAAGCAGAAGGTTCAGGGTTCGACTCCCTGGCGGTCCACCCACGGGATGTAGTGAAGTGGCATCACGCTTGGCCTGGGACCAAGTGACGCGCGTCCGATTCGTGCCATCCCGACCATGGCTCTCTAAAGCTGAGACGGATTAGCTCCGGATTGAAGCCCCGGGCAGGCAGGTTCGATACCTGCGGGAGCCACCATGCCTTGGTAACACAACGGCTAGTGTTCCAGACTTCCAATCTGGGAATGCCGGTTCGATTCCGGTCCAGGGCTCCACGCTCCGGTAGCTCAGCGGTATGAGCGGCGGGCTCTTAACCCGCGTCGACGGGAGTTCGATCCTCTCCCGGAGCACCATGGGCGGGTAAGGCCAACCGGCAGAGCTGGCTCCCTCAAAATGAGCTGAATGAGGGTTCGACTCCCTCCTCGCCCACCAATGCCCTCTAGTTCAACTGGCAGAACACCTGCCTCTGAAGCAGCGAGGTTCCTGGTTCGATCCCAGGGAGGGCAGCCATGCCGTCGCGCGCTGGCCGCGGCCTCGCCCTCGTAAGGCGGGAGGTCCGGTTCGACACCGGAGGACGGCTCTATGGTGCGGTACCGGGCCTGCGCAGCCTACCCGGCTTCGCACGTGCGCGCAGCGCCCGCCGGGACCTGGCCGGGCCTCCGGCGGACCGCACCGATGTCCGGGTTTTGGCCTCCGTGACGTTGGTTCGACCCCAGCATCCCGAGCAAAGGCTGTCCCAGATACTCAGCGGCAGCCAGCAGCTCACGCCCTCATAGCTCAGTAGGTAAGAGCGTGCCCTTGGTAAGGGTGAGGTCCCGCGTTCGATTCGCGGTGAGGGCTCTGAGCCGGTCGGAC